AGCTTTCAAGAAGCCAGAGGCAAAGACGCAAGCGAAACAACAGAAAGAGTAACAGGCAGAGAAGGAGAAAATCAACAGCTAGCTAGTCAACCAGATGCTAATCAAGTCGATTCTATTTCATTAGAATCGACTGAGCAACTAAACTTAAGAGAATTGCAGCGACGTGCAGCACAAGAATAGTAAAACATAATTCCTGCGAATAGATTTTAATATCAGCCATTTAACTCGATAGCCTAGAAAGGCTAGGGGGATAATAAAATGGCTGATATTATTTTTGTTGCTAGGCTAGACTCACGTCAGCTTAAAAAAGACCTAAAAGACTTAGGTAAAAATATTCCTGATGTTGATCTGCCAATCGAGACAAACTCTGATGAAATAGCAGATCAACTAAGAGAAAGATTACAAGAAATTGGCGCAGAGCCTATCAGTATTAGTTTAGACACCGATACTGCAAATATTATTGAACAGCTTAAAACTCAACTTAATAGTGAAAACTTCAAGTTAAATCTTGCTATCAGCAAAGATAGTCTTAACGAAATTAAGGCTAAAGCGGCTCAGATAAAACCTGAAACACAAATTAAAGTTGATGTCAGCGAATCAGAACTTGATAAGTTAGTAGACAAAATAGCCGATAGAGTAGATCAGCGACTTAGCAAAAAAAAACAAAAACCAAAAGTCCAAGTCGAGGCTGAAGTAGACACAGAAGATGCTGAAAAGGAAATCAAGAAGTTAACCAAGCCTCGCAAAATCAGCATACAAATAGAGCCAGTATCTAATTTTCCTAAAGCAGAACTTAGGGGAAGAGAAGATGATACAAGATACATGGCTCAGCTAAGCCGAAATCCTAAAGCAAAAATTGCTAAAGAAATATTTCCAGGCATAGAAGCAAGAGGAGGTGTTTCAGCAAGCCAAGGATTTAAAGCTGGCATCACTATTACAGATGCACCTAAAGTAATCAACACTATCAATGATGGTGTTCGAGACATTGTTAACGCTATTCTTAGCGAAAAAGGAGAGCTTAGCAAACAACTAGGCAAAATCATTAAGTTTCCTGGTGGTAAACCTACTCCACCATCGCCTTTGTCGCCTGTACGTGCTGTCGGAAGTGTGGTAGGTGGTGTTTTTGGCGATATAGCCAGTGGCTTCTCTAGCGCAATTGGTTATCAGCTACTTACCGCTGTATCAACACAAGTATTACCGGGAATTGGTAAAAGCATCAACAGCAAGCTGAACAAATACACAACAGCCGTTGATGCTTTAGTGCGATTTCCTGGATTAAAAGTTCCTACAGTTCTTGCTGAACGAGCCAATGAATCTGCAACTAGACAAACTGCTGGACTAAGAAAAACGGCTAACTTCTTAGAAAGCTTTGGTGGAGATCAATCAGGACAAAGCTCTATTCCAGTAGAGCAAGCTTTAGGCGGCAAGAGGCAGGCACAAGAGAACGTCAGCAAGGCTGTATCAGCATCTCAGTACGACAAATACGGTAGACCTATAACCAAAACAGAAGATACCCGTAACGTAGTCCAAAAAGCAAATACAGCGCTTGATACAAGACTTGAATCTTACGATCAGAAAGTTCAATCTATTACAAGCAGGCTACCAACACCTGCGGCTAACTTTGTTAAAAATCAAGCTGATTTAGCTGTTGCCAATACACGTAAATATAACGAGTACTTTAACTCAATTGAATCAACACGAGCTAAGCAGCTAGATAAGGGTGAGATATCTACAGCTACAGGTACAAACGTTGCCAGTCAAACTACAGCTCAGCCTGTTAATCAACTTAGTAGCCAGTCTATAGGCTCTGCTGCCGCCACTGGCGTTAATCGTGAAGTCGGAAGTCTTCACAATACAATTAATACCGCCACAGACCGAATTGTTAATGCAATAAGTCCCAAAGAAAACCCAATACTCAAGTTATTTAAAAGTGGGTTTAATCTTGCTAGCAACTTAGTTGCAAAACCCATTTTACGCACAGTTGAAGGGTTTAAAAGTCAAGTTAGTTATCAATTTGCAGAAAAGTTTGGCAAAGGTGTGTCTAACGCAGTTGAATCAGGGTTAGGTTTAGATTTAGGAAATCTAGGTGCTGTTTCTGGCACTAGAACAGCAAAGGGATTAGAAAGACTAAGTAGCAAGTTAGGTATTACAGAAGGCGAAGAAGACTTTAAAGCATATATAGGTGATATTCAAAGGTTTTTAGAAGAAACTCAAAATGACGGCAATTTACTACAAGCTAGCATTAAGCGCTATCGAGCTAATTTTGCCAAGATAGCAGTACAAGCTCGTGAAGAAGTCAATCAAGAATATGCAGAGCAAGGTGAGTCTTATTTAGAAGGCAAAAAACTTAGCGACAATACCAATAAGGTTATTTTGCCAATTGCAGGATTTGGCGGAGAACAAGGAAAAGGCTCTTATCGGCATGCTGAAATAATGCAGCAAATTTTTCCAGAACACGCAGTAGTTCCAGTCTTAAACAAAGAAACCGATGCCGCTGTATCTGGAAAAACAGATATCAAAAAATGGATGGGTAGTGGTCTAGGTAGATTGTTGCGGATTCAACTTAAAGGATTTAATCAAGATGCTGTAGATGCACTGAAAGAAGTTTATCGAATCGAGTTGGCTAACCCGGATAAAGAGATTGAGTATGTTGCTACAGGATATTCAGCAGGTGGTGGAGTTGCTAGCGACTTTGCTGAAATGGCACGACAAGGCAATATAAATGTCAAGTCGTTTACTTTTGGCACACCTTTAATTACTAACGCAGAGCAAGATCCGTCTAGAAACTTAAATCTAATGGGTGAACTAGACTATATGCGTGTTTTAGGGGGAATCAAAACTCCTGATACTCATCAATCAACTAAATCTGGCATACTTCATACTTTACCAACTTATGTGCTGCATGATGAGTTGCAGCAAAAGTTAACTGAATTTGTAGACGGTCAAGCTAAGTACTTAAGTGAGGAGCAAAAAGAATACATCTTACATAAAGTAGAACCCAAAGAGTTTTTAAACAATCTTGAAAATTTTAAATCGCCTGGGTTTGCTGCCAATCAAAATCATGTAAATGCACAAACAGAAGTAATTAAGCAACAAGCAACATCACAGAAGTCTATGCAGCCTTCTTTAGATATGCAAAAAGTTGCTGCACAAACCCAGGAAAACAAACAGCAAACAGGAATAGTTAAAGCAAAAATACAAGAAGCTGGACAAGTTATTGATACGATTATTGCTCAAATTAATCAATCAACCGAAGATGTTGTCAATGAATTTCAGCAGATTCGTGCTGCTTACGAACAAAAAGAAGAAGAACTAAGACAGGCATATCAAGAACGTACAGCAGAAATTGTAAGAGAGTTACAGCAAGAGCAAGAGTCTAATTCAAAACAAACTGTTCAATCTCAAGCCAAAGAATCAGTTAGGAAAGTTGTCAAACAAACCAATACACCTAACAATGATGTTCGTCCTCTAGGTATTGAATTACCAGCCAAAGGAGCTTACTTACCTCAGGGTAGTACTGGAACCAAAAAAGACTATGTGTCACAAGCTCAGGCAAATAGAGAACAGTTTAAGACAGCATTAAAGCAAATAGAAAAATCTCAGCCTGGTCGAGCTAAATTGGCTCAGTTAGAAGAGCTAATTAATCTTATTGATCAAGAATATGAAAACATACAAGAAGAGCTAACAAAAGATGTTGACTCTCAAACACGTCAGTATTTAGAGCGCTACGGCAAAAATGAACCACTAAAACAGAAAGTTCAAGTTCAGCTAGAACAAGCTAGAAAAGTTGTTGAACAATCTGAAGGAGATATACCCAAGCCTGTTCGAGAGCCTTTAACAGAAAACACAATCACTGAGGTTAATGCCAATCGACAACTTCAACGAGTAATAACTGATGATAAAAAACTAAAAATAATAGCACAAGAGCGATACAGATATCAAGAACGTGTCGCTGATGAGACACCAAAAAACCAAACCCAGGCATCTGAGTTTGTCTTTCGAGAAGAAGACTTGCCTGATATTGCCTGGTCAGTCCCCAGTATGCTGCAAAGCTTGCAAATGGGATTTCAGCAAACCGTAGATTCGGTAAAAGACAAGTTGGTTAATTCAACTCAGGTTAGCAGTATCAACTTATTTGAATACATTGCATCCACAGTCAATGCTTTTATTGAGCAAATACAGACTAGTTTTGCTTCTCAATCGATAAGTCAAGCCGTAGGTGGTGACACCGAGCCACAAGAAGAGTTGACTCCAGAAGATAAATTATCTCATGCTCATCAATTTGTTGCAGAAGAAGTAGCAAAACGTAGTGGACAACAGCTAGATACAAGTAAGTTGCCTCAATTGCTCTCTCAAGAAGAATATACAAAACTAGCTGGTAAAGATGTTCCAGTAACTCATAAGCGAGGCGGGTTATACGATCCTGTTCACAACAGCATAATATTAGGAGAAACGTATCGCCAAGCCTTACAAGAAGGCGAGTCAAACAAGCATTACACCAATGCGGTTAAAACACTAGCTCATGAACATCGCCATGCGCAGCAATACAAGCTGGGTGATAGAACATCTGCATTCTTTGACCAGTATTATCACTCAGGCAAGGCTGAGCCAGAAGAAATAAAGCAAGCTAGTCCAATCGAACTTCGCCATGCTAATGCTATTCAGCAAATTAAGTTGAATCATCGCATCAAAGGCTCAGCAGGTGAAACAAACCGATTCAACCGAGCTATAGAAGAAGATGCTTATGTGTTTGAAGATGAAGAGGGAGATGATATTGCTCAAAAACTCAAAACTAGCAAAATCAAGCAAAGCAATGCATCCAATGAAATCCAAGCATCCAGATCATTGCCAGGTGGTTTTATAGGAAATCTTGTTCAAGAGATAGCCAAAATAATCAAAGGTTTTTTCTCTAATGTTTTCTCTTTGTTTGGTGGAAATAAGCAAGCTAGTGCAAGCGTAAGTGCAAACATAAATACTGATCAAGTTAATACTCGCACTCATGCTCAAGAATACGTTAAAGAAGAAAAAGCCAAAGAAGAGTATCTCATTATTGCTAGTCCCGAAGCAATAAGAATACAAGAATTTATTGCAAATGAAGTTAACAAAGTTTCAAGAGGAGAAAAAATAGATCCAGATCAAACACCAAAACTAATTACACAACAGCAATGGCTTAAATATGTAGAGCTGCAAGGAGGAAATCCAGAGGAATACAAAGGCGTTGGGGGTTTGTATTCGCCACCTAGCAATACAATATGGCTTAGTGACAAGAAGATGACGGCAATTAACCAGGGTAAAACTCATCCTGGTTATCAAGATGCGATAAGTGCGTTAATACATGAAAATCGCCATGCACAGCAGCTTAACTTTGGTGACAAGGAAACTTATGCAAAAGCAACATCAGCTCTTAATGATAAAAACATTACCGAAAAAGACGTTAAAGCAATAATTCCAATTGAGCTTATCAAACCCAATAAAGAAGAAAAGAATAAATTACAAAAAGGTATTGATTTTTCTACTGGAAGCGGCAATCAATATCTAAGAATGATAGAAGAAGACGCTTATACTTTTGAGAGTCGTCATACAAGTGGCATTATACAAAAGCTTGCAAAAAGCGAAAGAACAAATAAATCTCAAGCGAAAAATGCTAGTCAGTTAACCCAAAATCTGCCATCAGCACTAAAAGGCTTACCTGGAAACGTATTTGGTGCAATTATCCAAGAGATGGATGATTCGGTTAGTTCATTATTTAAAACTGTAAAAACACAATTAAAAGCAAGTTTCAAATTAGCTTTTTCCGATCCCAGTAAATTCAAAACAAAGGCAGACAGCTACTCTTCTGAGCTTAAGAGTGAATTAGACGATTCTATCGATCACATACTAGACGAGATTGCCAAAGGAGTATCTCCCAAGAAAATAGTAGAGACTGCACTTAAATCTGCATTTAGTGCAGGCGGAGGTCACGAAAAAGAAGCTGAACCCCAAGACGATGAAACAATAAAGAAAAATGCAATTCAATTAATAAATACCCAACTTGAATTTGTTGGAAAAACTGAGTTTGCACTAGATCCTAGCGACACTCGAATACTAGGTTCAGGAGTACATAGCACAGTATTAGGATCGAGTGCCAATGACCCACGCAAACTAGCTTACAAAACCAACCCCAATCCAGACGAAACGGCTGCAATGATTCGTCTGCAAGAGGCTGGCATTAAAAGTATTCCTGCCGTTCATTATGCGGATGAAAAGGTATTAGTCTCTGAGCAAATCAAAGGTAAAGACTTGCAATCAGTTATTCAAGAACTGGTTAAAGAAACTGATCCACAGAAAAAAGCTGCAAACGTAGAAACGCTTAATACCATTGTCAAAAATTTAGGCATTGCAGTTAAAGACTTTCATGAAAAAGGCTTTATCCACACTGATATGCAAAACCAGAATATTCTGGTTCAAGAAGATTTAACGCCTAAATTTATAGATTTAGAATACGCCAGAATTGCCGAAAAACCAGAATATCAGCAATTGGAACAAAGCAATGTCTTGCATCGAATCGAAGATGTAATTAAAGTGTTTGATAAATCAGGAGATACATCTTATCTAAAAGATACCAAGCAAGCGTTTATGACTGCCTATGGAGACAAAGCAGTTGATAAGCCAAGAAATCCAGTAAAAGATGTTGTTGATACCATAAATGAATTCAGGATACAAAAACCAAATAACCCTTTACTCCAAGACAGAGCAAAAGAAAAGCTTGTAACTTCATCAAAAGTATTAGGTCAAATTACATCACCTGAGTTGATAGAAGGCATTACAGGTTTTACCAGATATTTATCTAGCAAGTTAATTGAATTCTTTAATCAAGTTAAGAAGTTCTTTGCAGATCGACTAAAGGCAATAACACAACCTATTGAGCAAAAACTAAAAGAAGAATATTACCCCGATGTTGTTTGGAAAGATATGCAGCAGAAAAAAGCTGCAAAAAAAGAGAAAAAAGAAACAAAAGCTAAAGAAGCAATAAAACAAGCAGTAGCGCCTGTCGTAGGAGTTGCTCAAAAAATACAAAAACATCCGTATACAGAATCTTTTGTAAAAGGACAAGAACACGCAAAAGACTTAACGGCATTGGGAGCGCTCAATCCCAGTGAGCAACTAATAGAGCAAGCTGTTGTTAAACCTGTTCAAAATTTTGCAAAACAACAAAGCTTAAATGTTGCTAAAAGTCTAATCAGCGAAGACAAAGCTCAAGAGGCAGTTGAGGCGCTAAGTCCACTTACTGCTTACTTAGATGAATTTTTCATAGAAGTTGATAAAGGTTCCAGTAGTGTTGAGTATCTTTTCAATTTACTTGAAAAAATTGGAGGCGTAACAGGCAATCCAATTGATTTAGTATCTAAATTGCCTGGAATACTAAAAGACGTTGAAGTATTAAAGGGAAAGCAAAAAGAATTTATCAAAGCTCAGGAGGACAGTGGTAATCAATACAATGATATTTTTCATTACATTCAAACGTCTTACATAGAAAAACATAAACAAGAAATAGAAGAGAGGGTTTCTAAGCTGCCTCCAGAGAAGCAGGAAGAAGCTAGAACAAAACTATATGAGGGAATGTATTATCACGGTCTTGGTGAAGTAGTTGGTGAAGTTCCAACGATTCGTGATGTTGTTGCTCAAGGCGCAAGACAAGTCAAGACTCAAAACATACAAAATGCAGTAGAGCAAGTTAAAAAAGATTTTGCAAAATCTAATACTGACAATACAACGAATGAACAGCATGATGATGCACATACCAAAGTGTATGCTGTGTCTGGTTTTGCAGATTTACAAGGAAAGTACAGTCATGACATAGCAGAATACTTAAAAGTTGCAACTAAAAACGATCCTCAGGTATCAATTAAAGCATTTGAAAATCCTTACAGTGATGATGATAATTATTCTAAAAAACTTATTGGCAATGTTTTAGGTAATGTAAATCCAGATAGTTTAAATCTTTTCCGAGAAATATATGAAACACATCAGAAAAACCCAAAGCAAAGACAAGTTGTAATCTCTCATTCTGGAGGAGGATACAACGCTCAAGACGTAGCTGAAATGGCTGCGGTTGCGAACATTCCAGTTGAAGTTATGGGAATTGGTACACCAAACCTCAATATTGTTAGGCGGTTGAATGAACAACGATATAAAGCAGTATCGCTAGAAGGTGATCCAATTGTAAATACCAATCTAGAAGTTGGTAAGTTGATGGGATATGGAGGCAGTCAAGACAAAATATTTAAAGGATCAACTCATTCCATTGAAGAGTTTTTAGGACGTAAAGATTCACATGAGGCTATTCTTGAACTTATTTATAATGAAAAGCGCTCCCAAGACAAAGATAGACTTAAGCCAAAGCTTTATCGAAGCATTTCAAATATAAGAAGCTTACAACAATCAACACTTGATGCAGCAAAAGAATCACTACCAACAGTTAAAAACAATTCCCCTGAAGGCATTGCATACAAAAAAGAAATGGTTGCATATCTAGACGCTGGAATCAAAGATATAACAAAAGAAGCGTCTCAACTACCTGAAGATGTTAAATCTCGATTATTAAAAGACTTAGAAGAAATTAATTCAATAAGGAATCAGCTATTTAGTAATTTACAAGAGCTAAAGCTAGAAGATATTAAAACACAGTCTGATGAAACAATGCTAGGTGTCAATGAAGCATTAAAAAGCATTGAAGACAAAAAGAATTCTCCTGAAGCCATAGAATACAGAAAGCAAATGCTTGATTTTATAGATCAAGCACTTCATTATATGGCAACTGAAATCTCAGAGTTGTCGGAAAATATTCCAAGCAAGATAGTAGAAGATTTAAATGTTATAAAAGAAAAAAGAAATCAACTTGCTGCCAATGTTGAGCAAATAAATCAAATAGAAAAAACTCCTGTAACTAAAACTGCTAATCAGTTGAATCCAGAAGATTCTGCTCAAGTTAATACAGCAATTGCAAATGCATTTGAGTATGCTGTTGATGGATTGTCTTTTGCTGGCGACAGTTCGCCAGAAGCTATCCAGTACAAAAAAGAAGTAATTGATTATTTAGATCAGACAACTGAATATATATTGCAGTTATCTGAAAATTTGCCATCAGAAATACTAAAAGACTTATCTAACATAGAAACAAAAAGAAAAGAAATTGCAGCTAGTTTAGAAGCATCGGAAAGAAACATTGATTTAACAACAAAATTAGACGAACAAAAAAATCAACTAAGTATCAAAGAAGTAGAAACACAATCAAAAGATACCATTAGAAATGCTCTTGAAAGCGCTAATGAAGCACTGGCACTAAATGAAGACAACTCACCCGAAGTTGTTCAATTTAAAAAAGAGATTATTGACTACCTAAATTCAACAGTTGAATATGTAACATCTCAGTTCTCTGATTTGCCAGATGAGTTAAAAGCTGAAATATCAAAAGATATTGAAAAAATACAAGCTGCTAGAGAACTGCTTGTAGCAAACGTAGAAAACATAGATTTGCAATCAAATAAATTGCCTAAACCCGCTCACTCTGTTCCTGATAACAAACCAGCACATAGCAAACACCAACATGCCATAACAGCGATAAACAAAGAACTAGAGTCTAATCCTGAACTTCAGCTACATCCAGAAACAACTAAGTTACTTGGTAAGGGTTCAGAAGGTGCTGTCTATGGTACAACTGCTGATGATAAACGCAAATTAGCTTACAAGTTTGTTCAGCAAAATGAGTCTAGCGCATTACAAGGACTTCAAGACAAAAAGCTAGGTTTTATCCCGCAGGTTGTGGCAGTTAAAAACAACTTACTTGTTCATGAGCAAGTAATTGGCAAAACTTTAGCTGATCTCTCAGATAGTCTAAACACCAAAGATCTATCCAGCATTATCACCAAAAATGCCGCGATGTTACGTCAGGTTCACGATGCAGGCTATACGCATGGTGATTTTCATTCTGGCAATATTATGCTAGATGAGCAAAGTCAAAGCAAAATAATAGACTTTGGCAAATCTAAAAAAATCAGCAGCAACAAAGATGATGCCGAGGAAGAGCTATTTGAAGACTATATTAATGGATTGTCTGGTCAAAAGATTTCATTTGGTAGAAGGCTGTCTGATAAAAAGATAGAAGAGTTATTTGACCAGGGATACAACAATCCTCAAGAAGTACTTCAAAAAGCAACAGAATCTCAAGTACCAGTAATCAACCAAGTTGAAAATTTACCTCAAGCAGCTAAATCAGTCCCCGTTGAACCCTACGGAGAAATACTTAAAGCTAGATTAAAGTCCTTTGGTAAACGTTCTCTAGAGTTTGTTAACCGAATCGGAATTGAAACGGGTAAGGCAAATAACAATTTATCAAGTTACTTTAATGAAAAAGTAGAGCAAGCTAAAGGGTTTGCTATTCAGATAAGAAATAAAACTGGCAAACTAGCGCAACCCGCAATCCCAACAATGCAGGCTATTGCTCTAGACTTTGGTGAAAAAATTGGACAGTTTAATAAAAAACTCAATCAACCCCGAAAGCCAATACTGGAATCAATTCAAGATAGGTTACAGGTTGAGGTTGACAAATTAGTCAACCAAACAGAAAAGTTTTTATTCCCTGATAACACTCCTAGCTACAAAGAATTATTCCCCAGTGTCACAGAGCGATTTGGCAAGTTCTTAGGCAGACAAACTCAAGCTACAGGTGAAGGTATCGCTAACACTATACCTGAAAGAGCTGAAGCGTCAGGTATGGCTGCACAGTCCGGATTAATATCTCGAATACCAATAGTTGGAAAAGTTGCTAGCAAAGCATACCAATCAGCAACAAAGTTTGTTGCTGATAATAGCCGTTTAATTGCCTCTAGCTATGACCAAGATGTTCGTGCTGGTGTAAACCTTGGTCGAGTCAGTCAACAAGACAAGCTACCTGGAAAAGTCTATAAAGCTGTAGAAAGAGTTAGTCCAGCGTTAGCCGAAGTTGGAATAGCGGGGGTTGGTGGAGTTGCTGCATTAAAGACTCCCATGCAAAACCTGGCAGAAGATGTTATCCGGCTGCGAGGCAAGCTAGACTTTGGTAAAGCGTTAGGCAAGTTTCAATCAGACTGGATTACTTCATTTAAGAAAGTATCTGCAAGCATTCAAGTAGGTAAACAACTAGAAGAAATACAAAAACCAGGATTAAGTAACTTAGGAGCATTAGCTTCTCGACTCACACTTGGCTTACCTCGCGTTATTGGTAGAGTTGCCAGCAAAATTGATGTCAATACAAGAATTAGTCAACTACCTAGCATAGCCAAAGAAGCTGTTCAGTTTACCGATGCTGGAGATAAAGTAGGTGGAACACTAGACGACATTGGATTTAAAGCCAAAGCAGTAAGTACAGCGTTTAAAGTTGGCTTCAATGGTATTCACAAGCCACTGGAGCTACTAGAAGAAACAGGCAATAAAGTCTTTGATGGGTTAGGGACAAACTTAAGACAATTTACTCAAGGTTTTTTAAGCTTTCAAGCGATTCGAGTTGCAACTGACTTTATCAAGAATGCTGGTGTTGAAGCGATTAAAGCTTATGCTCAGTTTGACAAGTTAAAGACAGTGCTTAACTTTGCTCAAGGTGGAGTTGTTGCCGGAGACAAGGCTGTTGAATTTGTTCGAGGTGAGTCTAAAGAGAAAAAGATTCCCTTGCTGTCTTCTATAGAAGGATACTCTCAGCTTTCGGCTAGTACGAAAGGAAGCAATGTCGCTGGTGCCGCGACTAATGAGTTATTCCAGAGTATTACTGATGTTAGTACAGTTATGTCTTGGAGCGCCGATCAGCAAAACCGAGTGCTAAATGTACTTGGTGACATGGCATCTCAAGGCAAGGTTAGCACAGACAAGCTCAAATACGAGTTAGGTATTCAGCTCCCCGGTACAATGCAAATAGCAGCTCGATCAATGGGTATGAGCGTTGGCGAGCTAAACCAAAGCTTAGAGGCTGGCTTAATAGACGTTGAACGATTTTTCCCAGCGTTTAGCAGACAGTTAAAAACCGAGTTTGGAGGTTCAGTTAAAGATGCTAGTAACAACGTGCTATCTAGCATGTACAACATCCAAAACTCAACTCAGGAGTTACAAATAAGTTTTGGTAAAATACTTGCTCCTGTTGCTCAAAGGGTACTCAACACAACAGCCAGCGGTATAGATTTAGTCAATGAAGGACTAAGAACATCTGGTGGAACATTAACCGCCTTAGCTACTAGTAGTGCCATAGTTGCAATCCGAACTGGACTAAGTATGTTTACAGCAAGTATTGGTTCAGTTAGCTTGCTAAACATTGCCATTATGGGATTAAGTGCAACTATGGGGTTTATTGCACGCATCGCTTTACCCTTTCTTGCTCAGTTTATTGCCATTAATGCCGTAATGAGTACATTTAGCAGCATCTATGGTGGCATAACTGATAAGGGAGGTGACATGGCAAAATTTGCCGATGAAACTTCTCAGCGACTAAAGAAAATAGCAGATGCAGCAAATAAAACCAATAAAGAATTAGACAATATTGCCAACAAAGAATATACGCCACCTCCTGCCAACATATTTGATGAAGTAGGACGATCTCTTGGAGGGTTTGCAGGGGAACGTAAAGCTGATACAGGTGCAGTGCTTAAATCAGGAGGAATGTTAGCGGCTAGTGCTGGAAGTGTTGCTGGCTATGCAGCATTTCAAATGGCTGGTGGAGTAGCGGCAGGGATGCCTGCTGTTATGGCAGCACTACCTATGGCTATCGCTGCGGCTGTAGGAGGCGCTATTGCTGCTCCTGTAGGCTATGCCGTGAATCGTGCTGTAATGACCGTAAGAACGGGTGGCAGTGACACTGGCTATTATGGCTGGTCTGAAAAGGCACGGGATGAACGTCGAGTAGCGGCAGGTGAAGCAGGAGAAAATATAGACAAACTCATAGGTCAATCTCAACAGTATATTGGCTTATCTGCTGAAAGAGATCCTAAGACAGGGAAACGCAAGCTAGCAGCCAGAGGAGACTTAGCCGCTGTACAAGAAATAGATAGACAAATATCACAACAATCGGCTGTGTTATCGGGAATACCTGACACAGATCCCAAAGGTAGACAAGAAGGCGAAGCAAAACTTAAAGCACTCAATGAGCAACGCAAAGAGAAAGCAACTGAGTTAACCGAGTTCCAGTCGCAACTGTCGGGAACTATTACGCAACTTAAAGAGCAGGTTGCAAACGAGCAAGATCCACAAGTTAAGCAAATGCTACAAGCTCGACTTGACTCTGCTCAAAAGTGGAAAGATATGCTTGACCGGGTGGCTGCTCCTAATACTGACCCGCTTGTTAAGTTTGCCAATGCAATCAACATGATTGCTGCTTCACTAGAAGAGGCTGAGCGCAAAGGTAGAGCATATATTACTACTCGTAATTTAGCTGCTAAACAAGCTGAACTTAAAGACTTTGGAACAGACCAATTTGCTAATCAAAAAGCCGCAACTCAAACAGCAAAGAATCAGGTTGAGGGATTAAAACAAGAACTAGAAGCCAGAGACAAATCTCAGAATGACCTTAAAGTTCAACTGCAAAACCCTGAATTTAAAGAAATCCTTAAAGCGAGAGGCATCGATGAAAATGCCAGCATTGGTGATTTAAGAACTAAGGTCAAAGAAGAAGAACTTAAGCCAGACTCACAAAAAAATAGCAAGTATCGCGCCATCTTAGATGCAACTATCCAATACAGAGAAGAAGAAGCAAAAACGGGTGAAAAGCGCCTACAGCTTACTGAAGCTGAGTTACAAGTTAGACAAGCTGAAGAATCAGAAGAACTTGCCAGAATAGATGAGCGTAGTAAATCCAGGCAAACTAAAGCCGAGTCTCATACTGCCATCCAAAGCGAAGAAATAACCAAGTCCGTTGGCAAAGGCAAACTCAGAGAAGGTGCAGCATCAAATGCTCGTGCCGATAATGAATTGCAAGCATCTCTGGAGCAAGTTAGTGACATGGAGCAACAGCTTAGCGATCTGCGTGACTCCAGAGACAAGCTGTCAGCCAAAGAGTTTATTCAGCGAGAACGAGATTTAAGCAAGCAGCTTATAGAATCTAGAACTAGGGTTGCTGAAAAATCTAACGAGATAGAGAAAAACAGGCTAGACAACCAACTTAATGACATCAAGGGTTACTACTCTGATGTAAAGACCATCTCAGAGGGTCAAGTTGCTAGTGGTGCTATCACGGCTGAAGAAGGCGCACGCAAGAGCCTTGATATTACAGACAAACAAACCAAACAGCAGCTTGATGCTATTACGGCAGAGCGTAAGCGCATTGGCAAAAACAATCCTGAGTTAACTCGCAAGTTAGATGTAAAAGAAGCCGAAGTTTACAAACAGCAACAGGATTCTATTAAGAACTACGCTAGTGAGCGATCTAATCAAATTAACACCAGTTACGAAAGCCAGAAAGCTCAAGATGAAAGGACACTGGCTGATGGCAAAGTATCTTTTGATAGGTTTAATCAAGATAGGTTAGCTAGTGCGTTAAAAAATGCCAATGATTTAGATAAAGTGCTTAGTGAGCAACGTAAGCGCACTCCAGCCAAGAATCAATTAGCGCTTGATGAAATTACCAAGCAAGAAGCAGAAAATCACAAAAAGCGCCTGGATGCCTACAGGCAATATTATGATGAGCTAAATCAGTTAACACAAAGCAAGTACCAAGCATTAATCGGCACAGAAGAAAATCGCTTTGCTTTAGGTGAAGTCAACTCAGATGAGTTTTTTAATAAGCGACTAGAGCTATCTAATCAATCACTAGATGAGCAAGAAGATGCGCTAGAACAAAAACGTCAGTCGCCGTTGGGACAAGACCCCAGAGAAAAAATCAAGCTAGATAACGAACAAAACGAAATTGACAAAAAGCGATTAGATAATCTCCGACAATATTATGAAGAACGGCAGAACTTGGTTAAGTCTCAAAGTGATGCTGAATTGTCAGAGCTTGAGGCAATGAATGCAGAAGGTGCGGTCGTTGGCGATGATTATCTGCAAGAGCGACTGGATAAGCAACAGGCATTCAATGACCAAGAGCTGGCAATACTTAACGAGCGGCGCAATAGCAACTTAGGACGTGATCCTAGGGAATTAGCCAAAATTGAAGCCGAAGAAGCAGCTATCCGGAAACGTGGCTTAGATAACCTGCGATCTTACTATGAAGAACGGCAGAACTTAATCAAGTCTCAATCTGATGCAGAATTAGCTCAATTAGAAGTGTCTCGTGGAGAAGGCGGTATAGTAGATGAGGACTATCTACAAGAACGACTGGCTATGCAAGATGCATCTAGTCAGCAACAACTAGCTGTACTTCAGGAGCGACAATCAAGTAACTTGGGATTGGATCCTAAAGAGCTTGTCAAGATACTTACCGAAGAAGCAGCTATTAGGAAGCAAGCTTTAGATAACTTGCGTTCTTACTATGAAGAGCGGCAAAATTTAATTAAGTCTCGTTCCGATGCAGAGATTGCCGAACTAGAGGCAGCTCATGCCGAAGGTGGTACCTTTGATGAAGATTATCTAAATGCCAGATTAGCCAAGCAGCGGGATGTTAATGCACAAGAGCTGGCTATACTGCAAGAACGCAAACAAAGCAGTCTTGGATTAGACCCCAGAGAACTAGACAAGATCCAGACTGAAGAAGCCAATATCAGGAAGCGTGGCATAGATAACCTGAGAGCTTACTATGATGAGCGGGACAACTTAGAAAAGCAGCGAGTTGAGGCAAGTCAAGCTAGTCTACGCTCACAGCTTGAATCTGGTGCTACTACAGCTCAAAACTATTACGACCAACAATATCAAATCACGCTTGAGGGAATTAAAAAACAGCGTGATGTCTTGGGACAACGCAAAACTGACTTAGGTAGCAATCCTGAAGAGCTAAGAAAAATAGAACAGCAGGAAGCTGAATTAAACGAACGTCAAAGCAAAGCCGCTAAAGAACACTACGACAATTTAAACAACTTACTTGAACAACATCTCAATGAAGCTAACAATACGGCTAAGTTAGCAGAGACTCAACGTGTACTTGATGCCGAAACTATCTTCAATCAAGATCGTACAGTACCGAAACAAATTGCACTAGAAGGAGAACGCCTCCAAGCTCAATCCGAACGGATTCAGGTTGAGTTAAGTAGTGAACAAGCTCGCAATGAAGCGATGAAAAAAGTTCGCTTCTCTAATCCTTTAGATGAACAGAAGCGGGTTCTTGATGTTCAATCTTCTGACCAGCGCATACTAGATCTAACCAAACAGCGCATAGACAGTCAAGTTGCGCTTGAAGACAATCACAGGGATGCTGTCAAGCGTAGTCTTGATGAGGTACTAGACACCCGGAAGCTTAACGCTGAAGCAGCCATAGCACTTGCAGAGCAAGAGTCTAAAGCACAGGACTTGTTAATTGCAAGCTATGACCGTCAAGCTAAGCTAGCTAAAGCCAATCAGGATTTAGGCGAGTCTCGCTCGGCTCTAGGCGAATTTAGAGGTCAAAGCCAAGTTGACAAGTACAATAGAGCGCTAGAACTGAGGCGTAAGCTGGACAACAAAGATCTATCAGGTGAGGCACGCTCTGAAATAGAAAAGCAACTTGGCACAATGGGATTCTCTGGTGCTTCAAGTGAGTTGGAAATAATACAAAAACGACAAGACGCAGAAAACAAACTAGCGAAGCTACAAGAAGAAGCTAAACTCAAGCAACTTGAATTAAGCCGACAACAAGCAGAACTTGACAACTTGCGAAATATCCAACTAGCACGACAAGCTGTTAAGCAGGCGGAACTTAACGAACTTCAAGCAAGCAATAATATTGTCTCAGCGCAAAAGCAGCTCAATGATGCACTCACAGCCAAGGTAAAAGACCCTGTTGCTATAGCCGCAGCACAGCAAGGTGTAAAGATTGCACAGATGCAAGCTGACGCTTCATCTAGACAAGTAGCCGACAAGAAAGAAGAGCTAGCCACAACAATGCAGCTAGCTGACAAGCAGAGAAGCATTCTTGCTAACCAGGCTGAACTAACCAAAGAGCAACTTGCCAAGGCTGACGCGGATCGCAAGTCAGCACAGGCACTAGAGCGAGCTGAGGCGGCTACCAGTAACATGACTAGCAATACTAGTACGCTAGCATTCTCACAAATGCAGAAGCGCTTTAAAGGTGGTTTGGTGCAACCTGGACAACCTTACATAGTAGGTGAAGATCCATCAACAGGAAAAATACTACCCAGCTCTGAAATCTTTGTTCCTCAAACTGCTGGACGTATTTTAACCGCTCGTGAAACAAGAGAAATTCTGCTGCCACAAGTCTACAAAAGTGAGATACTTAGTCCTTTTGCAACCAAAGAAGTTAGCGCCAGTACCCCTGAAAATAACAATCAGCCAGTAGTTAAAGCACTGGCTGATATAAAGAACTTAATTGCTAACCGCAAGCCTAGTATGGATGCTAACTTTACTCTGGTGAACGAGGTTGATCCAACAAGTAAAGTACTAGAACTCCAAAGAAAGATGATGTTTAACTTTGGGGTTTAATGCTCTGGTTTAACCTCTACATCAAAGTTCATTGCTTCCCAATCTTCTTTTAATGCCATAGCAATTTCTAAAGCAGAAAATCCTTCATCAGGTAAAAACACTGTTTTGTTGTTAGGCGGCTTATACTCGCCTGTTAACTCTGTAACCCCTTGTATGCCTAATATTTTGTTGAAAGGAACCATTACATCGGGAGATGGGGTGAAGTGCAAAAACCAAATTGAAACATCTTTTACTGATTCACCTTCAACGTAAGTAATCACAATCTTTAGCTTTTCTTGAAAGGTTTTGCTTTTGATTAGTCTGTCTACTGCGCTCTCTTTCATGATTGCTCCTTAAATTAGTTAAACACTAGCAAGTGTTTTGATGGTTTTATCCAACGCTTTGCCAAATCGCTGCATCTCATCAACAATCTGCTTTGCAAACGCATCCATGTCAACACCACTAGAGTTGTCAATGGTTGCAAACAACTCAGAGCAAAAATTAGCATATATTAGCAACAATGCCTCTGTCACATTTGGATCAAACGCTGGGTACTCTCGATAAATCTGATCCCTCATCACAGATTGTCCAGCCTCGACAATTTTTTCAGGAGTAACTTTTTTACCCTCACTTTCTAGTTGCTTAACTAGCTTATCGAGTATTCGAGTCAATGCTTCTTGTTTGGCAATAGTCATGATTGCTTCTAAATTAACTAACTTGATTTTGTTGCAGTGTTACAGCTAGCGCTCTAAGCTTGGATTCAAGTCTAACTGCTAATAACTTACATTCTTGTGCCTGCAAGTCACCAGGACTATTTGGCTCAAGCGCCACAAGCAACATCCATAGGTGATCTATATCCTGTTTTAACTGAGTTGATGCTGGCACAATTTTATTAAGATGCTGGTCAAGTTGATTATTGTCCATCTTAGTCATTTAATGCCTAACTCCTTTATCGCCACTACCAATCCATGAATTTGTCCACAGGTTACATCGATAGTAGTACCCTGTTGCTGAATTTCTCCGGCTGGGTTAAGAATTGTTAAATCAGCAAGAAAACCCTCAGTGTCAACTTCCTTTAGGTTTTCTAGCACTGTACTAAGCCGCAGTACCAATGACTCCAGTGAATTCTCTAGGTCGGTCTTCTTTACTGCTAACCTACTAACCAGTCTTGCTCTAACTTGACTAACTTGAAGCTTTTGGTTCATGGGTTTATCTGTTTAACTTAGTTGATTTGTGTCAGTACACTATCTAGCATACTAGCGCTTTGGCAAAAGTCAAGGTTAATACTTGCTCTTTAATGAACGGGTGCAAGCATCATCAGACGCCAGGACTTGCCGCTCTGGGAATAGCATGTCGAACTCCTTCTCTAGTACAAAAGGCACAGCTTTAACTTCACGCTCTGGCAAATGATGCGTTTCGTTCCACAGCAAGAACTGCTTCCAGAGCCACTTCATGAAATTGGTAAAGTTGATTGCTACAGCAATACGGTTCTCCGAATGAAACTGGTTTTTCAAGAAGGAAGCAATTAGACCATTAGCCTACTTACTTGATTTTCATGCTGACTCTCTGACTGCTTAGCTAACCACTCTAAAGACGCCTCGTATACGCGCCTGAGATTTACCGCCTTGCAAAGGTCGCCTATGTCAGAAACAAATCTGATAGCGTTTGCTCGAATAAGTGGAAAACCAATTTTTTCCAAAAACATTCGGCGGTAATCAGCAGCTTTAAAAGTAGTCATAGTCAATTGTAAAAATCAACGAATTTACTAGAGTTTCACTAAAAACATTGTCTACTATTACTTGATGAAAGTCAAGTGACAAGCTACAAAACTTTCCTTAATCTTTCCATAAACTTTCCGAGAAATTTCGCGGAAACATTAGAGAAAGTAATAGGAAAGTTTAAGATTAGGTTAAGGCGGTTTATATTTTGTTACAATTGCTGAAATGCTCTATATATATAGGTTGTAGCCAATGCCAAAAAACAACCCACCCCTTTATTTTTTGGGGTGGGTGTTGAATTTTCAAGTTAGTTGATTGAGATGAAGAAAATCAGAAGAGGCTCAGTGCAAAAATATCTTTCTCCAACTCATCCCTTCTTGCCTTAATTTTGGAAAGCTCACTCCAGTAATAGGGGTCATTGGATCGATTAGAGCAAGTTTGCCAATGAAGCTTCAAGTAGTAAAGCTCTAGCTGAGCCAGCACTGACCTAACGGCTGCATGAGATGCCATCGAGCCATCGTCTTGCATGAGACGCTTTAGCTTGATTAGTGAGGCTTGGTCTGTGTTGGTCAGTGAGTAGGTTAGGTAGAGTATCAGATCTGTAATGTCATCAGTAGCACCCTGCTCTAAATAAGAGCGAATCATCTCCTGCCACAACTCTCGGTGTACAGGAGTGTCACCGATACCTAACCCACGCTCTTCAAGTTCTTCTAAAATTAGCTCCCGGTGGCAAGGGTAATGCAACCAAGCCTGAAGCAGTTTCTCTTCTAGGCTTTCTAGCTTAGTGGGACTATAGCTACTAATATCACGAACGGGTTGCATTGTCTCTCCTTGCCTCTTGCAAAGCTTGCTCCTACTCTTGTGCTGTAATGACTTCTTCCCTATCTCTTCTATCTTGTCCGCTATTATTTTAGAATAGTGAACTTCTAAGTTAGAATTGCCTTTTGCTAACAATCCTGAAGCGTATTTTAAATAATAGCCTTTAACTGTGCTATCCGCTATAGCGCTTAATAAAGTTGCTATTAAGTTCACTTTAAAGACAAATACCTGAGGTGTTTCCTCTGAAACAGTGGCACCAAATGACTCACTAAGGCTAGCATCAATAAGCCATTCTAGGAAGTTAGTTGATTCTGTCACTCGCTTTATGTAGCTGTCTGGAGAGTAATGCTTCAAAAACTCATCGCTGTCTTTAACCTGCTTATTCGGGTTATCTGGCAAAGCGGGATAGATAAACACTCTTACATCTGCTTGAGAAGCTCCAAATATTCGGAATAACTCACTTCTGCCTAGCTTCTGAGTTGAAGCCTTACCTGCTTGATCTGAGTCCAGGCACAAAACAAAATTACTTGTATAACGAGCAAGTTGAATAACCTGCTGTTCAGTAACACTTGATCCCATGACGGCAATAGCATTGTCTATACCAACTTGATGTAGCGCCATAACATCAAAATACCCTTCTGCCAAAATTACTTGGTCATTTTTTCTGATGCTTTGCTTAGCCTTGTCTAGTCCAAACAAGCAAGATGACTTAGTAAACAATAAGCTATCTGGAGAATTGAGATACTTGGGTTTTACTTGCTCATCAAGACTTCTGCCACCCAAAGCAATAACAACACCTTCAGCATTGCAAATAGGTATAATCAACCTGTCAGAAAAAAAGTCTTCGCTCTTCTTATTTATTAGACCTGCTTGATAAAGTGAGTTAAGATCTATTCCTCTTTGCTTAGCCAATGCACGATAAATAAAGTCTTTGTCTTTGGGTGCATAGCCTAAACTAAAGCTTTGTATAGTCTCAGGTGTAAGCCTACGTCGTGTTCGCAAGTAACTAACAATTTCAGTGTTGCGATAGAGCTGGTGTTGATAAAGATTCACAGCCATCGCTAGGATTTCTTGTAGTTTTACTTTGAGGCTACGCTCTTCTGCTAGTTGCTGCTGACGTTCAGGCGATAAAGCAACAGTAGAAAATTCAACAGACAAGTTGGCTAGATTGGCAAGACTCTCAATGGCTTCTACAAACGAGTAGCCTTTATATTCTTTCAAAAACTCAATGCTATCCCCGCTTGCGCCACAGCCAAAGCACTTGTATCTCTGACTGTCTGGAAAAACAACAAAACTGGGAGTTCTATCTTCGTGAAAAGGACAGCATGCGGCAAATTGCTTACCTGCTCTTTTTAGGTAAACCTCATTACCAATTACATCAACAATGCACACTCTCTCTTTGATCTGTTTAACGTTCGCTATTATCCCCTTAGCAGCGGCTCGGTTGACTTCACCTAGTATTTGCTGTTGCACAGTTGCTATACTCCTCTGATGTAAATGCTAGTTAGTTGTTGACTAAATTAATCGCAATTGTCCTGCTCCTGTAATTCTTTAATCAACTTGTAAGCAATATTGTTAACCCGATCTCTTAAAATCTCCATTGCTTCTAACCTGTCTTCGTAGGTGCAAGAAAACATGTGGTAAAAAGACTTACCAATCTTTTCATAGTTAGTAAGCGTATGCCGCACATAAGATATCAAGCCATTAAACGACTTATACTCTTTGGCTGAATTTAGCAATTCTTGATAGCTACTAGGACGCTCAACTAGTATCTCGACTGTCCTGGCATACCTAATGAGTCGTCTATTCTTCCTTACACCTTCAGCATTTCTTTTCAGTGCTTTTCTAGGTTTGTTGCTTTTTGTTCGTGCGCTATTCATGACATCAAACTCTTTATATATCAAGTGTTACAAGTATGTTGTGACCCTGATATTTTACCAATTAACTGTTAGAAAGCAAAAGAAAAGAGGGTCAGTATTTACCAACCCCCTCAATCAACTAACTAGCACGAATTAGTGCTTGGCAACAACAATCAAATTATCAGCATCACTTTGGTTAGTTGGTTGACTCTCGGTACTTCCAGGCTCTTCGATAACTGCCAAATTCAATTCTAGATTCCCGCCTTCATACCCAGGCAATGCTAGGCTATTCAGGAATTCATGAGGAAGAATGCAAACTTTGCCGTTAGCCAGTTTAAAAATGGCATAGTCATCTGCTGGTAGTAGCTTAAGCTGCTTAGACAACTCGCTGTTTTCAACTACGTTGAGAAGTTTCCCGCCTTCAAACAGACCTTGCATTAAAGTATACAGGTAGGCTGTTTTAGCTTGGATACTAGCACCTTGACTCTTAGGCTTACTGCTAGTTGGCTTCGATTGCGAGTCTTTGTTATTACTCCCGGCTGTACCTCGTGGTCTTCCTGCATCTTCAGTAAGTTGAGGAATCTTTAAGTCTTGAGGTAAAGCCTCTAGTACTGGCAAGCCTGTCTCATCAGCCTTGTGCTGCGCCTCTAGCACGGCATCCAATACCTCATCAGGGTTTGGCAGTTCAAGTACCTGTTCTACTACTTCTTTGACCTGTGCGCCAGTTATCTTGCCAGCCGAAGTAGTAAGGTCGTTGGCTTTGGCAAGAATTGCCGTTGCCTCAACTACCTTGCTACCCCGGTCTGGATCGTCACCTAATGCTTTAATTGCAGCTACTACATTGGTAGGCGCTACAACCCCTGCCTCTACTAATTCTTTGGCACTGGTGCTAGCGCTGCCAAGACTAATAAGCCACTTAATCTTTGCCTTAACTTTCTTGAGTATGTCTTCTTCGGTTGCTCCAAAAGTACTAAAGTTTTCGTCTCCGGGATTGTAGTTAGCCGCTATCTTGTCAATAGACCACCCTTTTTTGTCTAGATACCTTACAACTTCAGCCTTCTCCAGTTCAGTTAAAGGCAAACCTGAGTTACTTGATAAAATCAGAGCCTTGCGCTCTTCTTCTGTCAACTTTGCCTTATATGTAAAAGGAACGAGTATACCCTTGTGTCCCTCATCTTCTAGTTCCTTGGCTGCGGTATATCGGTTGTGTCCATTGAGAGGACACATCTTTCGGACAACCGTACCGTCGTCCTCGGTTATCTGCACGGGATAACCCCAGAGAGCCTCCTGAATACCATTCTCAAGAATTGACACCTTAAGCCAGTCAATGTGAGCGCGAAGACGGTCGTTCATCACTCGAACGTTCCAACCTGGCTCTACAAAAATCTCGCTCAGAGGTACTGTGACAATCTCTTTACCTCGTGTAACATCTTTCTTATTTTTGTCAGCGTAGGTTCGCATTGAGATAGGGATAGCTACTGCCATTGTTTTTGTCTCGCTTATTTACTTGAAGATTTTGTAACTGCAACTATGGTAACTGAGCAACCTAGTTAAAAGTCAAGCTATTTTTCAACTTTCTTGAAAAATCAGCAAAAAATAAACCTACACTGGCTTAACTTGATTAAATTGCCAGTGCAGGTTTATCACGAGTCAGTCAGTTTGTCAACTACTCACTAGTAACAGAAGTCGAAGACCTGTTTGCATCCCAAATAACGTCAGCAATTATTTTGCTGACTAAGGAGCTAACAACACCATGAGCGGTTATTGCATGACTAGTCGAGTGCTGATTGAAATCCCAATAACCATAGCTAGGCTTTTCTTTAATAGGACAATTCCACCCAAACAAATCAACATTTTGCCATTCTTTGTCCCACCCGTCTGGAGGTGAATCTGGCTCGTCACCATCACAAGAATCATAGTCTTCACTATCTTCATCTTGAGTGCCTGAATTCCAATAAACAGAAGGAACAATCTTTATTGACTTGATTGGTTTATTGTCAGCGGTACGGGAAGAGAACAATTCAACAATCAAACACGGGATTGTTTCATAGACATCATCGTACTTAACGTTGACTCGCAAGTAAAAAGGTAAGTTACTATCTTCTGGAAAAATAGCAGCAAAGCCTTTGTTAATCAAACTTGCTAAGTTTTGAATTGGCTTAGTTACCTCAGGATCAGCAGAAGTAAGTAACTTAAACTTTTCAATAGCTACTTGTTCCTGAGTTGTAATATTTGCGCTATCATCTGGTATCTCTTCCTCATCTTCAACCCAGTCCATTATGCCACTAATCAGAATGTCTATATCATCACCAAACAACACCTCAGGTGTTTCAATGCGCCAAGTTTGATTCTGATACCACAGCTTACCCACTTTCTTTTTAGTCTGATTAACCTTAATAATGTCAAAAATGTCAAACTGCGCCTTGATGTACTTAAGCATCTCAGCAGGTAGTGGCACATTAACTAAGTAGCAGTTTTCCACTTTTAACTGCTCAACCAAAAGCTTTAGCTGATAGTTGGCAAGCTTATCGAGATTTGCGTGAGGGTAGACATTTTGCTGCTGTTTTTGTTTAGCCATTGTTTTGTTTACCTAATAAAATGCGGTTGTTACTTCAATATAGAGCAACAACCGCAAAAGTCAAGTTAGTTGATTGTTAGCGCTTCAACAAGGAAGATAACTCAGTAACAGCTCCTTGCAAGCTACTCCACTCTGCAAAGGACTTAACAATTTGATTATGTGCTATCAAAGCTAGCTTACCACCTCCGTCAAAGTAAAGGATAATAACTGAACAGTAGTATTCCGGGTCATGTGCCGCTAGTTGCCTGTGAATTTCAGCAATCCTTACACGAAGAGCTGTATCTGTTTGTGCAAAAATTGCATCATCGAGTTGCCTTTGAAGTGCTTTGTGGTCAGTCATGTTTTGTTTCCTTGTTTTTAACTTCTTGCTTAAGCTCAGTCCAATACAAAGAAGGACTTTGGAATACTGCACCAGCCAACAAAGATTTTAGCCAATCTTCATTGATGCCGTAAAAATTACTGTTCTCCTTAGCTTTATCTGAATATTCAGGATGAACCAAGTAGTACTTTGCTTCATCATCAAAACCCCCTGCACCTATTGTTTCATATCCTTCATTTTTAAGTTCAGCTAGAAACGCAGCCTCAGCCTGAAGTAACTGAGAATAAAGTTGCCGAATACGCTCAATTTGTTCGTGATTCATTTAACCTACTAAATTGAATTGTTTACTATTTCAGTTTAATAGGTTAAAAACAAAAGTCAAGGATTATTCAAGTTAGTTGTACTTTAACCAATTTAGACACACCAATCCTGCTAAATCCTAATCTCCAACGCTTCAAACCCTGATATTGCAGCACGAAGCCAAAGTGCTAATTTGTCTTGAAGTTCTGCTAACTCCTGCGCCTTAGCATTAAGATACTTGCCACTAGCACTCATTGAGCATTTACTAAGTAAGTTACTTATTTGACTGTTAATCCAAGTAACCCGCTCAAAACACTTCGAGAAAATTCTATTGTCAAAACCTTCTCTGTCATTACCATCCTTATCCTTTGCATTTGAGGCTATACCCCTTAATCTCAAGCGGAAAGCATAAGGGTTGGGAATATAACAATCTCCGTCTTCTGTTTTGCAAATATCTTGAAGCGAGGCTACTATATTCCTGTGAACATGGCTCCAAGGGTGCCTGTCGTCTTTATCTCGCAAGTATTCCATCTTGCCGTATTTCCAGTCCTCCAAGCGCTCCTGCAACTCAAGGCACTTTTTCTCAAGCAGGATGTCTTGTTGCGTATTCTTGTATTGCTTGGCAAAAGATGACTCTTGAGAGGTGTTGACAAATGCGGCTACATTCTGCTGAGTGTCTTGGTTGTCTTGAGTATCAACCTGAGGATCTGTAGTCTTGACAGACTTCTTCTGGGGTTTAGGGTTAGGCTGTGTTGGCGGCTTATTGCGCTCACTCTTAGGAATTGGCTTTTGAGCTACCTTCTTCTCGTGAGGCGTCTCAGGAACTTGAGGTTCATTAACTTCGCTGGGGGGTTTAGGCGGCTGCTGGCTATCTGCCTTAGTGTCAAAAGGATCATGTTTGTCATTGCCTGATTGAGGCTTATCTGAAGCTTCAGTATATTGATCCGAATGCGGTTGAGTCGTATCAGTAGATTCAGCCGTATTATCTTGAGCTGGATTAGAAGTTGTCTCAGAACTCGAAGAGCTGTCGCCAGGGTTCGGGTACTGATAAGCAGATGACTTATAAAAATAGCCATAAGTCAATTGATGGGAGTGATACATCTCATTGAAGCAGTTATAGATGAAGGCATTCTTGTGCTTCGGTAGCGACTCGTAGAAGTCCCGTGTGTCATTAGGAAACCAGGTTTTGTACTTAAAGTGAGCAATGGTTTCTAGAGCCTGGTATACCACCACCGCATACTGCCAGTTATATCCCTCAAGGAACTTAGGCGAGCAGTATCGTGCTTCACCTTTTTTAGTTGAGTATGTCTTGCGCTTCTGGAAGTTATCGAAAATGCCTAAATAAGGTAAAAGATAATCCCGCACATCAGCTACGGTGGCTGGATTCTCATAAACCATCCTTCGCTCAATCCACTCAGGAAAATTTTCTCGCTGGTAACTCAGAAGTCCACCTTCACCCTTCTCGCTGTTGCTTTTGCGGCTGCTTATAGCAACGAAGCCATCAACTAGTCCCTTAGCAGAGTTCTTCAGAAGGTCTGTAAGCACACTAAAAATCAATACTGGCTTACTAGTGTCTCGCCGCTTGCGTCGCCTTGGCTGGCGAGAGAACGAAGGCTCTTCACCTTCTTCTTCATCTTCGTTGCCATCCTTATTCTCTAGATCAGGCTTCCAAATATCGCTCTCCTCTTCTTCTTCCGTGTTCACAAACTCCGCTGGCTCATAACCAACAGGCTTACGCAAATCTTCTCTAATTGCGCCTGCGCCTGAGGCTATGCCAAATGCAGTTAGTTGCAACATTACCATCGTGCTGCAAATCTGCCTCATGTTCCAGCATGGATCTTCATCGTCATTGCCGCTATGCTCAACAACCGTCATCACATGGTACTGAATACGGTCGATCTCCGCCTCTGTGTAGAGCGTGTCTTTGTGAGCCAGTAAATACCACTCATCTGGTGTCAGCAATAACCAGGGTGCATTTGGATCGCCTTTCTTCTCCCACTCCCTCTTGTAGCGTCCGAGGATGAATGGGTAAAGCCTACTATATTCGGTCAGAGGAGATTCTTGTGAAGCATCAAAGTCGGGTGCAGGGTATGTGTAGTATTCCTGCTCTTGGCTTTGCTCGGTGGATTCCTGGGTTTGGTTGGCGGGTTGGGTTGAAATCATATATAATTAGGTTATGCATATTAAAGTAAAACCAGAGTATCACTTTGCCACTGCGATTGCAACTAGAGTGATACTCTCTTTTTTATCTTTGGTACATTTCTTTACAATTGGCAAAAATTAGCGTGGCAAAGTATGATTGAAGGATACCTACCAGGGATTGAAACTATACGACCCTAACCAGCACCATTGCTATAGCACTTGCAATTAGCTTGAATCCCTATCAGGGATTGAAACTTCCCCACATTCACTAGTTGGGTGCGAAAGCTGACTTGCAATTAGCTTGAATCCCTATCAGGGATTGAAACAGCAAGTTTGCTCCCCGGACAATCTCTGAAGATAGGCTACAATCAATTTGAATCCCTATCAGGGGTAAAATAGAAAAGCGCATATCATCTCTTTCTTGTACAATACCGCCTCAATCGTGCTGCTAGCGACCGAGGCGGTATTTTGTTGGTTAGTTCACGCTGACATCACCTCAATCAACTAGGTTGGGAAAACTAGTTGAGTAATCCTCCCAAGTTTCACGCCATCGCTGAACAATGTCCTCAGGTACATCATGAACTGAGCCATAATCGCCTTCACAGCGAATAACCTGAAACCTGTAGCCATATTGATGTGCTAGTTTCTCGTAGGGTTCAATCCAGCGATTCTCAACAAAGGTGTTGTGTACTGCTACTTTGCGCTTGCGCTGTCTGAGATACTGTTCAATGGTATGTAGGCACCACTGATGAGAATAAGACTGCAAGTCTTTGTTGTAGGTGCCATCAGCATTGTATAGTCCTGGACACATATCGGCTGCACAATGCCAAGAAGTAAGCGCTTCGGCTGTTGTAGTCTTACCTGAACCGGGAAGTCCTCTGAGCAAATATAAAGTATGGGGTTGCTGACAACGAGTGAGTTTGTATTTGATTAGCTGGATCATGAATCAAGTGAGTTAGTGAAAGTCAAGTTTATGTATATTATAGTAAAGTTACAACTACAACAAGCAGGCTAACAATGAATAAACCATCTCTCAATGAAGGTGATGAAATATTTGTAATTCTTGGCAAAAGAGGCAAAAGCCGTATTGAAAAAGCTTTATTCTTTAAAGAAGGTGGATCTGGGGATATTTGGGTAGTTTATCCTAAAGACTGGAACAATCGGCAAAGCATGTGTTTTTGTCGAGGTTCAATGCAGTGGTCACAATCAGAGCAGGAAGCAAATGAATTGCTTAAGTATTTTCTAGAAAAAGCAAAAGCGGACTTAGTTGAGCAAATTCAGGAAATTGACACACAAATCAAAGTAATTGCCGAAACAAGAATTATTGGATCAGAAAGAATGCATACAATCAACAAAAACAATATTTACAAAATTCCTAGGCAAAACTGGCATATTGCTTTGGCAAGCGCTATTAAAGACTGTCCCGATGGAAGTACTATTATGTGCCACACAAGCGAAATGATAGAGCTAGGTCATTCTGCAAAAGAAAGAATGTGTCCCAATAAAAACATAACGTTTTCCTTGTTTGATACAAACAGCTAGTAAATAATAGACACATTCGTGTTTACCATCAATAAGGTTTGACAATAAAATCTGAGTCATCTGTTATACCCGACACACTATTACGATGTGTCGGGTATTTGCAAAGAATCCAAGCAATGCTAGTAATTTCTAATCCTCTTGCTCACCACTTTCTTCTTCGCTATCTCCATTACCCAGTAGAACATAATAAATGTAAACCGCAAAAAACACCCACCACAAACCACCAACAAGAAGAATATCAACAAGCAATGCAACAATAGGATACAAAAAATATGAGATGAATTTTTCCAAAAAACTATCAACATTTTTGAGCGTAATCCATCGTCCAGTTTTATTGAACATATCTTCCTGAATTTTCAATTGAACACTGCGATTTTTGTAGTTCCTCAATATAGACGCAGCAAAAACAAAGACTTTGCCTTGATGTTCTGGGTAATACTCCAAAAAGTTAGAGCGCACATAAAGATAAGCAACAATTGAAACAGCCAAATATCCAAGAAGCAACCAGGATATGATACTCATATTAAAACTACCAAAATTCACTTGTTCTTTTATCTTAAGTTGGCACTTACAAAAGTCAAGTTAGCTGCTAGGCTGATTGCTAAACAAGATCAACTCTCGGTGCTAGAATAAGTGCATTCATGTTCACCATCTTTGATCTCATCATCGAATAAGTCTAGGGTCACCTGAACCCAGCACACTGTACAATGCACTGGGTATTTTTTAAGCAAAAGAACTCTCATGCGTGCTAGAATAATTCCCGGAGCGCAAGAACACAACGGCTTGCATTTCATTCTGCTTTACTCACCCTGCCTTCATGGTGGGGTTTTGTTTTATAGCGCGAATGACAAACTATATTTACCAGGCAAAGGTAATCCGAGTTGTGGATGGTGATACATTCGTTTGCGACATCAATCTAAAATCACGGATTAACTCCCAAGCAACCTCTCAGGCAACCGAAACAATCGCACCTGAAGTGTTATACGACCTAGGCTTCGGCTTCTGGTCAACTCTGCCGCCTGGAATAGAGATATGGCACAAGAAAGTACGAATTAGACTATATGGCATCAACGCGCCAGAGAAGTTCGGAGTTCAGAAAAGCCAGGGATTAAGGTCAAAAGAATATCTCAAACAGCTAATAGAGGGAAAAGAAATATGCTTGGAAACCATCAAAGATAAATGTGATGATTTTGGACGGTATCTAGGTATTGCATATTTTCAAGGAGTTAATATCAACGAAAAGCTAGTCACAGAGGGATATGCTCAACGGAAAATATATTAGAAAGTGACACTTGCAAGTGCATCCGCTTCCTGATACCATAAATTAATTGCGGCGTTCTCTTAAGGCAAAGAAAGGCAACCCGTCGATAAGCATACTACTGTAGTTATCAGTAATCTCCCGCTTACATCAGAATAGTAGGTGGGATTTTTTTAGCTAGCTCTTACCCTTAACCAATGAATAGTATTATCAAGCAAATAGAACTGCTCTCAGCTCAGTGCGCAACCTCTAAGCCGCCAATCGCCATAGTGATTCGAGCAGACTTATATTACCAGGCTATTGAAGAATTTAAAATTGCATCTAGCGAGCTAGAACAACTGTCTTTTCACAGCATTCCCGTATTATGTGATCCGGTGCCAAAAAGCGTGGCAATGTCACAAACCGAAGAGTGCATGATATTTCATGACAAAGCGGCACTTAGCCTATATCTAGACCGAGGCATTGAGCCTCTTGCCTGGGTGCAGTACTGCTGCGAGAAGGCAAATATACCATACCCTTTTGATGAAGAAGATAAGGCGAGAGAAATGTTGCCACGAGATGTCAAGTGAGAAATATCCAACACAATGCAAAAGCGCCTCTAGATATACCCTGGAGGCGCTTGTCTTATCAGCCTAGCTGTCTAACTTTGACCTACTCCAAAATACCCGCTTTCACTGCCTCTAGGTCAGGTTCAGCATAATCTGCCTCAATCCGCAAGTAATTTCGTAATACCTGATCAATTAAGTATTCGGTAGTCCATCCTTGAGCGTGAGCAATGCCGTTAAGTCGTTCAAGAAGGTCTGGTGAGATTTGAATCCGGCAAGCTTCACCACTGGGAGACCCATTGCCAGATTGCTCACTAGGAGTATAGGGAAAGTGCCTGCGTATTTCAGCCAGGGTAGTACTGCCTGTATTGGGTAACCGCATTAACTCATGGTTGCTAGCTGCTCGAATCTGACTTCCAGTTAGATAGCCACCACGCTTCAATATGTTAGAGGCACGTAATGACAAAACTGACAAATCATCTGGTTGGACTAATTCATTGAAAGGCGTATAAGGAAAGTGTCTGCGGATCTCAGTCCATGTAGTATGACCCATGCCTTTTATCGTTAGCAAATCATCATCGCTAGCTGTCATGACTTGCTCGGCTGTTGTATATCCCGCGTGGCGTAAACAGTTAAAAGCACGTATTGACAAAACTGACAAATCATCTGGTTGGTGTTTTTGTTGCATTGTCACAAAGAAATAACTACTCTTTTACTTTATCTAACCTACAACAAAAGTCAAGTCTATTCTTATTGATAGTAATTCCTATATATAGCATCAGTATATATACTTAGGTTAATTGATTAGTTTAATCTGCTGCAACATGTAACTATCTAACCTAATTAATACTAGTTACTAAAGCCTTTTATATATTTCTTTTTATTTAATAGAGAAGACAAGAAGAAGAGAGTATCAACTAAACAAGCTGGGTTGGTTGCTTGGTAGGAGTCAAAAGATTCTCTGAGAGGTCTTATAGATCAAGGCAACAAACACACCTAGCGGGTATAGTCGGTTTTTATCTGTCTAATCTAGAGGTGGATTAGGCGATCAGCTTTCGATTGGTTTAAAGGTAGGTATAGACAGGTAATGATCAATCAGATGATTTGGCTAGACCTTACCACACCCTTACCTTAAGAGCCTCTTCTTCTTACTCTTCTATATAAAAAAAATATATAAAAGGCTTTAGTAACTAGTATTAAATACATTACATTACTGTTAAATAACACTATAAATATTGTATCTTAACTACTTGACTAAAGTTATTTTTACCTGTACCCTACGACCAGACAGTTTGATGTTGCCTCTGGGTTCCGCAAGTCTCAGAGGCTTTACTGTTTTGTTACAACAAGTATAATTAGCACTATTTAATCAACTAACTTGACTTTTTCTGTATATTTTAGAAACTAGAAGAAGAGCTAGTTGATTAAGTAATAATGACTGAACCCAAAGATACAGACTTAGTTCTCGGCAATGCTCACGCTCAGCATTTACCCATCGGTGCTGTAGTATTAGGCGGTACTGGTACTGCTGCTGCAATTTACAAGGAACTTGATGCTTTGAACTTGCGCTGGTCAAATGGATTGCCTGGTCAAACTGACTTAGTTGTTAAAGGTTATCTTGTTGCGCCAACGATTGGTGGGTGGTCAAACATTGATGGATTGATTGATGAGCAGGGACGATTGTGGCGAATACTTGACAATCAGATTAGTGAATGGGTGGCAGATATTTGCTCTGGTGATTCACATTTGTTTAATTGCTCTATGTTTGGTGTAACAGAGCGACTGGTTTTTGATAGCTTGAGAGGTTTGACTACAGATTACTTTAAGTTGAATGCACTGTGCTATGCAACAGTAAGAATTTATGATGGCAATTATCATGCTCAGGGAGCTGTTAAGTCTTTAGCCATAATTGTTGATGAAAAAGAATTGTGTCATCGCTGGCAATATCAAAGTGATCCAAGTCGATGGCACAATGACAATGCAACTCATCCCAATATTGATTGGCGCAAGATTCCTCCTTCTCTTACTCCATTGCGAGCTAACTGGTTGAAGTCCTTGTCTAAGGGTGATTCTGTTCTGATTCGTAGTCCACAGTGCGCAAAGTTTTATCGACGAAAAAATTTAATACTTCCTCAGCCTGGAAAAATTGAGCGCATTGGAAAAAAGACAATTCGAGTTGTTTATGATGATTGCAAAATTAATGTTTTTTATGAGCAGAAAGCCTTGTCTGTTACTGTCTCTATTGAGAACGGTGTTTTAAGGGTAGGTCAAAAGCCTGGCATTGTTTATAGCTGGATTGAGCCAGCAAGCTACTAACTGGATTTATTCAACTAACTTGCAATTGAGAGAGAGAAAATGACTAAATGCAATGAACGCTCAGAAGCAATTCTTGCAGTAAGCAGTAATAAGTACTGACTACTGGGTTATATCTGGAGGGGAAAGATTTAGGTGTAGAGAAAGTTAAGTTAGTTGATTGGTGAATTAGCTTGACTTTTGCTGTTGGAGTTTGTAGATTGGTTGTGTAGTTAAAAGGTAATAAGAATGCTAGAAAAACTTAAAAGACAACTTGCGCAAGCTGTTGAAGTTGAATCAATTTGTCGAACAGCTTTAGAGTCTTTGCAGGAATTTCGAGATTTGCAAGAAGCAGTTCAAGCTGTGAAAGAACTTCGCAAGCAAATTGATCTTGAGCAGTCTAAGATTAACGGCGAAAATGCTCAACGAATGAAGCAAGAGATTATTGCCGCAGGGTTTGAGATAAGGACAGGACACACAACAGGCAGCACTAATCATCGTGATTGGCAGTCTGATAATGGAGAGCCTTGGACATTTTTAATTGTTCACGCAAGCGTTCCTCAAGTAACTCATGTTTCAGAGTCTTCTAGAGGAGAAGACTTTGTTATGGCAGATGATTCTGATTTTAATGAAGCGTGGCTTTTGGGTCACGGTGAAACAGAGGATGAAGCATGGGAGGTAGCGCTTGAGAATTGGGTTGATGAAGAATTTAAGGCAGCAGCCATTCCAGGTAATTTAGTCAAGGAAGAAACAACATGCAACAAACAATAGGACAAGCAGCAGACGGCATTGTTAATTTATTGCAGCAAGTTTGTTGTGCCACTGATGAGCAATGGCAATCACTGAAACATGAGTTGATGCTTGTTTTTGTTACCCATAACAAAGAAAGTATGACTCAACGGGAATTGACGGATTGCAAAGCTGAACTTGAAAAGATTGTTAACCAGTTCAAGGAAAAACATCAGCGCATTTTTGTATATGTTGATCCGTTTGATTTTTAGGGTTTAGTTTATATTGCGCCAGTAGCCACTTAACTAAATGCTAAGTGGCTTTGTTTTTTCAACTAAGTTGCAATTTGATTGTCATGGGAAAAAAGACTTCTTTCTTTGCTTTAAGAATCGACGACATTCTACAACCGGGTGACAAAGTAGATATTTACACCCTCTTTGACAGTCACAAGCCAGTGTGGGTGAGCGGCTATACTATTTTTGACACTAAGACTGCCAGCAAAGAACGTCATAAGCGGCTGGGTGGAAAGCAAATCAAAAACGTTTTCACAGGTGAGATGGAGGATACTTATGCTATTAGAGGTGCAGGCTGTTTTGTGTTTCCAGTTTGCAGATCTAACGTGCGACTGAGTAAGCCAGGTATCGAAACGTATGACCCAGCCAAGTATTGCAACAAGGTTCAAGGTGGTGGTGTTGTTGTTGAGGGTGCTGTGATTGATGAGTCAGACAACAAAGAGCTAGAGGAATTAGAATTAGGTTATCGTGGAAGCTCTGATGATTAATTGACATCAAAAAGACGAGCAAAAGAAAATTAAGATTTGTTTTATTAACAGATGATTGGACACGAGGAGAATTTATTGAAATTGTTGAAAAACTTGATAACTGTTGTCGTGTAGTTAAGTTAGTTAGTTCCTTGTTGTCTAGCAGAGTTGTTCAGCCTTTGGCGGCAGAGAAAGGTTATTCGGCTGGTTATTTGATTGTACAAAATAAAGAGATAGGGGTGTGGTACTTTGTGATATGAATTGCCATTAGCCAGGGTTTTCTCTGGATAATTCCAGTGCTTCCAATACCTAACGTGGCACTGGTTTGATAGTTTCAGTACTATACGTTCTAACTCATCTAGTTTCATGCGGGTTAATCATGCCATCTGCTAGAGAACTTAACTTACTTGCTCAATCACAGAATTATACAAAATATATTCAGCAAGTTGAATCCAGACAAGATTATCAATCTAGTTTAGCTGGAAAAATTATTAGGATTGGCAAGCGTGATATTTATACAGGTAAGCACGAAGTAATTCATCCGAATAATGCGATAACAATAAATGGCAATTACAAGTCTAATACTAGTATCAGGTATGGCAGCCAGGTAAGAGCTAGTACTATTGCATCTTCTTGTGGTGGCGGTTCTAACACGAATAGTGATGGGTTAATCATTCTTGCTAGCAAGAACAGGTTAAACCCATTTGCGCCGATAGTAGAGCCAGTTCGTGTCAGGTATAAGCCGAAGCTAACTGAGACTGTTAAAGTGCTACTAGGCTACTTTGAGGGTGATGATGTAGTTTATGCCATTGGTGGCGATAGACCTCCTGAAGAGATTTACAGGCGTAAAATAACTAACTTAGTGGAATTATATCAATCGCCATTATTTTATTTTTCTGTTAATCCTGTTGTTTTGCAAAGTTCAGGCATAGAACTAGAAAAATATTTGTTTAGCACGGTTTTAGTTGATTATGCTGGAGCTGGCAGCATTAATGCCAATAGCCGTGCTTCGATTCTTAATTTGGGAATAGAAACTCGCAGCAGAAGCAATATTAATAGCTTAACCAGTGGATTATTTTATCCTATTTATTTTGACTATCCTGAGCGTAATTTTTATTATGGTGCATTAAATGCATACTACCAGGGTGCTGGTTATTGGGACAGTGGATTTCATTTGGGTGTTATTGATGGAATAGAGGGGATATATCGTTACATTTATATGTTTGATGATGATTTTTTGTCACGATTTAGAAGAGAAGATGAAGACATAATAGGATTACCTATAAACTTATTGCCTTTGAATAGAGTGCTTGCGTCTAGTATTGAGTTTACTATCTATCAATCTCCTGACCGTGCTATTCAAATACTTTCACCTTACGGACTAACGGACTATCGGTATAGTAGTAACTTTGGTTTTTATGTATTAGGTAAAGGCTCTAGATCATCTATGTTATTTTTAGATCAAGACAGCAACTTAATTGATCCTAAACTTTATCCTGGCATGTTGCAGCCTTACAGTGCTTCACTCTTTCATTATGATTTTAGTAATTCTTGTGTAGCAATAATACCTTACACTTTTTATTCGTCGTTGCAGTCTGGTGTAATAGACTTAGATGCTATTCGCGCTAGAGGAGTTGATTTGTACGAGGTTAGTTCTGAGCATACTAATGACTCAACAGTAGCGTATAAGTTAGTTGAATCACGCAGCTTAGATCAGCTTCAAGACTTTGGTGACTTGCATAATAATCCGACGTTACGAATTCTTTCTATGAGTTACTGGACAAACGAATTTCAACAATAAACCCCAGCAATTGCCGAGGTTGAATAGTTGAAGAAGATTGTTGAGATTGTTATTCTTCTATACCGTGAGCTTTTGCAGTTGCGATAATTTGGTCACGCAGCTCGTGAAATATAAAGCACCCTTGCTCGCCGCTAATTTCATGAGCTAAATCTTCATTCCACGCAAGCCATTTTTTTAGCGAATGAATCTGGCATCCTATTTTTATATATTCATCAAAAAAATAGATGGGGTACAGTTTATATCCATTGGCATCTTTGGGGTTTATTATTATCGGAGGCTTGCTAATGAGTACTTTGTTACCATCTTTTTCCCCGTAATAACACCCTGTTAAGTTGCAGTTTTCCCAGATGATAGGATTGGTGAACGTTGAACCCCAGAGATCAACGTTGGTTAGGTTTGCACTGGTTAAATCAACTTTTCTGAAGTAGCAGTAATTGATTGCAGCATTAGTAAAAACAGCCTCATTGCAAGTAGTGTTAGATATTTCAACACTCTCTAGTATTGAGCTTTCAAAATTTGCACCCACAAGATTGCATTCATGAAAGTCAACATAACTTAAGCTCATTTCGCTTAGGTTTGCGTAGCTGAAGTTAACACGAGTCAAGGTTTCGTAATTAAAATCAGCTTCAAATTCTCTTAGGTCTTGATATGACAGATCTACTTCTTCTTTATTGGATTTGCCGGATTGCGCTTGCTTGATTAAGGCTGCTAGCTCATCGTTAGATTTTTGCTGTTGTTTATTGCTTATGGTTTTTGGCTAAATGCAAGTGATTTGTTTACTGTTGCTTAGTATGGTAAATACCTCAACGAAAGTCAAGCTTGATTTCTTAGTATTTGATTCCAGGGTGAATCATCAGGAATTTCTTGTCTGTTTAGCCATTGCGTAAATACATCTACGCTTGAGTTAAGGTCATAGCCTTGACTAATTAACTTAGTCGGTAAATCCTGAACCACTGGAAAATACTTACATTCTGACGCTTTAAACCCATTGAGCCACGTTTCCCAGGTTAGGTCAAAGTGTAAATCTAGGTGAGGCAAATAATTCCATACATGAATTACAGGGAATGGATATCTAGTGTTTGATATAGCTTCGCCTTCTACATAGTGAACCTCAAAATCTAACTTACTTGATTTACGACAAATCAGCAAAGCGTTGTCATAGCAGTAGTTGGGTTCAGTTGCCATTTTTAGTATGTGTGGAGCTTTTGCGTTTTTGTTCAGCTTAAATGATTTTCTTAGCTTTTCGAGTATTGCGATTCGTTCTTTGTCGGGGACTTCTGCAAAAGGAACTACAGTTACTCGTTTTGGTTCTATTCCTGTGTATAGGTAGCTAGTGAATATCGTTAGTTCTGGCTTGATGTTGTGCATGTTTCTGGTGAAAGGCTTAACAGTCACTATTTTATCGTTAGCTGATAAACACTTCAAATCGAGTGCCTCTACCCATCTCGCTAGTTACTTGAATTTTCCAACCCAACGCATTAATAGCGTGCTTTACGGTTGCTAAGCCAATCCCTGTCCCTTCTACTTGATTTACTTGGCTTTCTACTCGATAGAACATGTCGAATATTTTAGGTAGCTCAGACGAATTAATCCCTTGACCTGAATCTTGTATTGCTAAGATAATTTCTTGTCCGTTTTCGCTTATTTTTATTTCTATCTTGGTTGATGCTGGAGAATATTTAATTGCATTAGAAAGCAAGTTATCTATGATAGACGTTAGCAGCATTTTGTCTGCGCTTACAATCCATTCATTTGCTTTTCTTGAGCCTGTTGCTGTTAACTCAATTTGTTGTTGTTTATTGACAGCGACAATCTCCCAGCTTTTGATGGCGTTATCAACTGTTTTGAGCAAGTCAATAGGAACTTTTTCAATCTCTCCACCTGCTTTAATGACGCTAATCCCGCTTTGTACTAGAGATAGTATCTTTGTATTGCTTTCATAAATTTTATTGCAGAACTTTTGAATTTTGTTTTGTGTAACTATTGGCAAGATGCTGCTGTTTTTAATTGCAATTCGCTCAATTAACTCAGCGCTGGACTGAATGACTGTGATTTCATTTTTTAGGGAGTGCGAGACATCTAGGATATAGAGTACAGGTGAAGCGTCTATCCAGCGCTTTAAAGAGTTTTTTGCTTTGTATGCATCGAGTTGTTTTTGAAATTCATCTAGCATTGCCTCTTGTTGCTTACTTCTGATTTTTAATGTATCTGCTTCTGATTGTGAGCTTATTAACGCCTTGCCTATGCGCCTTCTTTCTTGAATTAGAGAATAGATGACTATACAGCAAGTTGTAAAAAGCAGCGCTATTGAGAGGAATTGAATTATTCTAAGTGAATTGAACAAGTTTTCAAATTTACTTTTTAGTTCTGCTTCTTTGCTCCTAAGTGTACTAATGTTTTTTTCAAGTAAGTTGATTTGTTCTTCACTTTCAAGAATAATTTGGTCTAGTATCTTTACCCCTTTAAGCGATAGATAAAGATTGAGTGCTTGATCTGGCTTACCGGAGTTAATTAGCTGAATGGTTTGATTCATTTCAGCTAGCTTGGCATTGTATAAAGGGTTAGTAGCTTTGGCGTATTCTGGCAATAGTGTTAACAGCTTTGACTGAAGCTGTCTCAGCCTAGCGCTGTTTTCTTTGTAGCCTGTTAAGAAGTACTGGTTACCCTTAGAAAGCAAGTAGCCTCTTTGCTTTGACTCCAATTCTCTTATTAGGTATAGCGATTGTACTATTGAGTCTTTATTTGTGCTATTATCCTGTATTTTTTTATTAATGTTAGAAACAGTGTTAAATGTTTCATTTCGTTGGATACTTATACTAGTGCTGACGATACCTAGTCCTATTGAGGCGGCAATCAACATCCCAGCAATTTTGCTAGTTTGGTGCGATATAGCGATTGACAATACCATTGCTTGCCGCTTTCCTTTGTGTGTTTGCGGATATTTAGCCGAAGCAGAGATAATCTAGGCTTATCTATTGTCTCATTTTTGTTTAAGCTGACTTAGACGTGAATGGCAAATATCATAAAAAAACGTCAATCTAGTTTTTGGTGCAATATGCAAGCACTTTGCTTAGATTGACGTGTTAATACAGGGTGCATCTCCAGATACGGGATCGTATCTTTGTTAATTTTAGCTAAACCTGTTAGACAGAGATTCTACTTAGTTGTAGATGCACCTGGATTGCCGGGACTTGATCCTGGTGCTGGTTGAGCGCCAACTGATGTTTGTGGCGTTGCGACTTGAGTGGGTGCGGCACTTGTTTGGGTGGTTGATGCGGTAGCCGTTGCTGCGCCTGTAGCTGGACTGGCGGTAGCTCCAACGGGTTGTGCAGGTATATCACCTGATTCGACAGCGGCTTTTTCTTCTTCGCTTTTTAGCTCTTCTTTGCCATCATGTAATTGCGAAAGAGTCATGATTGGCATAGTAGGAGCGGTTTGTTCGTTTGAGGAGCTTATTTCGGGACTGTCAGTATTATGCATGGTAGCTTTTCTGTTTAGTGAGTTCTATTATTTTATGCAAAAAACCGAGGCTTGAACCTCGGTGATTAGATTGACGTTAATTTCCTGCTTGATTGAGTCTACATTTTGGCTCCAAGCAGATGTCTGATAGCTTTGGCGGTTTTACCTGTGTAGGAAATGTAACCTTTGTTGCTGCTGCCGCTAATGAACATTTCGTCTTGGTACTGTTCCTCTAAGTCTTCAAGACTAAAGTGAAATGTTACTGGATTTTCTGAGTTGTCATTATCCCACAGATTAATGACAAGAACAGCAGACAAGTTGATTATCCTTTGACCAACCTGGAGCTTTGTGCCATTGGCTAGTAACTTGATTGGTGCAATAGGCTCATCACAGTATTGTTTGTTGCTAGTGCTGGCAGAAGACTTTGCTGACGTGTCACGTACCTCTTCTTCTAAGTAATCAGGAAGGCAATCGACATCTGGCAATTCTGGTGTTGGCAGATCTTCTACTGGTGCAGCTATGTTGCATTCTTTTGTGTATCCAAGACGCTCTTCTGTTGTTCGATCTGCGCATTCACGCTCCATTGATTTTATATGGACAGCAGTCCAGTCTATTTCTGACTCGATTTGAGCTGCCTTGAGCAATGCTTCATTGAAAGATAATGGATAATGCACTTCTGTGACTTTCCATACTTCTTTGTAATCAGTTTCTTCAAAGATGAACAATTTTGTTTCAGCGTTATAACGAAAGCGCCAAACATTTTCTCTGTCGATTAAAGTGTGCCAGATTGATTTGCTCATCTTATTTGGTAATCCAGTATCTAGACTTTCTATGGCAACTTCAAGGTGCTTTCCTTTTGCTCGCTTTATACGTTCACGCTCTATCGATTTTTTGTGAACTTTTGTCCAGTCAAGCTCTGACTCGATTTGAGTAACTTTAGTTAATGCCTCATCGAAAGACAATGGGTGACACGTTTCTGTGAGTTCCCATACTCCGTTGCTATCTGTTTCTTCAAAGATGAGTAATTTTGTTTCAGCGTTATAACGAAAGCGCCAAACATTTTCTCTGTCGATTAAAGTGTGCCAGATTGATTTTTTCATCTTACTTAGACTCCTTGATGCTATTGTTCAAGCTTTTCAAGACAGCTACCGATTTTTGAACTGACTTTAACTCTTGCAGTAACTCTTCTAACACCCCATTGACACTATCTTGAGCTGCCTCTCTTGCCATCTTGGCAATCATGTCTTCTTTGACCCCCATCATGATCAACATGGTGTGCATAGCATTGCCTTGTCGGGATGATTTTTCGACAATTTGCTTGTATCTTGACTCAATAACTGAGTCTGCTTTTCGTCGTAATAATCCCTCGATTTCTGCTGGCGTTGCGTTGCAAGCAGCAGCACATGTGACCATAAATCTGAGTTCTGACTTGAACTCTAGTTCTCGGAGTTCACAATAAAAGGCGAAAAACTTTTCTTCAATTGCTTCATTCATGAGATTGGATTCCTTTGATGTTTGCACGAGTGTTTGCTAGTTAGTTGATTCTGGAGATTGTTTTTTAGGTAACCAGATTTCGTCTGGATTAACTTGCAGATGAATACCGAAATCATCTTTGGCAAGTTTTATGGCATGCAGGATATCTTCTGTTGCTGGGTTGTTCCACTGCCACTCTTCCATTTGTTGCTTGTAATCCAGTAGATGAGATGATCTCTCATTTACATAAAGTTGCCATAGGTTAGTAAGTCCTATAGCAATGTCGCTATAGTAAAACTTGCAGGCTTCCCAGCTTGCTTCGATTTTATCTTTTCCTTTTACGCCAAAAGCGGCAAACTCACCTTCTTTGTAGTCGCAGAAATCAGCTTGACTTTCAATCCTGATTTCTATTTTGCTTCCGTTCTTTCTTAAGAAAACCATCCATTGTTTAGTGTGAATAATACCGTTAACTTGACTCATTATTCCTTGTTCCTGGGGTGAACGTTGCCTAGCTGGATCGCTCAGTTCAGCCATCAATATGCTGACAGCTTGACTGCGAATTGGTTCTTCGATACCAGCATCGGTTAGCTGACGCTCAAAAGCGATTTTGATGTCTTGGCTCATGGTAATCAGTAAGTTGATAGATTGCTTACTTTTTAAGTATGGGTAGTGAGCTAGAGAAAGTCAAGCTGTTAGCTAACTTGCTTAACAAAAAAACCTTGCAGAAAACACTGCAAGGTTGATGAGTGATGCAATTAGGTTAGACAAGGTTAGATGGAGGAGTCGAATACGGGTTTGAGCATTTTCAACATGTCATCAAGCCACTTAGCATTAAACCACTCAGGGTATCCATCTGAGCTAGTCGTTAATACTGGGAGCTGTGATCTTAGTTCATCAACTGTGTGAATCTGGTATTGACTTGGATCTTCAATGATTCCTTGCAAAGATTTTATTACTAGCGCTTTAGCGAACATCGGTAGATTGACTGTGACAATCTTTGTGTTTGTCATTTCGGACAATGTTTTTACTATCATTGATGGCGCATCGTTTCTAATGTTGTCGTCGATAGTTTCACCTACAAAAATAAGTCCAGCAAAATCATCTCCATATTTTGCTTTGAGCGAATAGGTGTATCTTCGCTCTATGATTGCTTCATACAAATGGGACGCTTTTAGTACTCCCTTTTTGATTTCGACGCCAAATGTTTGAGGATTGACCTTTGATTTGGCTGTAAATATTATGTCAGGACGCCGTGTATCGGCACCGTATACCTCTAGTGTTTGAACTTCTGCAAGCCGAAGTTGCAGATCCCGCTGAATTTCTAGGGGGAGTACACAGGATGTGTGACATAGTGCAGAGACAATCTCTTTTTCACTTCTAAATCGGGATGTCCCACAGTTCCCATTCTCCTTGGTCGTTATAGTGTCCTTTGTCTGGAAAGTGGATTCTAAAGTACTCCATTTCTCTTCGTTCGGCTTCTTTTGTGGAGGTTGATTGTTGTTCCCATACGTCGTCATCTGTTATAATCTCCTCGTTAGATGATACATTTTTTGTGCGACTCAGGACTTTGAATGCCTCAGTCGCTTTTTGTTCTTCTAGCTTCGAGCTGTCTGGGTGGAAAGCTATTGCTAACTTTCGATAGACAGCGCTGAATTCTTTACCCTGTTGAACCTGAGCCGTGATAGCTGCATTAACTACAGGTTCACCTACTGACTCATCAACACTGGCTACAAATTGAGCTAGGTAGTCTTCTGGCTCCATCGGCTCTTGTTGCTTTTCTTGAGATTGCATAACCTCCTGCTCTTTCTCTTCTAGTTGACGCTCTAGCTCTTGCACCCGTGCCTTGACCCGTGCCTTGAATGATTGCAGTAAGCTTGCCTGTGCTGTCAGTTCTGCTGCATACCGTGCTTTCTCGATTCGTGCCGCCTCTGCTTGCTGCCTACGCTGTTCAGTCTCAACAGCCTTGCGCTCTAGTGCGACCTTGACCACTAGCCTGATATTCTCTGTCTTTCGCAAGTCGCCTACATCCGGAATATATTGCATGGCATTAGCCTTGATTAGTGGGAAGCCTATCTCGCGAAAAAATAGTTCTCGCAAGTCTGCTGCCTTGAGTTGATCTAGTTTGTCTTGCATTGTTGTTTAACCCAATTACATCACTTCTGATATTGTCTCACTTGATAAAAGTCAAGTCAATTGCTTGTGACGGCTAATAAAGAAAAATCCCGCTAGTTAGGCGGGATAATTACCTAGCTTAAGCTTAAGTGATAGACAACTCTTTTATTCACTTGTTGATTTTTTGTCCATTTCACAAAAAGTTAAATCTTCTAGAGCAGTTGATATTTCGCCTACATCTAGATTAACTAGCATTTGGTATACGCTGTTTGGTAAGTCAAACAAGATTTGTTGTGGATAATCAGTCTCACCCTGAATCCACTGATGAATAATATTTGCTGCTTGATCAAGTTCTTCCACTGTTAGTTTTGTTGTTGATTCTTGAGACATACTTGTTAGGATTAACTAAGACAATATTGGTATTGTATCAATTACTTGATTGACCTAAAGAAAAATCCCGCTGGTTAGGCGGGATGGTTAGCTTCACTCGATTTAGTCCTGTTAGTTTGCGCAGTTCTTAGAACTTATACCCCAATACTGCCTAGCAGCAAACAGATATTTCAGCCGACGGTGTTTCTATGCAAGCTTGCAAATATCCTTCTAAGAAGCTAACAAAAGCATCATAATTACCCCAGTTGTTTTTGGGGTTGTATTGCTTGAAATGGCTAGGATTTGCCTTTAGCTTGGCAATAGCAAGTTGCAAGGGTTCGATTAACTGTGAAGCTTTGGTTATGCCACATAGCTCTGGATACCAGACTGCATCATATATCCCACAAGCTTTTGCCATAGCGCCAAGATTGTGTGTGATATTGGCGCTATACACTTGGGTGGTTTCGCTGTCTTCTGATTGAACTACATAAGCAGTCTGATTCGGGAACCGCTCATTCCACTCTTTTTGAGAGATTTCTTTGGTTGCGCCATTTTCTCGGATGAATATGCCACTGCTGGCTTGCTTTTTGATTGGCGTTGAGATATTCAGGTACACGTCTAAGCTCATGTTAGTGTCTAGGTAGTTGTTTTTGTTCTGTATTTGCTGAGATGTCAATAACATCTTCTAGTACTTCTTTGCAATCAAGTCGAGCAAGAAAACCTTCCCCGTAGCCATGCATAAAGGGTTCAGTACTCATCCTTGCCTGATCTCCTATTGCATTACTTGACAGGATAATGTTTCGCAAATTTACATCAACTGTAAATCCAGCAATCCAACCCATAATGAAATGAGCTTTTACCGTGTTTTTCCATCCTGGATATAATGATGACCACATTTCTCGATTCATGTGACTGTAGTTGTGTTCTGCTGATTCCCAGGCTAAACTAGCTTTTTCTTTGATGTTCATGTGTGAGATATACCTTCTAGCAAAATGTTGTGTATGTTGAAAACGGCAGAGTAGAGAGTAGAGCAGCAATGACTTTTTGAGGAACGGAGTTCATTGCTGCTCACCTTTTAAAAATCATGCACTATATTGTGATGCACTCCATAGTACCCAGCTATAGGCTGATCACTGGCAGTAAGTCGATTACCAGCCTTCTTGCTTGGCTTGCCACTTACTGGCTTTATATGACTAACTATTTCACTCCAGTTAAATTCTGTGCTGATGGTTTCGATACATCTTGTCTGATACCGTACCTCTACTACTTTAGGTAGCAAACCCCGCTCTTTCACGGATACCCTGAGACTAGACAGCATATAGCTGTGTGGCAAAATACCACACTCACTTAATACGGTAATGACTGCTGACTTGATTTGTTTGGCTGTAGGTTGTTGCATTTGCTTATCTCGGCTTGGTTGTTTAACTTACTTAAGTATTGGTGTCAGATTAGAAAAAGTCAAGTTAGTTGATTAATGCTAGTTACTAGCGTCCGAATCCTTTAGATGAGCCAAAGTTAATCGGTTGCAACTTGCTGGCGATTTCTACCATCAGATCATCACCAGCTTGATAAATAAGCAAACTCCTTTGCTCTTTGCACATTGTATTTTGGCGATTGGCTTCCATGATGTCAATCCAGGGAAACTGAGCAAGGTTGAGCAATACCATGATATAGAAGTACTTGCATGGCGGAAAAGTTTTTCTCCATTTACGCAATTCTTCGAGACTAGGAAAATGTCCAGCTTCTTTGTGTGCTTGCATTACTCCTTGCCAACAAACAGAAGTAAGCCATTCTAATATCTTAGTAGCTTCGATGGTAGTTAAGTATCGAATAACCTCTTTGTAAATAGCTAATTCTATCCTTAAATCTTGCTCCTTGACTCTTTTCTTCAATGCGTCAGCCGTTGGATCGGGTTTGCTTCCATCAAAGACTATGTGCTTGCTATCGGGGGTTGTCCATAAATCTTCCCAGATAATCTCACAGCATTCTAGAGTAGCTGTGAGATTTTTTGCTAGTGCAGGAATATCTTTACTTACTGACTTAAATTGCCAAAAATCAGGAAACCTTTTTACATAAAGCTCTCGTGACAGCTTGATGCAATAATCCATGTCTTTCATGTTATCTGGCACGATAAGGCAGTTGGTAACAATACTATGGAATCTTGCCTTGAATAAGGCTTTGGCTTGACCTCGTGCCAGATCATCTAACTCACCCGTGAGGGTAATTCTTGAGTTGAGTAGCTGAGGATTGGTTTTGGCTGGACAGTGTATTCCGGTGCCAGGAAAGTGTCGAAAGTGAGGAATACGTTTAGTTGACTCCTTGGCAGCAAGGAACACTGCGTTATCACAGTAAGGACAAATTAGTAACTTTCTGAGATAGCTTTCATAATCGCACTCGGATGCTTTAATAACCTTTCCGCCTTTGCTAATTTGTTTGCTAAATCCTAGCTTTGGTGCTTGAGATAAGTCTTTGATTTTTGCTTCTTTCATAAGTCAAAAAAAGTAAACCCACTTAGTTATTTTCCAATCTAAGTGGGTTTGAGTCAATCTGGTGGTATTGAGAGAGTGATTAACCGAGTGTTAGTCTTCTAGTGCATGAGTCAAGTGGATGCATTCAGTTAGAGCGGATGCCTGGTCTGTTGCTCTTGAGCCGCAAGTAAAAGTGAATGCTTCACTTATGTTTTTTGTCCACACAATGACTCCACTACCATTGCGAATAGCTACATAGTAAATTTTGTCATTTAGTTGCCATGAGGATTCATTTCTTACTACTACATGTAATTGATTACCGTGAAAGTCTGTAACTGATTCTGCGTGAATGTTGCTAGGCTGGTTGATTTTAGTAGACATTGTTGTGTTTGTGGGTTAAGTGATGATTGCTAGTTGACAAAAAAAATCACCTATCAAGTAACTTAATTACTTGATAGGTGATTAGCAAGTTAGTTGACTTTGCGACTTGCTGCTTTACGGGTAGAGGTTACTGTGCTGCGAGTGGTGCTAGCACTGCTGTTGCCTGCTGATTGACCAGCCTTGCTCTCTTGCTTGGCGCTAGCTGGCGTGAATCGAGAAGCTTGCTGTTGTAGGTACTCAATGCGCTCTCGTTGCTGTACGGCTAAGCAAGAGGCTTTAGCCGCTTCAAACTCGCTGATTAGCTCATTGAGTTCTAGACAACCTTTGCGACCAGCATTACGTGCCGTGGTTGCTGCCTGACGGACTGCTGCCTCGATTTCGGCACCCGTTAAAGAACCGCTATATGAATCGCTAGCAAGCGTGTTTGACCACGAGACGATCTCAGAGTCTTGAGAGTGAACTGCAAAGCGAGTTAGATGCACTTGAATGATTTCATTGCGATCTGTCTCATTGGGTAAGTCAACGAAGAAAATCTCATCCCAGCGACCTTTACGCAAGAACTCAGGAGGCAAGTCGCTGATGTCGTTAGCCGCGCCGATGATAAACAGTCCTGGCTTTAGGTCTTGCATCCAAGATAAAATCTGACCAAACACGCCTCGCTTAGTCCCTCCGTCAGAGTTGCTGGAGTTGACTCCCGCAAATACTTTGTCTAACTCATCAAAGAAGATGATGGCAGGAGCAGCCGAATCTAGCAGTGCTAGCAAGTCTTTAGTTTTGCGCTCTGACTCGCCAACTAGTGAACCCAAGAAAGCACTACCGTCAATTTTGAAACATGGTAAGTTAGTTGTCTTTCCAACTTGCTTGGCAATGAGTGATTTACCTGTGCCTGGTACGCCTATCACCATGATTCCTTTAGGTCTGAGTTCATCGTCACTATCTTCGCTATCAAGAATTGAAAGTAAGTTGTTTTTCAACCACCTTTTAACGTTAGTCAAACCACCGATATCTTGCTTAGGTGGGTTCAGAACTTCAATGCCTAACTGACGTAACTGCTCGACCTTATAGGCGTGCAATGATTCTGCTGTAGGTATCCCCACGCAATTATGATAGGCAGCTACTTCCCGTACTATATTGATAATCTCGCTTAGATTTAACCCGGCACTAGAGCGAAGAATAGCTTGCCAAGTTGATTCATCTGAGGGTATCTCGAACCCCTCAAACTGCTCAACGAATCCCGGTATCCAAGCTGAGATTTCGTTCTGTATCTCATCTGGCGTAGGACGTTGTATCTTGATTTGACTGATTCTTCCTTTAAAGTCATCGCTAAATTCTATGTCTTGACCAATTAGGATCAGTCGCTTGATGCCATCTTCGTTGCCATTTTCATTACTGCCACCTGATGCCTTGTATCGGTCAATTAGCTCTTTAAGCGCTCGCTCGACTACAGTACGCTCACTTTCACTAAAACGAGCAACTAGACTAGGCACATCAAACATAACCAGGGTATAGTCTCGCTCTGGTGCGGCGTATAGCAAAAAGTTTAAGCTATTACCTAAGTTGTGCTGGACTTTTTCTTGGAGTGCCTGCTCATCTTTACTGTCACTAAAGTAGAATGCAGCCTGCGCTATTCCCGTCAAGTTTCCATCTTCATCTTGCATCGGCACGACACTGCGGAAACCGTGCATCACGTTCCAAGTCAACAAGCCATTAAATTTGTGCATCTTCTCTAACAGTAGATTCTCATCCGCAGAGAAGATGTCAATTGATACTGCACAGCCAGATTCAAGCTTGCTAGCAATGCGCTTGAACAGATTAGGGTTGCCTAGTGTCAGTAACTCGTTCATTGAAGTGCTGGTTAAGTTGCTCATTTGGTTAGTTATCTGTTTACTACCCCTTTACTATCACTTTTGATTTTACAAAAGTCAAGTAAGTTGAATCCTGACCACGAGAAAGGAATTACTAAGAGACTAGTTAAGGTAGACTCTCACGCGCACGCATATATATAGAAGATACAGAACTCGAAGAGCTGTTACCAGAAGAAGAGCTGTTACCAGAAGTTGATAGACATGTGTCAGAAGTCGGCAAGGGTAGCTTGTGAAGACAGGTGTTTCACTTCTGAGTGAGGTGAGTTGAGCTAACAGGTGATAAGTGTATCGACAAAATTTTGGTTTTATCAACTAACTTGCAAATAACACACTTATCAAAAAAATAAAGGCGCAGCCAGTTAATGACCTAACCTCTACAACCCATATATATAGAGTATTTCAGCAATTGTAACAGAATATAAAGCGTCTTAACCTAGTCTTAAACTTTCCTATTACTTTCCTATTGCTTTCTCTAATCTTTCCAAGAAATTTCTCGGAAAGTTTATGGAAAGATTAAGGAAAGTTTTGTAGCTTGACAATTAGCGCTGGTCAAGTGATGAGTGAAGAAGGCGAGGTGAAGAGTAGAGTGAGAATTTAGGAAATTTAGGGTCAAAAAAAAACTGCCTCCCGAAAAGGCTAGGGAGGCAGTGGAGTTTTATCATGTTTGGCAGAGCTTAGTCTACCAAGGATTTTACAGTGTGGGAGTGCTTATTTAATCTAGCTATCTTGCACGCTGTTGGTTAGCCTTGCTTGTTGTTGCAGTGTTAATGGAGTTGCTTTGGTTAGTCAGTAGCCGTGAGTTGTAACTGGCTTTATTCTTGCGCTTGCCGCCATCTTCGCCATTGATAGCTTTAAGCAGATCTTCGGCGTCTACGTCGCAGGCTTTACCGACATAGCCAACTGCCTCATAGCCTATTTCGTTACCCTCAGCATCTTTCTTGCTTTCAAGCTCAATGTAGGGTTGTGTGCCGATAAATTTTTCTGACACTAAGGAAGAAAAGTCGGGAGAGTTGATGTTATTACGAGCCATGATGTTAATTGCCTGTTTGCTTGTTTACTTGCTTGAGATTTGATTTGAAACTTGAACAAATACTAAACTAGCGCTTGACTTGAACGAACTTGCTCATCTTGTTTTTGCTGCTAGTACTGCTACCAAATTGAGAGCTAGATTGAGTTAGATTCTTTGTGCTAGCAGGTTTTTGGAGTGGGATGCGCCACGTCCCGTTAGAGTTTTGTTCTGGCTTACCAACCAGCCACCCCTCTTTCTTAGCTTTAAAGGCTGTATAAAACGTCATCAAATTAGGCAGAAACTTATCACCTAACATACCCTGGTCATAATCGGAGATGATTGCGTCATAGGAGCTTGACTCTGGATTAAGCTTAAATCCTAAGTCATTAGATGCACCTGATAAAAATTGACGCCTGATGATAATTTCAGCCTTCTCTTCCCGCTCATCATTTAAGTACCCATAGAGTGTTTGTGCTTGCTTGTGTTGCTCAATGTTGTTGCTAAACATGGTCTTGAGCGCTTGCACTAGGCACTCAGCATCGGTGAATTGCATCTTGATAGTGTTGAAGTGGGACATGAACTATTGCCTTTTGGTCTAATTTAGTTGACTATATTTATTGTCGCTTTATCTAGAAAAAAGTCAAGGTTAGCTAGCGCGAAATAATCAACTTACTTGATTTTCAGGATTAAACTTCAGGATTCTTTTGTAGCCTGATTTATAGGCTGGTCAATAGATTTATAGTAAGCGTTCAAGATTGCGGCAAAGCTAGAGATGGTCTTAATACCGTCTCTGTAGGCAGTGTCTCTCTCTTCTTCGGAGGTTGCTTCATAGAGGCAATGAAAGCTTAGTGCCATGCCATTGAGCAGGTTACTAAAGTCATCAGGGATCTGGGTTAGCATTTGCTTTCTAACTTGCTGTTTTTCGTTTTTGATGTGTAGACGAGATTGGTCGAGCTTGTCTAGTCGGGAGTATACGGCTGCAAGTAGCTGATGGATTTTATATGGCTTAGTGAGATAGTCATCAGCTCCAAGGTTCATGCCGTCTCTAATGCTTTGCGGTGAAACGCTTGCTGTAAGGAAAATAAAGCTAGCTAGTACTTTGTTTTCACGTAGCTTTTCTAGTAGTTCTAAGCCTGACATTTCTGGCATTGCGATATCGCAGATAATTAGGTCGGGATTTTCAGAGAGAGCCAGAGTTAATCCTTGCTTACCGTCTTTCCCTGAAATCACCTCGAATCCCTCTTCTGAGAGAGCGTCTATAAGGTTATCTCTGATGGCAGCTTCATCTTCGATAACGAGGATTTTGTAAATTTTCATTTCACTACAATCCTTTAACTTTAACCTGCTTGATTTTAGAAATGCCTTGCACTTTGTAATCTAACAAAAATCCCGCTAGATAAAACTTAGCGGGATTAGATTTATTCAATTAACTAGCAACTTATTAGTTAAGCATCACTAACTAGACCTCAGCAAATAATCTTGACTTAGCAGAGCGTGACTTGCGGTTAATTGTAGCGCCACTTTTAGTGGCAATTAATGCATGAGCCGCTACGAGTGCATCATAGGATGCTGCAATTTCGGTTAGCACTTTGTCAACCGAGGTAATGCTTGATGCTAGGTTGGGGAACTTTGCGATGTATGCCGCGAGACGCTGTTTACGCTCACTTAGTCGGTCTATCTTGCGCTCAATGCTTTTGGAGAAATCACCTGAGGCATTGATTTTGAGGTCTTTATCTGAGATTTCAGCATTGAACTCAAGCGCCTCTTTTTCAAGTTCATTAATTTCTTCTTTTATTTGGTTTTCGATTTGTTTTTGGACAGCAGACAAGTTAATTAACGTGTACTGCGGGATGAGAGAGAAGTTAGACAATGGATTTCCGTCAGAGTCAGACTTGCTGATATTAGCGATAAGTGCTTCTATTGCTTCGCACTCAGCCAGATACTTACCTGGCACAAAGATTAGAGAACTAGAAGATCCCGTGTTGTTTACGGTTAAGCCACGCCACTGGACAAACCTTGTGAGTATAGAGTGAATTACAATTCTGTCGTGGTTGAAGGCTTGGCTGTACAGCTCTTTAAGTTCTTCACAGATCGCCTCACCCTTCATACCCCAATCGGAATCTTTGCGACCTTCTACGTTGAAGTAAGTTTCACTGTTGCTGTGAAGAAAGCTAAGTGTCAAGGCTTGGTCTTTACCAAGTTTGACTACTAGCACGTCATCTTTGATATTGTTGGTGCTGGTCAACGCACACATCATATAGCCTTTATCTCGCAGATGACTAGGCACGTCTTTTTTGGGTATCATACCCAGACGCCAACCTTTTGGCTGATTGGGACTACCGATATTGTTCCAGCGTGACACTGCGGCACTGAAAGCTTGGTCGTGAGTTTTGGTGTTAGGTAGCAATCGAGTATTTACCCCGTGCGCTTCAAACGCAGCTTTAAGAGACTCGTGGCTTATATTCATGCTCTCATCGATACTCCAGCTCACAAACCCCCCTATGTAGTCAGATGTGGTGGAGTGTGAGTACTGAAAAGACTGCAAGTCTTGCAGCGCGACGTTAGGGTTTACCTCAGGTATGGTTTCTGGTGTAATGGTTACTTGAACTTCAGAACTCGAAGGAGCTTTGTCAGATCCAGAAGCAACAACTAAGCTATTTGTAGATTCAGTAAATTCGGTCATTTGTTTTTGTCTCGCTAGTTAACTTACTTGATTCATTCTCGCTAATCTACAAAAAAAGTCAAGCGATAACTTTGTAGGTTTTTGAGAATTATCAAGATAAAAAGAAAAGTCCCGACAATGTCGGGACTTAGTGCAAAGTAAATTTTCAGGATAATTAAATCAACTTAGTCCAATCTAGTTGATTGTTTTTCCTTTAAGCCAATCAGAAAACATTGGAGACATCATTGTTGCATGGTATAGGTAGCTGAAACTAGCTACATAAGCGTGTTCTTCAGGAGAGAGGAATGCAGGCGGGAGTAATCGTAGTGTCTCGAAAGCTTTAAGAGCAAGCTGCTTTATTTCTTCGTGGCTAAGGTTGGCAAGTTCAGAAGAAGTTTCTCGTTTATTGGAACCATTGGCTATGTTGTAGATTTGTAGCAGGCTTAAAGGAGAAGAGGAATCTTGAGAAGTTGAGTAGCCTCTGGTAACAGGTCTTTGACTACTGGCGAAGTGGTGGCAACTATTCGAGTTCTGTTGCATGGGTTGTTTTATCGGTATTGCGGAAAGGTTTATAGGTTTGTTGGGTAAAACTTCTCAAGCTCTAAGCTTAGGTTAGATTGGCTTATCGAGGACGTGGACAACCTGGTAGAGTGTTGTCCTTCTTGCAGTCAGATTGAAAAACGATTGATGTAATCGTGATGTGTGTTTGGCTTGTATTCGCTTCGGCTTTTAGTATCTCAGTGAAAGTCAAGTTTACTAAGCTTAGCGAAAGTGCAGCGAATAGAGTGCGAGATTGAAGTAAGTTCATGGTTTCTGGCGTAATGGTTTGAGGTTACTTGAGAATTTTGAGATTAATCGGGAAGATAGGACTAGAATTTGCTAGAGCTTAATTGTGAAAGAGAATCCCGACTTTTTCTTCTTTTTCTTCTTGCCTAGCAGCTTGTTTGCCAGTGATTCTACTAGACTGCATCCAACATACATGGCTGTGTCAACGACTGTATTGACGGTTGCATCGATTACCGCATCAACTATTACGGGAGTTGCTTGTGTAGCGATAGAGCCTAGTTGATAGCCTATATCGTGCCAGTTAGTACTCGAAGAGCTGTTACCAGTAGTCGTTAGACCTGTACCAGTATCAGGCTTGCTTGTTTGATGCAGCTCTATTTGACACATGCTTACTGGATCTTCGATTGCCTCATTACAATCAATCCAAGGATCTAGCGATTCGTAGGCATCATGAACAATGCTATATGTTTGTTGATCCAGACTTATCGACTTTTGGCTAATACGTTTTGAAACAGACTTATCCGCTTCTGAAACAGGTCTATCGACTTCTGACAACAGCTCTTCGAGTACTGGTACTTCTGGTATTGGAATCAGACTAGGTTGAGTGTTTTCATTGGCAGAATTTAGTACGAACTGGGTTAACACCTCAGCCAAGCTATCAAAGTCGATAGACTCGGATATAGGCTCGTGCTGATTCACTTTATTGATTGCTGCCTCAACTGCATCTACTATGCTGGGAGCCAGTTCATTTGCAAGTAGATCGGCATCTAGAGAAGTTGCCTTTTCCCGCCTCTCCCACTCGGTTCTAAGTGAGTAAGTTAAGTTGTCGCTGCCATGCTTTTTGACAGCTTGATGCCGAGTAAGACCTAGTAGCAGTAGCAGTTCTTTTTGGGTTTTTTGCTTCATTTGAGCTAGTGAATTTAGTTGTTTAGTACACTTATAGTTTTACGTGGCTTTTAGAAAAAGTCAAATAGGGACAGAGGTTAGTCAACTAGCTTACTAAACAGGAAAGTAACTAGGATTATTTGTTTAAAAAGTACCTAAAAAAATGCCTCTGCTTGAAATAGGCAGAGGCGGATAAGTTTACGTGAGAGCTAAATACTGACACAGGTCTAACGACTACTGAAGAAGACCAAGTACTTAAGGAGAGTTCTTTAGTTCACTGATTTTTCTTTCTACTTCGGCTAGTTGTGCTTCTAATTGAACCCGCTCTCCTGTTGTTTTGTCTAGTTCTGCTTGCAGCCTTTCCCGTGCTGTAGTGGCTTTTATTACTGCCTGCTCGTGAGTTTGTAGTGCGTTGCGTTCTTCGGGTGTGTACATAGGTTACTTACATTAATTAACCGAGTTGACATTTAAAGCTTAGTTAAGGTTTTAGAGAAAGTCAAGTTAGTCATTAATGGAATAATTAGGGTTGTTTTTGGCATTGTGCGATGTGCCTCATATGTCATATGTGGATAACAAATTCTTGATTAGTTGAAGCCATTAGAGGGAGTTCATTAGAGGGAGTTCATTAGAGGGATTTGTTGTTGTGCAATTATGTAGTGCAGTAGTGTAGTGGTAATTTGTGTATATGCAGGAATTCAAGATGAGCGGTTAGAATGACTGGTTAATGTGAGCGGTTAAGGTAGGCGACTGTTCTAGGTGGTGGAGAGTGAATTAAAAATTTAGTTAATTAGCAAAATAATTTATGAATGATACTGGGTAAGGATTTCAGCGATTTAAGCTTTGTCCTTTTGAGGATTTTCCTTACAAGGAATGTATTCTTCGCTACATTTTATTTGGTATCCTGTCAATACATTTCTAGTCTTGCTGGAAGGAATTTCTGCATATGCACTAATCCTTACTTATGTATATTCCCACAAAAAATCCACCGAGTGACTAAACCCAGTGGATTTTTTGTTAAGTATTTCTACTTACTAGTTTGTCATCTTTGAATTTGCTCTATATTCGCCTCTGCAACGCTGATTTCTTCCTCAAGGTCAGATAGTTCGTTTAGCAGCTTTGACCGCTTTCGCTGAAGCATAGCAAGGTGGTCTAGCTTATCTTTGAGTCCGGCTTGGGTGAGCATTGTCTTGGCTTCTATCGAGTTCACCCAGTAGAACACGGCGTTAGTTATGACTGCCTCTATCTTCTCTCTTGCTGCGCTAGTAGGTGCCGCAGCTTGCTCTGTAGCCAATGAGTGATAGTCAGCACGACGGATACCAGATCCAACAGTGGGATCAGTGGAATATTCTCGCTTCCATGAGTTGTCAGGTTGACGTGTAAACCGGACATCGACTTTATGCTCAACCCGATTTACTTTCCAGAGTGAGCCGCTTTCTTCTGTGGATACCTGGAAATAGATAGTATTCTCATCTACACAGAGAATACGTGCTTTGCCTAGCTTGGTGTAGATGATAGTTGATGGTGTTTTGAGTTGTATGATGTGTGTTTCTAGTGGTTGACGGTTGTGTACAGGTGAGATAGGCGCTAGGGGTAGCCTGCTGGCGCCTATAGGGGTGCCTAGGCTGTCACTTGTGATTGCGGCGTATTGGCGATTGCCTGCTTGAGTTCAGCCAGTTTTGCTTGCCTCTCTGCTATTTGCTGGTCTAGCTTGGTAATCTCTCCGAGTAGCTCTTTCCGCTTGCCTTGATCCTCAAACATCGCCATTTTGATTCCCTTTTGTTGTGACTTAAGTTGACTTGGATTGTGTTGAGATTAGCTGGGGTATTTTCCCGATTTTTTTGGACACCTAACGAAGATACGTTGTTTCAGCCGTCGAAAGTAGGGGTCAAGGTGTGGTTTTGACCCCTACGAAATACCGGGTTACTCTGACGGCTGAGTAGCAGAGATGTAGTATGCTTCTAACTCTTTGTGGCTATAGCCAGCGTGATGCAGTAGTTCTTCGATGGATTGGATTTTGCCTTTAAGCACAAGCTGTTTTTCTTTGAGGTTTTCTTCGGCATCCAAAAATTGACCGCTAGAAACATCATCACTACAAAGCAGTTGATTTAACTCGCTCTTGCAATGTTGATCTAGAACAATAAACTCACACCGCAAGCAACAATACTTGTTAAGCAACACTTGCACATCGATGGTTGTTGGCTTGGGTTTAGCTTGCTGACTTGCACCCATGATTCCAGCTTTGACGCGTGCCAAGCTTTGCTCTTTGGCTTGCTTTCTCGCTTCCCGTTCGTTGTTAAGCCTGATCAATTTTTCAGTGCGTTTGATGCATCCTTTTAGGGTTTTAGTTGGTGGTTTATTTTCGTATTTGGGAACAGGAAGCCAACTACAATCATTGTCAGCCAGTATTTCCATGTGTGCGTAGTAGCCGTTTTCAGTTCGGGTGATGTAATAGCGCACCCTTTCGGTTATCCATTTCGGTTTCGCATAGTTTAAGCCGAAATCAGTAATCGATTCGGGTACTTCAGATGAGATGAGTGTTTTAGCCAGATCCATGATGTTTGCTGTTTTTGCTACTTAGTTGATTTTTGCTAGCGAGATAATCGCTTTAATTAATTTAGTAACTACCTCGCGAAAGTCAAGTTAGTTGATTAATTGCTTAGTCTCCTTGTGGGAATTGTTGCCAGAGGGATGTAGTGCTGCGCAGGCTTGTAAATGTTCCGTCTCCGATAATGATGTGATCCATTAGTGGGAGATATATGGTTTGACTGGCTTGCAGCAGTCCTTCGGTAAGCTTTAAGTCTTCAGGTGATGGATCGGGTGAAAAGCTTGGGTGATTATGTGCAAGCATCCATCGAGTAGCGCCGGATTGGATGATGTGCCGGAATATTATCTTGGCATCACAAAGGCACTCACTAGCCGTACCGACCGAGAGAACTTCAACGCTAAGCGCTTCATTCTGGCTGTTAAGACAAGCTACCGCAATCTTTTCAACAGGTAGCTTTGCCAAATGCCAAGAGAATACCCGTGCTGCGGCTTCCGGTGAAGACAGGTTACTCATGATTGGCGTGGCGTCAAGCCATGCTCGCTTGCCTAGGTTTAATGCCGCCTTGATGATGTCAACCTTGCACGCGGGAATCTTAGCTTGCTCGGTTAGTTCCCACATGGTTGCCTCTCGTAACCCTCTCATGGGGTCTTTTGAGTGCTGTCGTTCTAGCCATTGGCTAACTTTCTTTGCCGTTGTAGCACCCAGTAAGACGGTGAGGCTTGTTAGTACTTCAGCAGTCTGCTTGTACTGTTCGTTTGCGAGTAAGCGAGCGTGCGGTGAAGACATGAGTTGATTGTGAGTAATGATTGAGTAGTGATAATGAGCGAGTCAGGCTAGGGTTAGCCTTTGTATCACTAACCCTAGATACTAATCGGTGAAAGTCAAGTTAGTCTTTCTTGCGGGGTAATGGACGTGGGTTAACCGGAGTAGGGGGGTCGATCCATAACCCGTCAACCAAGGCTTGTGCAAAATCTTCTAGATGCTCGATGCCACACTTAGCAGGATTGCGTCCGGCAAGGTAATGATGCACTGAACCCCAAGCAAGCTTGCCAGAGTTGACTAGCTCTTGAATTTTGACCGACTTCTGGTAGATCTCACGGTAGCTTCGGTATGCACGAGGCATGTACTTGCTATCTGTCCGACCGGATGCGATGAACGCGGCGTCCATACTTTCAGCGTCAGCTAGGTCACAGAGTTGTGCAATCTCATTGACCATGACCATTGGGTCTTTCTTGCTACTGCGAGGCTTATCGCTAGACTTGCGAGGCTTTTTGACCTTGCCACTAGCAGAGCCACTAGCAGACACTTCGAGTGCAAGCATCTGGTCATAAAGTTGCTGGTAGCGCTCATCTGATACGGTGCCTTTGATGCTGTCTAAGATGGCTTGACTCTCAGGTGATAAACCAATCGCTGAGCTAGGTGCGGTAGCGAGTTGCTCTATCTCGGCTCGGTTAACCGTATTGTTTGATTCGGTTAACCGAACCTGAGTATCAATTGCCGGGGTAGGGTCAACTGAATCGACAGGCTGAGTAATGGATTTGTCTGTAGTGCTAGTGGCGATCACCGTTGGTTTTACTGGCTCTATGGGAGCGCTAACGGGTTGCTCGATTTGAGCAGGTTCGGTGATGGTGATGGGTGATTTAGTAATAGGCTCACTAGCAGGTTTTTGAGCATCGATCCAGTTATAGATGGCGTCAAGGTAAACAACCGCCTTAGCTCGCTTTGGTAGTTCCGGCAAGATAGCGAGTACTGCTGCCTTCATCTTGTTGAAGTTAGGCATGGGTGCTTTATAGTACTCAGCTAGTACTGCTTTGATGCTGGCAACTTGAGGGTTAATGGTATCAAGCACGGGTGCATCGGGTGCTACGTTAGCAGGCTTAGGCAGTGTTACAGATGGCGGTTCTACAACAGAAGCGCTAGGCTGTTTAACCTTATTGGCTGATTCAGGCTTGATGGCGGGTTGTTGGTTCTTGCACCATGCGATTAGCGCATCGGCGTAATAATGAGCTGTCTTGCCTAGTTCAATGTCAGGTAGCAGTTGCTTAGCCAAGGCTGCAATCTTGCTGTATACCTTAAGCTTTTTAGTGCCACTACTAGCACCTAGCAGCTTGACGCTGTTGTACTCTGATAGTGCTTGCTCAACCTCTGTTAGGGTGGGAGCTACGACCTCAGGCTTGCCAGACTCAGCACTTGGGTTAAGTGACTCTTCACTGAGTAAGTTAGGTGTAACACCCTCACCCCATGACCACCCCATGTTGGCAGCGCATGTCTTGCCATACCCTACAATGATGCTGCGCTTATCAGTCAGTTTAAGGTTGCAAACACAACACTTAGATGATATGTGACCGGATTTAGCCGCAACCTCAGCGGGATTAGCCGCGAACTCAGCAAGAAATTTATCGAGCCAATCATACTTAGATGATGTGTTATGGTTCTTGTCTAGATTGCCTTTGGTGCCAAGTCGATACAGCCATTCGCCGTTGACGTTGATGTAGGTGCAGCCGGGATCTTTGCCTGTACCAGCATCAAGCGTTTGCTTCAACACAACTTCTTCAAGGCTACCCGTTACAGCGTCTTTATATGACAGGGTGATAACAGGCTTGCGCTGATTGGTGTAAGCTTTGCCTTTTTTCTCAGCCTTTTGCTTATTGACTAGATTTTTGGTTGCAACCATTTGGTTCATAATGGCATGAATTCTGGTGTGGTCAAATGTTGCTATTTCGCTAGGCTTGCTGACAGCATCACTCTTCTTGATTGGCTTAGGCTTGTCGCTCATGGGTGTTGCTGTAGCTGCTGGTACGCTAGCAGCTACTTCAATGATGGAACCCGTGGTCTTAGGCTGGTACTCATTAGGGGTGTCTAATACTGGCTTGCCTTGTGTGCGTAACCAACCTTCTAGACACTTAACCATCAAAGGGTAATTGCCAGTATCAATGACGTTTTTGTCAACTAGCTTGAGAGTGGTATATGACCAAAGCTTGACTAGTGCTTTTTGTGGTGCTGTCGGAATGTAGTTGTTCTTAATAATCCGGCTGCAAATGTCATGCACCATACAAGCATCAAGTGTTGCTGCACTATTGTTGATGGTGTTGCCAGTAGTCGATGAACCTGTGCCAGTGTTGTTAGACATGCGTGATCTACCTTTTGTGTGTACGTTTTGTTTTAGTTGAATTACCAACTTACTTGATTATCGGGAACTACTCAGTGAAAGTCAAGTTTTGATAGAGGTTTTCTGTGAAATTTTGAAGGAGATGCTATAAAGATTCCGCCGAAGGATTTTTGTAGGGGGAACGGGAAAACTTGCAAAATGTACATGAATGTGGTAACGGCTAAACAAGCTACAAACAACAGAACCACACTATTCAACCAACTTGACTTTCATCATGTTCACCATCTCGTCTCATCACACCCCTGTTTGTCTCTTTTTGTTTCACTCTACCACCCCCTATCCACAACGCATTTACTACAGCTTTTCAACTAACCTGACTTTCTCTATTTCGCCTATTTTTCACCTTCCCACTCATTCTCTCTTAACTCTCTCTCGCTGTTCTTCATTTTCCTTCCGTTATTTGCGAGGGAGAGCCGGATCAAAACGGTGAAACTGGTCTAGAGCTAATTTTAGGACTAGATGAAGTTGAGTTAATCTAATAGAGGCGAATAGGTATTTAATACTTGAGTGAATGTAACCACTCAAGTATTTTTATTGCTAAGACTCATGATTATAGCAAGCTTGACTTTTGCTAAAATACTCATAAGATAACAGTAGCGTAATATTTAAACCTTGCCGTATGGCTATTAATCCAGTTATCCCCAAACCCATTATCTTTTATGCAGGTATTGGCAGTCGTGAAACTCTAGTCAAATATGTGATGTAATGTTTCAATTAGGCAAGCAGCTAGCACTGCGGGGTTGTGTACTGCGCAGCGGTGGAGCCAAGGGAGCTGATTTGTCATTTGAGCAGGGATGCAATCAAGTAGAAGGCACAAAGCAAATATTCAAAGCTGACTACTGGTATCAAGTGACCAACAAGGGTGAATACTGAGAATACAACTACCAAGAAAGTTTATTGTCACAAGTGATAGAAATAGCTAGCGATGCACACCCTAATTGGCAAAACCTAAATGACTATAGCCGCAGACTTCACACTCGCAATGTTTTCCAAATACTAGGCTCGACTCTTACTGCTCATTCAGGATTTGTAATCTGCTGGACTCTCAATAGCACTAAGTCAGCAAATGAAACCAGTGTAAAAACTGGCGGTACTGGTCAAGCAACTCGAGTTGCAAGTAAGTATGGAGTGAAAGTATATAACTTAGCAAACCTAGATGATTTTGAGTTAGCCACTAACTGGATCAATAAAAATAAGTAACTTAGTAAAAGCAGGATAAATAATGACAGCCGAAGATCAGCTTAAGACAGAAGTCGAAGACCTGTTATCAGAATTAGAATCACATTACTATGATGCAATTATCAAGTTAGTTGAAAAAGCGGCTAAATACATAAAAGTAGATGCTCATCATACCCCGATGATTCTCTTAGAGCATGATTTGAATGTTTTTATTAAAACTGAACTTTTGATTGAGAGATACACAGCTCAAGCAATTCGAGATGCTATTGCAGCTTGTATAGATTTGGTATTTATACTGTTTCCAGCTCAATGGCTAGCTGACTTCAAGCTAAGACTTGATGTTAATGATATAGATACTTATAAAACAGCCTTTGGTAAATCTGACAGATATTACCAAAGGCATTGTGTAGGCTGGTACGAAGATAAGAGCAATCAACTATTCGCTGTTGACTTGCCAATGTTATATATTAATTCAGGTACAGTTAAAGGAGAAGGCAAAATAGTAGATATTGACCGCTATAGGTGGCTAGAGTTAGGATTTGCTCCGCCTGTATCAATGTGGCAAATTAGAGGAACTATTATGTGCTGTGATCACTATAACAAGTCTTATATTAATGGGTGGTAAGTTATGAAAAGACAACTACGTCCCTACTGTCCTCTCAATGGTAGTCATGGAATTACTAACGGATCAGCTCCAGCTTTTCCTCGTAAACCGTGCAAACATTGTGGCTTTGGTGAAAACTTAACTAACTTTAATAACTACTGTCCTGGCTGCAAAGTTTGCTTTACTTGCAACCGAATAACAAAAAGAGCTTATAGTTTATGACAACAGCACAAACTAAAGAACAAATTAACGAGCGATTGTATAATACGCTGCTTGATATTGCTAGAGACGCCGCAAAGATTCATACTGTACCCTTTAATCAAGCTAATCACACTGAATACTACATCCTGCGATATATAGAACAGAACCAGCTAATTGAAGCTCATGGCTACACTACTCAAGAGCTGCGAGATGTTATTAGTATATGTCTTGACTTTACATTTATGGAAAATTCTACACTTGAATGGATACCTGTATTTAAAAGAAGACTAACTTACGTTAATGAGCTATTACTAGAATGGGATTACTTTGTTGGTTGGTATGATTCTCCAGACAAGCAAGTCATGGCTGTGTTTTTACCCATAAAACTTCATCCTTTGATGAGCCTTTCTCAATACGCTCATAATGGTATTTCGGTTGATTTTAACGAGCCAGTAATAAGCAAAACAATTCAGCAACGCATCGTTTGGCTTGACCGAGGATTTGCTCACGCTGTAGCAATACCACGCTTATCTGACAGGAGTATTATTTGTTCAGACCAAGTTTTTATTTAACCAAGCAAGTTAATTACTAACTTGACTTTCAGCAACTTTCAATTAAAGTAATTGACGAGAGCGATGAAAAGTTGATTGTTAGCTAGCTAATTAACTAACTCAGCTTTAGAGCCTGTTTCTTTTTCTAATCTCGTTAGGATATAGTTGCAGTATCCTGGCGAGATTTCCATATTAAGTGAGTTTCGTCGGTTACGATGCGATGCAATAGCGACCGTACCTGAACCAGCAAATGGCTCGAATACCCAGTCATTAACATCACTAAATGCTCTGATAAAGAAATCAGGTAAAGCAACTGGGAACGGTGCAGCGTGTCCTAACTTTTTGTTACCCAGTACTTTATTGTCTAGTGCCATTGAGTTGACACTGATCACGTTGCTGGGTAACGCGCCTTCTAGTTCTTTGGAATCATTAGAATGAAACCAATAATCAGAGTTGACGTTATCTTTGACAGCATCAAATTTTACTTTCGCTTTTCCTCCTTCTGGCTTACGCAAGACGTTATCGGGTCTAAACTTAATATCGTCAGTTAATGCAAAGTGAAAAACAGGTTCCCAACCGTTCTTAAACCTATTTTTCCAACTACCTGGCATTCCTGATTTAGTCCAACAAAACTCATCAATAAAGTGCCAGTGCCAATCCTCTGCATGAGCAATTACCAGCTTATTTACATAAAGGTTTCTTTTCCCTTCTTCTACGTGAGATTTGATATTAAGAAAGTAACTGCCATCTTTTGCTAAGAACTTGTGCAAATTCAATTGAACAGATTTAAACCAAGTTAAGTATTCATTAGGCTTAATTGGCTTAAATCCAGATGACTCATCGTACTTTCTTTGCGATGCATACGGAGGAGAAGTAAAAACAAGATTCACTTCTCTTTGACCTATGAGCTTGTATACATCAGCAAAGTCCCGACAATCACCACACATAATCAAGTGAGTTGAATCTGCTGCGCGAACCTGCCACAACTCGCCTTTGTTTACCCGTGATTTTATTTCTGATTCGCTTAGAGTGTTGTCTAGCTCGCTAATGTCACTCTCAAGCTCATCTAGATCTTCAGAGTCATCTTCTTCTGTAACCTGCTGGTTGTCTTTAAACCAAGACTCACGAATGGCTTTCAAGCTGTCTATGTCATCACCATCAAATGGCAAGGCATAGAAATCTTGTTCGGCTAAGTTAATAGCTAAATCAATAAATTCTTCTTGGTCATAAAGCTTTAAGTAATCACTCAGCTCAAAATCTCCGCCAGCCATCGTAGATACGTTATGGCTAATAGAATAAGCCAGCGCTGCTTGTTCACTCTCAGAATTTACCCCAAACAGTACAGGTACTAGCCATTCGTTTGTTTCAGAATTGACCAAGATACCCCTAGGCTTGTCTTCTTTCATGCCATACATGACAGACAAAGCCTCTATTCTGCCATTGCCTTCTACGATGCCACCGTTGCCGTTATTGAGTTGCGGTTCCCACTTTGGCGGATCTTTAAAGCCATGTAACTTAATTAATTCTATTAAGCCACCCATATCATGCTTTTTGGGATTTATCTCCAGTAGCACAGCCTGACTAAGAGGAATGTATTTTACTTCTAATTTTTCTGACATTTTTGTTTAAGTTCAAGTAAGCTAGTTAATAATCCTTTAGTATTTTATCTTAGTTGTACCTATGGCTCGACCATTACGCAAAGCGGCTTGTCATCCAGACTGGAGTGCTAGAGTTAGTAACTCTGAAGCCTATCGACGCGCTGGTGGACGCCGACATCACCATCGCATTATGCATCTCCAGGCAATTGAGCGCAGAATAAAAGTACTAGAGCTAGCAATGGTGTATGGTTATCCTAAATATGGAAGTAATCTGAAAATAGCAAAACACTTAGGTGTATCTCCTGCTGTTGTTTGTATGGACTTAAAAAAGATATTTTCTGGTGAATTTGAAAAAGAGCTAAAGGAAAAATACAGTAAAAAGAAAACTACTTCGGCAAAGCTGAAGTAGTTAATTCTATCTGTTCAGCAAATTAGCTGCTGAATCTATTTCTTTAATCTACCTAGATGCAGCTCAGGCTCAAGTCTTGATGTAAATCTACCAGAAGTGACATTTGAGTTATACTCATGCGCTTCTGCTATTAGTACCAGATCATTGAAATTACTTTTCGGTTGCTTTCCTGTCGATACTACTTCAGTAAAAGGCTGGTTGTTTATCATTAAATACTTTCTTTCATCTTTCCTTGCGTTATTAAACTGATCTGCTGAAAAGTAGAAGTCAAACAATTTTTTGCTGCTAGATTCGCTTTTCTCCATGCTCTTTACCTGTAACTAATTTGACTTTCTCACTTCTCATTATCTCAACCTTGAGCCAAAGTTTCAAGATACCTCTTTTGCAGTTCATCGTCAGATAACTCCGCAAGAGTCTGCATGTCTGACTCGTTAATAGTAACCGGAAAGTCATTGTCTGACGGGTTCAGCGGAGCAGACTGAACAATTTCTGTACCAAGTAATTTAGCTCGCTGCAAGATATTTTTGTGATACAGCTCCATGATTCTGCCATCAATCTTGATGTTGTCTGGATCGTCTGCTGCTCTTTTCATTTGATTCTGAATGCAAGCTCCCAGAAAGATTCCCATCTGTTCTAGCTCGTAGAGCTGCATTGCTCTACACCGTTCAGTGCCAAGCTTGACTTTTGGTATTAGTTCTCTGTCAATATAACTTTCTATGTGTTTTTGCACTTGGCTAATGCTAATATTAAACTTTTTAGCAATTGCTCCTAGTTTCACTCCTTGTCGAACACTCATCGTGTATATCTTTTCACTGATTGTCTCCTGAAACTGCTTTTCGGTGCTGTCGGCATTGGTAGTAAAATCTTGTTCGTGCATCACCAGCAATCCTTCAACTAAGTTGTTATCTATCAATTAGTTTAAAGCATCTCATCTTTCTTGGAAACATCCCAGATGGCTACTACCAGATAGAACGAACTCCACTGAAAACCAATTTGCGGTAGTAAGTAACAAGATATAAAGGCAGTGTTGGCTAGCTCTAGCCTGCTTTGCTTGGAATGAGCTGATGTCGCATAAAAGATTAGCAGAATAAAATGAACGATAGTTGCAAGTGTTTCTAGTCGTTCCATTAATAAGGTATTTAATTGAAAATGCATTTTATGTCCTCTTGTTATTTATTCAACTTACTTGTTTAATTTGGCTTTTTCTTTCAAGTATTTTCGCCAAACAGACCGAGTGTAATTTTCAATGCTTGGATATCTTGCGCCACCATAGTACTGGGGTCTAGTATTGTTCCATAATCTTGGTTGTCCTGAATACCAAGCTGATGCAACTCGACGTATAGTTAGCTCTTCGTTATGACCCTGTGCTAATTCACGTCTGAGATATTCATTTAATTTAAAGTCAATTGTTTTTATTTGCGCTTTTTGGTTAGAGAGAAATTCTCTAGAATCCATTGCGTATCCTAGTGCTTCTTTTGTCCAAGGTCTGACATTGGCTGGCATTAGCTGAGCGTAGCCTAATGCACCTGAATGAGGGTTTACTAGGTTATATTGATGATTAGATTCTTGACCAATGATGGCACGCCTTAAAGCTGTAACTTGAGCAGAGCTTGCATTGATATTTTGGTGTTTTTCTATGGCTTGCTTAACGTTATTTACAACGGGTTTAGCTGTAGTTGCACCCAGTACTAGCAAGCCTATAGCCGACACACTAATAACATGAGGATGTACTGGCATTAGTTTTCCCCTCTGCTTAGTAAGTTTCTTGCTAGACTTTGATCCAAACTAGCTTCTACATAGATGCGATAAGGCGGCTCAATTTGAAAGCTAGAGTTACGCTGCTGAAAGTGCAGGTGCGCTCCTGATCCTATGCCAGAGTCTCCGATATAACCTATCAGATCGCCTGGTTTAAATAAACCGGACTTACCAGAATCTAGGTGAAGATAGCGAAAAGTTTTGTTCAATCCAGGAGAAGTAAAACTAACAAAATTTCCTCCTCCACCCGTTGCGTCTCTCAAGTAACTTACTTTTAGAACTTCTCCTGGCAAGCCTATTGCATATAATGGCTTACCTTTTGCTGTGCCTATAGTGACGCCAACATCTATGCCTCTGTGATAGCTACTGGCACCTGGCACAGGAGATGGTCGGCGTCCCCACCCAGATGTGACTATAAAATTGCCAATTCTCTCTCCTCTCTTGGGAGTAGCAATGTCAAGTTTATTGAGGCTTAGTTTTGTTTTTTTACTTGAACCTGGCTGTGAAGCACCTGGCAACCTGTTAAATACTCGCTGAATTTCTTGAACAGCTTTTTGAGATTCAAGATAATTCCAAGCCGGAGGATAAAGCTGCAAGCCGGCAAGTCCACACACTACAATGCTGGTAATTACAGCTCCTCTCTGTAGTTGCTGCTCAAGAGGTACTTCAAGGACAGTAGGAGCAAGTGAAGTAGTTACAGGTGCAGGATGCTGATAATGGGTTGTTTGCTGAATGTGAGTAGGCTGATGATGTGAATAATGCGGTGCTGAATAACTAGGTTGAATAGGTTGCTCAGTTGTGGTAGGTATGGATTGCTGCTGTATGGGATGCTGAATCACGGTAGGTGGTACTACCGGATCTTTGCTTGAGTCGTATTCAAGGCTAAGCCTGATCTTGCGCATCGCTAGTTCTCTTTTGTAAGTTGACAGTAAACCGTCTTGCAGCCTGATTGGCGTTTGCTCTGCTGCTTTGCTCGATTAATCTGCTTCTGACTAAGCTTGACAGCATCACTAGTTGTGCTTGTAACTAAATTCCAGGCGTTTTGTACTAGCAGGTATTTCAAAAAACCTGGTGACAATAAATTTAAGATGAAAGACCAGATAGCAACAGTCAGAAATATTTTGCTAGTTAGAGAAAACTTAACTCTGTATCTGTAGTTTTTGTAGTTCACTGAAAACCTCAATTGTGTTGCTAGTTAATTAACCTGAACACTCCATTCGCCTTTTGAGGAGTTTAAGCAAAACTTCCAAAAGGCGATGCAATGTAAAAGTCAACTATTATTATCAAGTTGATTCTTGGCAACAAGAGCTGTTGCAGCAGCTACAATTACAACTTGCACTCCTGTAGGTGCTTTAGCAAGTTGTTTTAGCATCATTTCTGCTGTTGCTGTACCTACTACAGTTCCAGCAAATGCAGCGATAGTCTTTGCTATTGTTTTAGTTTTGCTTTCTGGCTCTGGTGAATGAGTCATGTCATAAATTTCCATCAAGTTCGTTATCGTATTCAACAATTCGCTCAGATTCAACATAAGCGTGAGTGTTTAGATCAAGACCCAATTGTTCGACATTGTTGTAAAGGATGGCAAGCTCTTTAGGTGTTAGATCTGCAACCATTAAGTAGCTTGAATCTTTGTCGCTTCGCTGTATCAAGTGGCGACCTATCTCAAGTGCTGCAAGTCTTCGATGATGTGGTTCGCCTTTAGGATTGATTGCACCAAATGGTATTTTATCGACCTCCTTCATAGAGTGCTTCAACAATATTAGGAATAGCGTTTTTGTTTTTAGCAAAGTTCCACCCTTTATCTGGGTTGAACGCACCGAAAACCCAAGTAATTAGAAAAAGTCCTACGCAACCAAAGCCTACGCAAGCCATTAGGAAATAGCCTGTTTCGAGTTTGTGACGATTTGCACTTCCAGGAAGAGTAAACAAAATTGCTCTAAACTCTTCAGGATTTTCGTCCCGTAAGTGATACAACCGCTGCATCTCTTCTGGACGCCGCTCGAAGTAGCTTTGCCAAAAAGCGCTTAGAGTTGCAACATGCTCTTCACTGAGGTCTTTAACCTTAGCCATTACACGGATTTCGTGGTCAATGTTGAAGTTGCCAAGCTGTGATTGTTGTCTAGCCATTGGTTTACTGCTTCCTCTAGGTTTGCCTTGTACTTTTGTTGGTGATGTTGAAGTTGCTATCTTGGGGATAGCTCTAGTGTTAATACTTGGTTGAATTTGTGTAGCAACACCGTCTTCCCATTCTTCTTGATCAGGATTCTCTTCTTCATCGTCGAAACCATATTTATCCATTGGATTCATCTTCTAATTCCTCATCTTCAAATTCGTAAGTCTCATCATTTTCTTCTTGAAAGTCAAGTTCTTTAGTAGCTTGGTTGCTAGCATGAGGTAGCAACCAGTCAGAGTTGATGCCAGTACTAGCGATAACTTCATTCTGATGCTGTTTTTCTTGCCAATAGTCTTCACTGTTTTTATCCTCACTACTAATTTGGTTGTCTTGCTGAATTAAAGTTTCGAGATATTCAACCGTGGCTTCTGGATCAATGGCAACTCTGTAATTTTTAATCCAGCTCAAGTCCGGCATTACGCTTAATTCAGGTTCACCCATTGTGGAAAGTACAATAGGTAAGCCTGTTTCAAGCGAGTAGGCTTTAAGCTCAGGAAATCTTTCTCGAATATACTGAGCGTATGAGTCATCTATTAAGTAGGGGTTTCTAAGTGCATTAGTAATTGCATCAAATCCCCCTTCTTTTCTTCCCTCAGACGTATGAATTCTACCCATTACACAAATGCTCAAAACGCTTCTAATATTTGAGTCTTCTGCTAATCCAAAGTGAGCAAGGTTTAGCGTATGAGTGTTGGCACTGATGCCTACTCCGTATTCAGCACCCAAAGTGATAATGTCACTAAACTGTCCTTTGCAAATATTCCAAGCTTGTCCTACTTTAGTAGAAGGCTTGTAGATTTCTAGGTTGGCAACAATACTATACCAGTCATCTAACACCAGCCAGCATTCACTTAAAGAGTCTCGCTCATCCTCTTCTAGTTCGAGCCGAGCTTGCAGTTCATTCCAAACGTATAACGTTTGCCAGAATACTGGTGCATAACTATTATTGCGTGACGCAATCTGCACTACTTCTGGAATTTGGTTAAGACCTAAAAAACTATTCTTTTTTTGTGTGACAACCCTAAATGACACTTCAGGATCAGCTTCTATCTTTTTTGCCATCCATGTTAGATGAGTTGTGCTTTTCCCTGTCCTGGGTGCGCCTGCAAATACACACGAAAGCTTGTTCTTTGCAAATGCATTTATGTCAAGCGTGGCTACAGACTTAACTCTTTGGGTTTGTCTTCTAGGTCTTACTGGAGCAACAACTGGTGCTGATACTGGCAATGGTGGCAGCGCAGAAACCTGAGCAGCAGTCGGAGTTGATCTTGGTTGAGCTAACGATTGATTGTCAACACTACTTGTTTGTGGAGTAATTAATCTAGGCTTGTAAGTTACTTGAGGAATGACTTGTTCTGGCTTTACTGGTGTTACCGATGATACTTGCTGTGTTACTGGCTGATGAGTTGAAGGTTCAACTTGATTGCTAAATTGACTAGAACTAGAGTTGATTCCCAGTTCGCTATCAAAACTTCCCCAGAATCGCCTTACACTATCTCCCGTTGCTACAATACCAAGTAAAGCCAAAAAGGGAGCGAAACTACTAGGCACATTAGCTGGATTGCTAATACTTCCTTTAAACCTGTCTAGCTGTACTTGTTGTGCATATTTTACCGGGTAAGTTTGAATAGCTGAGCATAAAAGTAAAATACCCGTAGCTAACTCTCCCCCTATTAACAAATAAAGCTTAATTTTGTTGGTTTTCATAATCTTTACTTGCTGTTGGCTTTACCTTGATTCTTCAATTTGTTTTGTTTCTGCTTCAGTTCTGCTTTTTGCTTAGTCAATTCTTGTTGCTTCATCATTTGCTCTTTTCTAAGCAAATATTCACGTTGTTTTTGCTGAAACTCTAATTGCTCTCTTGCTTCTTGTTCAGCCGCTTCAACTTCTTGCTGTTGTGTGGGTAAAGACTGAATGCGACTCAATCCTATAGCTGCCTGCCTAATGCGTTGTGCTGCATCAGTTTTTTGCTCTGCTTCCAATCTATTAATCCGCGCCTCAATGAGTTGATCTCGCTTTTGGTCAATCTTGAACGGATCAATGGGTTTGTTGATGTTAACTTGACTGATAGCAGCATCTAATGCCTGCTTGTTAAAGTTGCTCCAGTCAAGTACTTCTTCTTGGCTAAGCTGTCGAATAATGTCAACCTTGCCATTTTCAATATGCACCAGAAATGGCATCTTGCCAGCCAAGCCTAAATCACGAATCTTATCAACATCTTTTCGTTCAATGATGTAAGCACAGCTAGCAACATCTCCACCAACTACATTACATTCATCATCATTGCGAATTAATCGAGATTGAATGCGAGTTCGTAGCTTAGCGCCTAAGCTCATTGCCAATGTTTGACGGTATCCTGGCTCAGCTTTTAAAGGTGCAATTTGAGCTGTTGTGTCTACTCTCTGGTCAAATTGAAGCCAATCTGCTTGTGCTTGTAGTTCATTAGCTAGCTCATCTGAAAGTTGTACACCTTGTTCTGGAGGCGCTTGATCAAGCTTAACTAATAATGCAAACCCACCAACTATTGTTGAACTAGTTACAACAAGTCCTATCGTCCCGAAGAATCGCCAATTCTTAACAGATTTTCTTCTATCTTCAGCATTTTTTTGCAAGTTAGCAAAGAGTTGATCGCCAAGAAACGGATCATCTCCCTCATAGTCACTGTCATATGGGTCAACACTTGGCTTCTTCTTGCGTTGAACAGGTCGAGTTGGGTCAAGGTAAGGTGAGTAGTCCCTATCGTGGCTTTCATCATTAAACTGTGTAGCAGACATAAAGCTTACCTCCGATTCCTGTATTGATTCAAGTCAACAACTTTTTTGTCTGCTGTGCGTGTAGTTGATTTCTTTTTCTTAGAATTAGCTAACTCTTGGCAATTGCTAGATTCCCAAAGTTGATTAATAACTGCCTCGACTGCTATTTCTTCTTGTCTCTCAGCTTCCCACCTGTCTAGTGCTTTAAACAATTTGTGTATTTGATGCATTGCTATACCAGATAGAGCAAAGATACTGACCGTAGCTGGATTGGCAATAATAGCCGCTACTCCTGCTAATCCAGTTCCTTGAATGCTTCCTACAAGAAAAGCAAGAGGAACTGAACAAAGTTGACCAGCACATGCACTTCTGATAATGTCGTGAATTTCGTGAATCATTTTATCCAGTTCCTCTTCTAAACCCTGATTAGGTTGACTACTTAGTTGACTATTTTGCTTTCCGGTTTTTGATGAACCTGTAATAGGCATGGGTGACTGCGGTAGATATGATCACTCCTGCAAATGCACCCATGAATATCCCTGAAGCACTTACTGAAATCTGACTTGCTTGATTTGAGTCAGATGAGCTAGGTAATGCGGGACTTGCAGATAAGTAGCTTGATAAAATGGTACAAGCCGCGGTAAGTCCCGCCGAAGAGGCAGAAATTGCTAATCCTTCTGTCTCACCCTGACGCTCGACTATTAATTCTCTGTAAGAGGTGTATCGCTTGAGTTTCCCAACCTCTCGCTTGGCTGCTGTGTCAATGGTTCGGGTAAGCTCTCCGTCAACAATTGGCTCGATGACTGGCTTGAGCCTGCTGCTAGTTGTGGAGCATGGCTCGGTTGACCTAGTAGCTGAGAGAGATCGCTGCCTCGATTTGTCGAAAAAAAATCTTCAAAACCTACTCCTTGTTCAGGAATATTTTCTTCTTCTAGTAACGCTTTAACTTGTTCTGCTGGCATGGAGAAGTATTTTGCAATATAGCGTGTATACTGCTGCTGTCCCTGCAAGGCGGTAACTTTGGCATCTTTGTCTAAAAAGCTGTCAAAATCTTGGATAACTTGCTGAGCCATCCCAACACTGCCAGTGTTTTGCCGAGTTTGTTGGGTACTAGGTGAGCTAGAAGTATTATTGCCTGAACCCAATGCTGCTCTGAGTTCGTCTTTGCTAACAACATCACTCGCAGAGTTTTTGCCAAGCTTCTGCATCAAGAAAGCTGGAGTAGCTTGACTAAAGCCTTCAGCAACCATCTCTCTTGACCATTCGCGAATTGATTTTCTTTCGTTGCTCATTTTTGTGTCCTAAAAAGTAAGTTAGTTGCCAAACAAAGAGCGCCTATTGAGAGATTCAAGACCCGCTATGTACTCTTCATAGGTAATCCCATGAGTTGATTGTAGCCAGTAGTCAAGAGATAATCCCTGATCAACTATTAGGTCTTGATATTCTTTGACGCTCATTCTTAATCCTCTCCAATGAGAAGATCTTCCTCTCCACACTCCGCACATTACATACAGTCGATCTAGTTCTTCAATTTCGGCATCAGCAGGATAAAGTTTTCTAGAGCAGGATAAACCTAGATATTTCTTCCAGTTGGTAATCGTTCGAGTCCTCACACCATACCTACGAGCTAAGAACTCAGTATTTGTTTCTGGAATTTTTCTAAGTACCCCGCATGTCATCTCTTTTCACTCTCCTTTAACTCAATGTTTTCTTTAAGCTTTCCTTAAACTTTCCGAAAACTTGCTTGACTTTCCTCATACTACGAATCCTTAAAAATATTGTCAATAGATTTTAGGAATAAATTTGACTTTTTCTTGCTTAAGTAAGCAATAAACAGAAATAGCTCTGATCTGCTAAAGATTGCAATCAGAGCAAAGACTATAAATTGTAAAAACTTGTTTTACTGGCGTTTATTTGCTAGTTATTATCACCAGAACACAAAAAGTCAGCAAAATCAACAGTAACTTCAGGTGGATCAGGATAAAAATAAAGCTTGTTTTGTTTTTGGAAAGTTACTGTTTTGAACGCTTCAACTAATTTTGCTTGGATTAATGCGATTAATTGACTGAGTAAAGATATAGGCGTGGTGAAGTGAGTCATGGCTGACGGCTGGTATATGTTGGATAGTAGCAATGAAAAATGAGCGATCTTGCCTTATACGTTTTGATATGGAAGAATTATTGCCTCTCCCCATGTTCCTCTTCGCACAACACGACTGGGATAGTGTTGTTCCAAGATGTTGAGGCGTGATACCAGCGGGTTGTCATAAAGTCTTACTGCGGTGCTTGATTTAAAACGAAACTTTAGAATGTCGTCAACAGCAAATACTGAATCAGGTATGACAAACAAAAAGACTTCTTTCCATGCACAAAAATATCTTTCTCCTACAGGCTTCTCCCATTCTTGATTTGACCAATAAATACTGAGTTTGCCTGATGTATCTAAAGTTGCAATAAACTTATCTTCAGCAAATAAATCAAAAAGACACTCTAGCTCGAAAAGTAGCAACATATCGAATACCGGATTTTAGGCTTGCTTACTTCCTTAGATTAGACGAGTGAAGCAAGCCTTGTCAACGGTATTCTTCACTAACCTGCTATACTTAAGCTAAATCCAGGAATTTAACATGGGGAAAAAGACCAAAATATCAGCACTAGGACAAGGAGAAGAGTGGGGTGAACCAAAAAATACCCGGTTAAACCTAAAAGTCACCCAGACGTGTAAATCAAATCTTGAAGCGCTTGCAACTCAAAATCGATGTTCTATCACTGAACTCATAGAGCGATGGTCACGAGGCATTTTACCCAGCTCTTCTGTTGAGTCAACGGCTCGACTTAAGCCGTTGACTTTCGCTGATGTACTTAGAGAGCTACATTGGTTTTCGGTAGAGAGCTTGCTGGAAATTGCAGCTAGCGCAATAGGGTTAGTGAAGAACAAGCCTAGGGTTATTCGGTCAAGTAAATCTGCTGTTGAATATCCCGAATTGATAACTAAGTTGTTTAATGGTGATCCGCTAGATAGCTTAGAGGCATTAAAAGTGTCCAAAGCTCTTGATATACCGATAGAGCAAATTAGCTCAGTTGTTCAATTAATTCATTCAAACAAGGAGGCAAATAAATGCAGGGATTAGACTCATTAGATTTTTGCCTAATGCAAACCCAGTTCAAAATAGAAGGAAGTAAAATTTACTTTCCATTTCCTGCACTAGAAGATAGAGATTCTGCATGGGAGTTTATTGCCAGTTGCAATAGGCGCTTAACTGGAATTGCTAAGAGAATGAACCTAGAGTCCGCCGTTGTTGAGGGAAAATACGAAACATTTGAGTTGTTAGTTCGATTTGATGAACTATCTCAAGACGCCAGCAATGCCAATGTTTTGCAGCAAAGTGTAGCTACTCGTGAGAATAGGACAAAAACAATGATGGAAAACAACGAAGGCAATCAACCAAGTAAACCTTTTGTATGGCTGGGTGGTCAGTTTGACCGAACCGAAACACTTGAATATCAGATTGACCGAATGCGAGAAAGTGAAGAACCAATGGGATTGGTTTTACCATATACCACTAATAATGGTGAATTAAATAATGGTGAATTAAAAACAATACAGCTTGGGATAAATAAAGCTAGTGTGCAGATGTTTGGCTTTAATGAAAAGAGTGTTGAAGACATGAGAACCGCCATTATGCGAGATACATCTGACGACTGGCACCCTGATGACTTACTGTACAAGCGAGAGCAATTTCTTTATGTTGGCAGCAAGTGCTTTGAGCAAGTGGCACGCATCAAGATGAGCTGGGGTTGGTGGGTGTTGATAAGATTCTCGTGGGAGCGAGTTGAAGGAACTAACTTAGTTATCGGTCAGGCAAAGGTTGAATCTGATCCTGTTGAGCGAGTTGAATTACTTAGATAGACGTTAAACTAGCTTAGTCAACATCATAAAACAATACTCCTCTAGTCTTAATAGCTAGAGGAGTATTGTTTTACTGTTCTAAAAATCAACTAATTTACTTTTTGCTCAAGCAAGCTTTTGCTATTTCCCATGCATTATTAATTTCTTGCATCTTTTCAGTAATCTGCTCATCAGTCCAGTCGGCAATATCTGTTGAATAAGCTTTAGTGTCAGGGTGATACTTCTTGGCTAGTTGCATATAGGCTTTTTTGGCTTCTTGTAATGTATTTTGCCTATCTATACCCAAAAGAGTCATCCACCAATGAACTTGGTTAGTGCTGCTTCTAAATTGATTATGCCAAGAGTTTACATAGTCTTCGTATTGCTTGCGCCATTGCTCTTGCTGCTCTTTTTGTTGGCGTCTCTTCTCTTCTCGCTGCTTTTTAGCTTCTGCTTCTCTTTCTTCGCGTTCTTGCTCTTCTCGCTGCTTTTGTAACGTTCCAAACTCTAGCACCATCTGGTTACTAGTCCAGCTCCAGTAATCGGTAGTTTGCCAATGAGCAAAATACTTTCGTAGCTTTGCTATGGCTTGTGCAGAATGATTCTTTCGTTTACCTAAGCAAGCTTTGTAATACCAGTCTTCAGGCGGCTCAAAGCCGTATTTTTGATAAAACAACTTAGTTGGCTCATGCGGTGAAGTTTCTTCTAGGTAGGCATTGCGCCTTAACTTTCTAAACCACTTGATTCTTGCCTGATCTTCTACTGAAAGAATTTCTACTAATTCTATTACTCCTGGATCTAAATCTAGCTCTTCTTCCTCTTCTTCTTTGTCTACAACAAACTCATATCCACATTCGGGACAAACACGAGCAAACTTACTTACTTGCTCACCACACCCACCTCGATCAACAGGACATATTTTATACATTTCTACGTGTTTGCGGTTTTTAGGTTTAGATATGTCATAATCTTGTAGTGCTAGTGGATGCGGAAATCGAGTGCCGAAGTTATCGCCAAAGTCTAGACACATCCAGAACTTTTTACCTGGGTATGCGGTAGCAGCTCGACAGACTGACTGAAAGAATAATGATTGTGACTTAGTGGGTCTTAGATACAGGATGCCATCTACGAATGGTAAGTTAAGTCCAATACCCAAAGCACTTACACTGAAAAGCACCTTAGTCTTTTTGTCTTTTAGTCGCTGGTACATTGCTTGTCGTTCTTCTCGCTTTGTCATGCCAGTCAAGAATTCACAAGGATATCCAGCCTGAGTAAAATAATCACAAATAGCTTTAGCGTGCTTGACAGTTACGCAAAATCCTAGTGAAATGCGCTTTACCTCATTGGTATTTGCATCAACAAAGTATTTCTTAAAGTTATATAGTGCTGTTTCTAAGTTCTCTTCAGTAACAGCTTGCTTCTCAACTGAGCTATCAGTGTAGTCTCCTTCTCGTTCATCTAGCTTTGTATAGTCAAAATAGCTGCCAGGACAGAAAAACCGACCCCATGCAACTCGACCATCTGCAACTAACTCCGGCGGTTGCGCTCCAATGACGGCAATATCAAAGTGCATTCCCATGTACTCTTTCTTATTTACCCGCCAGATGGTACCCGTATAGCCAATGAAGATAGCACCATTGGCTAAATAAGTATCTTGAATATGTTTGTAGCCATCCCTGAAAGCTACAAGATGTGCTTCATCTACATGAATTACATCAAAGTCACCCAGCAAATCTCTGGCTGTAATCTCAATACCTTTTTTCTTGGCTAACCTGATTCTTGTTTCGATAGTTTGAATACTGGCAATGACTACTGGCGCAGTCTTTAGCTCTATACTCTCTTTGTTTTGCTTACCCTGGTAAACTAGCGGATCTAAGCCTAAATCTCTGTAGTCATCAGGGGTTTGACTTACCAAGCATTCTCGGTCAAGCAACACCAAACATCTTTTGTTTTTGCGGTTGGCATCACGAATCATCCAACCAGCTAAATACGTTTTTCCAAAACGCATTAAAGCGATTACCAAGATACGTTTGTAGCCTTCTTTGATGCGCTGATAAGTTTCTTTTTTAGCACGTACCTGGAATTTGTGTAAGACAATCTCTTTTTCAGGTTGTTTGGGAATTGATAAGTCAAGATTTAATTGCTGCATAACTCTTAAAAAGAAAGTCAAGATTGCTTGTAGTATTTTAAGTGAAAAAATTAGCTAAATCAATGCAAGTGTTATGCTATTAGATGAATAAAGGAAATCCCTGCTTAAAAACGTATAAGCAGGGATTTGTTGTACTAGCTAGTTAACTATAACTTATTTAGATGTTACTGCTAGCATGTAACTAAAATATCCAATCCATGCACTCACGAGAAGCAAACTTAGTGTTTTCCAGAGAAACAACAGTCTTTGCAATCTAAGCGCTTCTTGAGTTATTTGAAGTCCTAAAGACAAAAAGTTCTCTTCAAAGAATCCTACTTGTCCTTTAGCCGTAATGACGGCTTGATCTAGTTCGTTGGTTTGTAAATAAGCTACTACCTTGCCAACGCTTAGAATTATATCCCCTGGCAAATCATGGGTTGATTTGATGACTTGCTGACCCGACTCCTCAAACTCAAATAGCAATTCATTTTTGCTCATTAAATTTACCTCCGGTAGTTTTCTGTGGCAAGTGAATGCTTCTCCATTCAAACCATTCTTCTTTGCTTGCTTTGATGTGCTTAGCTACAGTTGTCCGACTCATGTTTTTGCGAATAGCTATTATCCTTTTTTCTACTCCATGATTAAACCAGAGATGATTGATGTTATCGATTTCTTCAACTTCTAAAGGTTTTCCTTTGAGACGACAGTCTGACATATAACTCTCCTGTTGCTAGTTTTGCAAATTTAAGTAAGTAGCTGTTTTCTTCAAAGCGCTTACCAGAGGATGATCTTCACCCTCTGGTAAATCATCACCATCCAGCAGTAATGCTGTTTGTTCCAATGAATCGTGTATAGCAAATAGCTCATCATGAGTAAATTTCATTGATTCTGATGTTGAGTCATGTAAGCTATGCATGGGTTTAGACATAGATCTTTCAATCTTTGACCACTTACTTTTAATGTCCTTTATCACATCTTCTAGCGATATGCCTACTTCGTTGGGTGATCGACATATAATTTGGTGACCAGCAGTAATAGTTGCCATACAACCTATAGGAGAACAATCAACTTCAAATTCCCAGTAGTTGGCAAATTTAGCAATCAATCTGCCTCGTTGTTTATCTTTAGCAAACACACTTGTCCATGTAAGATTTGGGAATTCTGATTGTAAATATGCTAATGCTTTGTCTGAGTCCATTTGTTGTTTTTGTTGACTACTCATTATTAGACTGACATTCAATGCCGTAAAAGTCAAGTTAAAAGCCTTGTCTTTAATGTTGCCACCTCTTGTTAGCATAACTAAACCTAACTAGCTCGCCAGAAACAGCTAGACTGGATTAACAACTAAAGTCAATTATGTTATTGGACTATGACTAAACCGCCTAAGCTTAGAACCCTAAAGGATGTTTACGATCAAGTACCAGCATTGAATTGCAAAGGCTACTGCTCTTCAGGCTGTACACTTATTCCTCTTTATCCTGCTGAAGCAAATGCTATTAGAGATGCTGGGTTAGAGGTTCCCAGTTATAACGAAGCGAAAGGCTCATGTTCTGCTTTAGTTGAAGGTAGATGTACCATTTACGAACATCGTCCTTTAATTTGTCGATTGTTTGGCAATGTTGCGCCGAAAATGAAATGTCCCTATGGCTGCAAACCCGCCACTCTCTACTTAACTGACAAACAAAGCAAGAAGCTTTTTGAGGCTTTAACTAAGTTGTCTGGTACTAATACTGGAGGTGCCGTTGTTTACCATAGAGGTGATGCGCTATTAACTAATCCAGAAACAACACTTAAAAGCTTTCATTTGGCTAAAATGTCCAGTAATATGAAAAAGTCAAGTTTAGGCAAAGGTGAGTAATTTGCAATGGGACAGTTAAATTTTGCAGGATTAAATCTTAAACCAGTTAATCTAGAGCAGGGGGTTTCAGCACATTTGTTTTTATGGTCTAAATCAAACAACAATCCACCAATAGCAATATCATTTGATTTAGTTGCACTAGGTTCTGCTAATCTACTAATAAATGCTGGATATTTTGTTGAGTTAATGGTATGGATGAAAGCCGAGAAGTGTGAATTGTTTCGTTCTCTTCGCTCAAGTAGATTTGGCTTGAATATTTATCCAGTTCTGCATGTCATGCATTCTGTCAATGAACCAGCAAAAACTATCAGGTGTGAAGACGCCAGCCTGCATGTGTTTCAACTTTGTGGCTATGCAGGTGAAAGCAAGCAGGATTATGGGAATCTGTATAGACTGGTTTTTGATGGAAGATTGATGATTGTTTGACTGATTGGCAAGTAACAAGCTAAAACATCAATAACCCCTGCTAAATAACTTAACTAGCAGGGGTTATTGATTGCAGGTTATTGCCTATTGCTTCTGCTTGAGTTTAAAGTAGCTGGTTATTGTAAGCTCGCCTCCTGTAGTTCCAATTGTGTACTTTTCCCAATTGTTTCTTTGTAGCCATTGCTGTAAATGAGGATTATTGACCATCTCAATATAGGTCATTGACTTGGGATTGATTTCGTGGCAATAGTTAATTATTTGGCTTCCAATTCCTTTTCGCTGATAATCTGGGTGAACAGATATTGCGGCTATATCTAGCGCCTCGATTATTGCATTGGATGAGCCTTGCATCACGTCGATAATATCAGCGTTGCCAATCATTCTCAGAGAACGTCTCAGGTAAAGATGAACAAATGAAGTGTCTCCCAACCATTCATTCTTGATATACCACTGCTTTCCTGGCTGTACTTCACAAAAGAGCTTAATTTGCTCCTTTAGTTGATTTATTTGTGAAATTAAATCTGCTGATAAGACTTTACTCATTTTAATTAAGCCGCCTACGAAACAACTTGCTTTATAGTTTACATCGCACTAAGATGAAAAAGTCAAATGAGCAAGCAAACATCATGAGCAATTATCAAGACTTTCTTGAGCAAAAACGCATTGTAGTCAAACCATCTGGCTTTACTGTTGAAGAACATAAATTAAACCCATCCTTGTTTGATTTCCAGCAGTTTGCTGTTAAAACTGCACTAGCCAAAGGCAAGTATTGTTTATTTGCTGGTGTAGGACTAGGTAAGACGCTTATGCAACTTGAATGGAGTTTTCACGTTGCAAAATACACGGGAGGCAAAGTACTAATACTCGCACCCCTAGCAGTAACGCAGCAAACTGTTCGTGAGGGTGAAAAGTTTGGCATCTCAGTCAAGTATGTTGCTAACCCAGAAGATATTGCAGATCATAATGGCAACATCTTTATCACGAACTACGAAAAACTAGCCAGGTTTGATGCTAGTCAGTTTGCGGGAGTTGTGCTTGATGAGTCATCTTGCATCAAACACTTTGAGAGCAAAACAACTAGTGAGCTACTTGAAAGCTTTGCATCTACTCCTTATAAGCTAGCCTGTACGGCTACCCCTGCACCAAACGACTACATGGAGCTAGGCAACCATTCTGAATGGGTGGGTGCGTTAACGCGCGAAGAAATGCTGGCGATGTTTTTTACCCACGATGGCGGGAAAACATCGCAGTGGAGACTCAAGAAACATGCTCAAGCTCGATTCTGGGAGTGGGTAGCATCTTGGTCATTGATGTTTCGGCGTCCTGGTGACCTAGGTTTTACCGAAACCGACAAGGCGTATGTGTTGCCTAATCTGGAAATAATTCACCATACCATTGAAACTCAAATTGAACCACCTGATGGCGCATTATTCTTCTATGAAGCATCTTCTTTAAGTGAGCAGCGTCATGTCAAAAAACAAACACTCAAGCAACGATGCGAAGAGACGGCTAAGTTAGTTAATCCAAGCAACGAGCAATGGTTAGTTTGGTGCGATCTCAATGATGAGTCTAAGCTGCTAACTCAATTGATTCCTGATGCTGTAGAAGTAAAAGGCAGTGATTCTGACGAACATAAAGAGCAGGCAGTTCTTGACTTTACATCAGGTAAGAAGCGAGTACTTATCAGTAAGCCAAGTATGTTTGGCTTTGGTTTAAACCTGCAAAATTGTCACAACATGGCATTTGTGGGTCTGAATCATTCATGGGAAAGCTTCCATCAGACAGTAGGACGATGCTACAGATTTGGTCAAAAGTGTGACGTTACTGTTTATCTGGTTTACGACAAGCTAGAAAGCGCTATTGCTCGTAACTTACAAAGAAAGCAAACAGAGGCAGATGAGATGGCAAAGCAAATGGTAAACGAAATGGCAAAGGCAACTCAAGTTCAGCAAATGTCACTAGAAAGAAGTGAAATGGAATACAAAACAACTGTTAAACAAGGACAGGACTGGACTCTTTATCTAGGGGACTGTGTTGAAATAACAACTAAGTTGCCAGATAACTGTATACATCTAACAGTGACATCAATCCCCTTTGCTAATCTGTACGTGTACTCAAGCTCAGTTCGTGACATAGGTAACTGTACAGGTGATGAGCAGTTTGCAGCTCATTTTGATTATTTAGTAGAGCAACTTTATCGCATTACGATACCCGGTCGATTATGCGCTGTTCATCTCATGAATCTACCTACCCTTAAGTCGCGAGATGGCTACATTGGGTTACGAGACTTTCGGGGTGACGTGATTCGTATGTTTCAGTCAAAAGACTGGATTTATCACAGTGAAGTTTGCATCTGGAAAAATCCAGTGCAAGCTATGCAGCGAACTAAAGCGCTAGGACTGTTGCATAAACAAGTAGTTAAAGATAGTGCAATGAGTCGCCAAGGGATACCCGATACCCTTGTTGTTTTTCGTAAACCAGGAAACAATCCTGAGCCAATTACTGGTGAATTAACCTACTATGCTGGCAGCGACGATATCAAGTTAGTTGGTGACGTGCAGCGAAATAGTGTTGAAGTTTGGCAGCGCTATGCTTCGCCTGTGTGGATGGATATTAACCCATCGGACACGTTGACTGGTCGGTTTGCCAAAGAAGATAGTGATGAAAGGCATATTGCACCTCTTCAGCTCCAGGTAATTGAACGCTCAATCCAGCTATGGTCTAATCCTGGCGACTTAGTGCTTGATCCATTTAACGGTATTGGTTCTACAGGATACCAAGCAATCAAGCAATCAAGAAAGTACCTTGGCATTGAACTCAAAGAAAGCTATTTCAATGAGGCACTGAAAAACATGGGACGTGCTGAAAAAGAATCGGCGCAAGGTGATTTGTTTGCTTGGGGTGAAGCCAACCTGAAGCAAGTCTGAAACATTCAGATTGCACAACTATCATGACACTATTCGACTTAAGTGAATACGATAGAAGAACGATTCAAGCAGATCGTCACTTAGCTGAAATTGAGGGTATTGCTGATAAAGTTGTTGTTTCTGTTTCAAGTGGAAAAACTTCAACTTATATGGCGCTTAACAAAAACCCTAATGATAAGCGTCCATATTTCTACCAATTTGCTGTTGTTTTGACAAGCGATCCTAACGCAAAGCCAAAAGACAAAGGATTGTTTCGGGAGTGCCAAAAGCGCATACCTTGGTTTGAAGCTTCGCACGAGGTTGATGATTCTCTTAAAGTTGTTTTACAACTTGAACAAGAGTTGCAACAACCTATTAGGTGGGTAGCATCTGAGTTAACTTTTGAGCAGCTAATAGAAAAGAAGGGTAGGCTGCCGTCTTCAGAAGCACGAATCTGCACTCAATACCTTAAGTATGAACCAATGTTTTGGGATGCTTACTTAAACCTAAGTAAAGCAATTCCTGAAAATGACTTTTCTTTTGTTCCGAACCCTTTGTCTATCGAAGTTCAAATAGGATTTAGATACGACGAACCTCGAAGAGTTTATCGAGCATTAGGATTAGAAAAAGACTCTAATTCCTGCGATAGTTTTGAGTTTTCTTTTTGCTGCGACTTGATTGGTCAGTTTGCAGGTTGCCATCGATGGAAAAATACCGAGTGGCGTATTCGCTCATTTCCTCTGTATTCAAAGAGGATTACTTCTAGCGATGTTTATTGCTACTGGGAAAAACGGAACTGGGATTATGCTTTTCCCTCAATTTCTAATTGTGTCTACTGCTTTTACAAGACCAATGAAGAGCTAAAAGAGCAAACAAAAATCTACCCTGAACGCTTGCCTAATTGGATGGATTTAGAGGCTAAAACAAAACACACATTCAAGAAAAATGCCAGTCTTGGTCAACGCATTTTTAAAGATGTGTTTTCTGTTGATCAAGAAAATGCGCCTTGCAATTGTACCGATTGATTAAATTATTGCAGATTCAAATCCACAATCAGTAAAGACAATGGAACGAGTTTTATTGCTACTTACCAATCAACTTAAAGAGCTAGGCAGCAGGTTTAGATATCTTCTAGATACGCCAACCCTTGAGCTTTATGGCAAACGTCAAATACCAAATGCTGAAAACTATCAGAAAGAGTTGATTCAACTTGCTGCTGTTGCAGTGGCAGCACTAACAGATTTTCGTATGGCGCAGAACCCAAATCTGTCTCAAAAAGAAGCAGAGAAATATATCTTGGCTCAGATTTTGCTAGAACGCTGTGAACAAGACAAGAAATTCAATCGCACATTTCCAGCGCAACTCGACCCCCTTATCTGGGTTGCTGTACTTCACGAAGAGTTAGCTGAGGTTGCAGAAGAAATAGTGTTTGATACTGATCCACAGCCGAATAAATCTAATAACTAAGCAACAACAAGGAAAGTGCAAATGACTGATGCTAATTCAATTAATCAAGAATTTGACCAGTTTAATGAGCGAATTGTTTACCAGTCTAATCCACCTTGGGTTACCGTTAAACAAACCAAACTGGGGTTTTTCTTTTTAGAGCGCAAGGGAAAAGATTCTGTAGCCGTTTTTCTTTTGCGTCAAGCTAAAGACACTTCTGTAGAGAAGAAGTACGAGGTTCTAATTAGGCTTCAACCTTTACCAGTAGACAACACTGACAACCAAGCGCTTTTTGTTTGTCCTATCACTGGCAGCATAGATAACCACGAGGCTACCAGAATGGCAGCTAAGCGAGAAGCAATGGAAGAGGCAGGATATGATCTCTCACTAGCTCAATTGAGTCACTTTGGCAGTTACATTGTTGGTACTCAAACCAATGAAGTTGTTTATTTGTATTGTGCGGATGTATCAAATCTGCAACCATCAAACCCACAAGGAGACGGCACTTATTTTGAGTCAGTTAGCGAAAACGAATGGATTCCTTTTAAAGCACTTGCTGACTTTGACTATGCCGCATGCCAAATTGGTTACTTAAAGTTAAGCAGACTAGATTTTAAGTAACCAATCTAGTTTAGTCGCCAAATGATATATAGCAAAACCCGCTAAACTTTAGCGGGTTTTTTTCTGTACTCAGCTTGACTTTTGTTGATAATGTTTTAAGCTTGAATATGTAAACATATCGAGTTAGTTCAATGCTAGATACATTTAAGGTTGGAGTTGTAGGATACAGTCAGCAGTTATTTGATAGGCAAATTGCTACTTGGTGTTTAATAGAAGCTTTTGCTGAGATTGAAATTATTTTTGCACAAATCAGCTTTCCTGGTCAGCAAATTGAAGTTGTCTCAGGTTTAACAAATCTTGGCATACCTGGCTTGGCCTATGAGTTGGTAAGTCAACGTAAATATTTAACAACTGGGTTTGCTTGCAAAACGGCGCTATCAATGCAAGATATTTGGTATCCAGTTAATCACAAGATAGTCTTGATAGGAAATTCTTGGGGTGACGAAAGTGAAGAGTTTGTTAAGTACATCAATACTGGTGCTTTAATTCGAGTTGGAGGTGGAAAACAATCATTAGCTGAAGTTAAATTGTTTGATCAATTTGATGGATACCTCTTTGAATATGATTTAGAGTCAATTCAATCCGCTACATAAATCAAATGCGTTAAGCCTGCACTCAAATACAGCGCAGGCTTCTCTGTGTCTATTAATTCTTTTTACAACTAACTTGATTAGCCATGCCTCAAAATAGAAAATTTACCGAAATAGATTTATCTTATTCTGCTTGGCATCGCATGAACTCAATTAAGCGATTCGTATCAGACAAACGAGCTTATGAGTTGTCTATGATTGACATTGATGTCTGCATGTGGATTGAATACAACAAATACAGCAAAATACCCATAGCGTTAATTGAAACAGCACAAGATATTGGTCAGTCTTTCAAAGGCTACCAGGTAACTCAGAATCTTGCTCAGATGGCTGGTATACCCGCTTTATTGTGCCTGTACAAGCTTTCTGACAAGCCTAACCCAGTTAACAAGCAAGATGAGAGCTGGCGAGACATTGAAAGCTTTAGAGTAATGAGATTGACTCCCGATTTTACAGGAAAATGGGTTATTCTAACTCCTAAGCAATACGCGGAAATGCTAATACGAATGAGAGAAGCAGGAGAAGCTAGCGCAATTCACGCTGTTGGATTTTAATTAACTTATTTGATTTCGGTGCAGCTAAAACTTAACTTGTATTTGCAGTTGGTAATCTCTTTAATATATTCAGCCTTATCTTCTAGGCTCAATTCAACTCGAAATACTCCATAGCCGCTAAGTAGCAAATCAGTATAAGGATTGGCTATGCTTGTGCCACTAATTAAAGTGATCCTGTTACTTGTACTTAGTAAACTTTTTCTTACCTCAATTAGCCTAAACTCATCTGCTAGCAAGAAATGTGGCTGAGGATATAAGATGGGATTTTCGCGTCTGTATTGCTGTATCTCAATATAGGTTTCTAGCAGACGTTTCTTCTCTTCTTCTGCTAAGTTTTCTACCAGCGTCCAATTAAGATAATCTGAATATAGACTTTGTTGAATAATAGTCGTACCTCGATAAGTGCGACCTTTTGTTTTCGCTACATTAACAGATGATCTCATGTAGCCGTCTGTGCCGGGGATGATTTCTAAAGGAGTAGTAATCTCTCCCAGCGGATCTGAAATTACTACTCTCTTAAATCCTCTAAGAGTCATTGTTCGTTTTTGTTACCCGAAAGATGTTCTTTGATGCCTTCTTGCACCAACTTTCGTATACTTTCTTTGATAGGCATCTCTTCACCCAGCAATGCACACATGATTTTTACTAGGTCTGTTTGCTCATCATTGAGATCTGGATACCTACTCAGCAAATCACGGTATTCTTTAATGATTTGCCGCTTCAAGTCATTTAGAGTATCCTCGTAATCTCCCCCGTGTCGAGAACATCCGACAGTGGGACAGTAGGCAATGAACAGATTTTCATGCTGCTCTACTTTTGCATATACGGGATATCTAAACTTTAAACCATCAGCCAATTCAACCAAGGGAACAAATGTCGTTGCCATATTCCAATCAGCCATTTAATTCTAATACCCAAGATACTACTAATCAGAGTCGATCTAGTTCTAATTTTAACAATGTTTCCCTGTTAAATGACCTACTCATTAGGCGACGTGAGCGATGGCAAAACTTAAACGACAAGCCTACCCTCAGAGCCTACGAAATGGAGATGTGCAGGCGTAACAAGGCTTACTGGATCGACAACTGGGTTTATTTCTACGAGCCAAGAAACTTACCCAGTAAACCTGCTTTAATTCCTGTAGTTTTATATCCACGCCAAAAAGATTATTTAAACTGGATTGATGAACGTCGAGCTAACAAAGAATCCGGGATAGCTGAAAAAACTAGAGGAGCAGGATTAACTTACTTGTCCTGTGCGTATGCACTTCATTCTTGGTTGTTTGAACCGGGGTTTAAGGCTGCATTTGGCTCTAGGGTAGAAGATTTAGTAGATCGCTCAGATGACCCTGATTGCATCTTTGAGAAACTGAGAATTATTCTAAGGCACTTGCCGGGGTGGATGCTACCTAGTGGGTTCAAGTGGACAAAGCACAATAAGTTTATGCGCCTTGTGAATCCTGCTAATGACAGCGTGATCACTGGCGAAGGTGGCGACTCAATGGGTCGAGGTGGACGTAATACAGTCTACTTCGTTGATGAAGCCGCTTATATTGCACGAGCTGATATAGTTGATGCTGCATTAGTCAAAAACACCAACACAGTCATTTATGTCAGTACACCTCCGAAAGATCCAACAGGTAACAGTTTTGTTACTAAACGAAACTCTGGTAAGTATTCTGTTTTTACTTTCACTTATCAAGACAATCTGAGTTACTCTCAAAAAGACTACGAGAAAGATAGAGAGACGCTTGATCCAGTAGTCTTTGCTAGAGAAATTAATCTTGATTATTCTGGCGGTACTGAAAACTTATTAATTCCAGCCATTCATGTGGATGCTGCTATTCAATTAGGTAAATTGCTTGGACTTGATAAATACAATCACGAAGAATACCAAGATAGTTATCACGCCAAAGTTGGATCTAACTTAGTTAATAGAATGACCTTTTTCGATGTAACTGGTTCTTCTCGTATTGGAGCGCTCGACGTAGCTTATTCAGGAAATAGCAAAAACGTGTTTGGTGTTCGAGAGGGAATCTGCCTGATTCTCATTGAGTCTTGGCGTGATTCTGGTACAACTGAGACAGCTTGGAGAGCAATCGAGCTTTGCCAAGCATTTAGTGTAACCAACTTCATTTATGACAATGTTGGCGTTGGTGCTGGTATCGCAGGTGTACTAGAGTCGGCAGACTATCGCTTTGAACATGCTGGCTTCAATGGAAACTATGAATGCACCAACGAGATATGGGATGAGTTCGGCGGCAGAGAAAGCAAAGAGATATTCAAGAATCTTAGAGCTGAGTGCGCTTGGCGACTACGGCTAAGATTTGAGAAGACATATGAGTTTATTGCCAAAGGTAAGCAGCATCCACTAAAAGAGCTAATAGCAGTGCCTTACCATTCCGAACTAAGAGGTCAATTAAGCTCACCGAAGTTTTTCTACACAGACAGGGGTCAGATTCGAGTTGAAAGCAAAAAAGAAATGCTGCGACGTGGGATAAAGTCACCCGATTTCTTTGACATGTGTATGATGCTATTCACTGCCGATGAGCTAGGATTTGATTATTTAGATGCACTAGTAGGCAACACTGATCTAATACAGCTAGCTCAGTTGCATGGCGGCGTTCCAATTAACAAACTAGAGTTCCTTAAGGCTAGTATCAGCGAATCAATTCATCTGGGTCATTCTATTCGTGTAGATCCAAATGATTATCCAGTAATTCGAGATATCTTGCTTCACATCGCAGCATCTTATGCTGATAGCCAAGATAGTACTCGCTGGATGTTTACATTGTCTGAGATTAAGAGGCTTGATGCAATAAAAAGCTAGCGAGTAGGATAGAATCTGACAAGCAGCTATCTACTGAGCCGCCACTCCACATCAAGGCGGCTTTTTCTTTGATTTAGCGCAGAGAGTCAAGTTAAACTAAAGTCAAGTAGTTTACATATAAGTTGCAAATGACTAACAACAACAAAGACGAAGCTAAGCCTACTTCTTATGACTTGGTGTTAGGTGGATCTAACTCTCTAACTAAAGCGCATGTGCAAGCAGCTACGCTTGGCGGATGGGATGGATATATTCAATGGGGAAATCAACTAAAACCCGGCGATAAAGTTTGCTTGCAAACAAATCGCTATGAAAACTTGTTGCAAATGTATGACGCCATCAAAGAGGGTGAAAAAGATTTATTTAGATTGCAACAAGGAATCATTGACCCTAATCCTGAATCATATACTCATCCTGATTCAGTACTTCAAATACTTGTAGATCAACTTGTCATTAAAACCTATGTTTCTTTGCAACAAGTAGAAAGCGATAGCTTTTATTCAACTAACTTTATTTCGCAAAGAGCCAAGTATTTCAATCCGTTAGGCATTGCGTATAATCCTATCACTCAGCATTTATATGCTACATTTTTCCTTGTGCCTTGTCACAATGCTCATAAAGACAAGCTTTATATATCTGAGTCGCTTTACCCAAAGTACAGCAAGAAAATCATTGTTGATACTGTTGAGTCTGCTTTGGCTGAGCTGGGAGGAGATAGAGGATTACTAGAAGAGTTTTTTGCCTTTAATCAAAAAAGGGAAGCTTTTGATAAAGCTACCAGTCAAAATAATAGCCACAAGAAAAGACATAATAATTATGTCTTGAAGCCAATGCGACTACACAATTATTCTTGATAAAAGTGGCAGCATGAAGCGTTCCAGTACAACTATGGGGAAATCACGATAGGAAGAAGGACAGGAAAACATTTAGGCAATTGCCAATAAAGTGGTAAAGTCCGATCCGGACGGAATTGACTTGTATGTGTTTTCAAGAGGAAGCATTAGTTGACTGATTACTAATCAAGCACCCAATCAAGTAAGATTAGTTTAAACAATATAGCTAACAAATAGCTAGCAACCCCTCTTACAAAGAGGGGTTTTCTATTTGCGCTAATTTCTCTAGGATAAACTCTCTCCACTTTTTTTCGCTTTGGTTGTCAATGAGACTAGGATAGGGAGTCAGCCAAAGCTTTCGAGTATTGTATTGTTCTATTCGTTCAGCCTTGCTCTTACGTTTTTCAGGTGCTAAATCGCTAAATTTTTGACCTTCTTTTAAAACCGTGCCTTTAATTCTTATCTTTTCTTCTGAGCTACCTTCCCAGCAAATTGCAATAATCTCATCTCGAATGGCGGGAGCAATATTCATAACAGCAATCCAGTCTTGAGATGCTGTCCAGCTATCGCCTTGACTGGCAGATTTTACAGGAATAAAGCAACTAACTTCTATATTAAACACAAAGATGGGTGCGCTTAGGCTAACGCTACCATTTAAAATAACTGGCTTTTGATATGTCAATGTGAATTTATGAGTAGGTGTTTTACTTAGCGCATTTTCGTTAGCACATCTAACCTCATAAGATGTGCGAGTTCTTGATGCTCTTACAGCCTTACACTCTAGGCGATAAAAGCAACCTAGTTGAGTATTGTTTGGTAATACGCCTTCACAAATAAAAATACCTTCACCCTCACGCCAAGACACAGCAGAGGTAGTATCTTTACCAAACACTGATGCAGCTTGATTTGGCTGGCTTTCTCCGGAGATAACTCGTTTAAGCCAGTGAATAAATTTTTCTATAAAGCTCATGTCAGCTAATCTTATAAGCTACTTAGCACATCCATGTATTTAGTATAAAATATCTTTATTGACAAAACTATTTATCTTGCAAATGAACAACACAGAGCCATTGTCTGAAAAGCAAAAAGCTACAAACTGGGAAACTCTCAAACATATCGAGTTGGTTATGCAATTGCTAGAAACAGTAAAGCATGAGATTTCAAGACGAATGTTTTCTCATGATCGCTCAAAGCTTGAATCGCCAGAATTGCAGATGTTTGAACAGTTTACAAACGAATTAGCAGGTTTAACATATGGAAGTGATGAATATAAAAGATGCTTAGAGCAAATGAAAAAGTTAGCACTAGGTCATCATTATAAAAACAACCGACATCACCCAGAGTATTTTGAAGACTGTGCAAAAGATACAAGTGCAATTGAAAGATGTGAAAATGTACTTGCTGGGTTAAAACAGATACAAGTTTCATATCCTAAAGACGAATATGTTTTTGGTTACGCAATTGATATTATTGAAGCACACAAGCAAGCTCTAGAAAGTAATATTAACGGAATGAATCTTGTTGATATTGTTGAGATGATATGCGATTGGCTGGCTGCATGCAAAAGGCATAATGATGGCAATATTTATCGTAGTGTTGAAATCAACAAAGATAGATTTGGAATTTCACCTCAGTTAGTTTCCATCATATTAAATACGCTGCCTTTGCTGAATAGTATCTATAGCGCTAGAACGCAAAAACACTTAAACGAATATTGGCATTGCTGCGCCTGTGGCTCAGGTGGATTAGAAGGAAACTTTTGTTCTATGTGTGGTGCTGGCAAAAGCGACTTTGACCCACGACCTTGACCCACCAAGTAAGTAACTTATTTAGACAGCAGCTTTCCCAGCGTTTCAGCCACTTTGTCTGTCTTAACTCCTATTGCTGCGGCTATGCTTAAAAACACAATCACAGTGATATAGACTGGGACGGTTTCATTAGTTTTATGGTAATCATAGCTAATGAGCAAATAGAATCCTAGACAAATAAATGCGTTAATATAACTAAAGCCTTTTTCTGCATAATAAAGTTTTTGCGCTTTGGTATTTTCTTGGTGGCGAATTATGTTTTGCTCTAGCGCTATTCGCACAGGACATGTTTCAACACAAGTAAACTCTTCTGAACCACCTAGGCTATCAGGAGTGCTTGAATCTCTTTCATTACCTTTATATTGATTATCCATAATCAACTAAAATGCCTAAATCTAATCCTTTTGCTAATCCATTTGAGCCTAAAGATATTAGTCTACAAGATCAATTAGATGAGCAGTTTTCGTTTCATCAAGATGCACTCACTGATTTTATTGAACAGGTTCAACACGATAACGCACTAGTAAACCTTCATTCTGGTCTAGGAGAAGCTGGGAAAGACTTGCTTAACCCTAGCTCTTTGCGAATCTCACCTGTTAATTTAACACCCTGGCAGCGTACACTATGGCGACACAACAGCTTTATTTTTGGCAACTTAGTTGAAATACTGCCTGCTGCAATGTGCAGTAAGTTTATTACTTATTCATGCAATACTTCAAATTCTAATATTTTATCCGCGGAAACTCAAGCAAGGCTAGAAAAAATCAGACCATTAATCGAACGTTCAATTAATCAAGCTGTTCATTCAGTCGAAGGCAGGGTATCTGAATTTAGCCTAAGCGATCCAGTTAATCTAGAACAAACTTTTAATAGTCAAGCTTCAGATCTACCTACATCAAACCTTCATGCTGTTTCAGTTCAGCTACAAAGCATCATTGAAGAAATGCTAGTCCAGGGTGAATCTGGCTTAAAAATGACACTCTGGATGCAGAAAAAACTTAAAGCTATCAAGCCATTTATTCAAGAAGCGCTTGAAGAATCTAGAGAACAAGGCGGAGCAGGAATTGTGCTATTTGCTAACGATGGCAGTACAGGTATAGACAAGCCGCTTGATTTAGATAGCCTCTGGGACATAGACGGTTATAATGTCTTATCCAGTGAAGATTTAATTGCTAGTTCTTACAACCAAGATGCATCAAGTAAAGATTATGGCAAGGTAGAAACTTATCAAGTTAATTTTAATAGTGCTGACAATACAAGCCGAACTGGAAATAATATTATTCATGCCAGTCGGGTAATAGCATTTCACGGTAGAAGAGTAAACAAGAAGCTCCGACGAATCAATAATGGATGGGGATATTCTGTAATGGACAGAGCGTTTATCCCTATTACTAATTTCATTCAAGGCTCAAACTGTATTGCATCTAGCTTGCAAAGTTTTAGCCAGACTGTATTATTTATTCATGATCTCGCCAAAAAAATAGCTGCGGGAAAAAAAGAACAAGTTAAAGAGCATGTGCGTACTATCGCTTTTTTGCGCCATGCATTAGGCATATTAGCGCTAGATGGAGAGCATGAGAAATATGAAATACTTTCTAGGAATTACGCCAACATAGAAAAAGTATTAGAGCATTTAGCGCAAATGGCAGCGGGTTCGTGCGACTTGCCATTAAGTTTGCTACTTAATAGAACTTCTAGCGATGCGCTAAATTCTGCGCTGGTTTCTAACAATACTGGTGGAGGAAATCAGTCTCGGCAAGATTGGAGTGATTATGTTTTCACTCGCCAAGGCTCAGATATGTTGCCACAAATTGAAGATGAATTAATCCCTATTTTGCACGCATGTAAGTCTAACCCGCTAAACGGTAACGAACCAACTAAATGGCAAGTTACACGAGAGCCAATTTTTGTTGAATCGCCAGAACAGCAAGCAAAGACAAAAGAAATATTGTCTCGTGCTATTGCGTATTTATTAGACAGAGGAGTTTTAACTCAGTTTGGAGTAGCCAATGCCTTGGCTACCGGGGTTGATATTTTTAGTACTATTGACCTAACAAAAATGCTGCAAGATCAGCGCATCGCAGCATCTTTATCCAATGAAGTAAATGAAAATGTTGTAGCAAATCGTATCAACGAAACGTTATCTTTATCTAATTCACAGAACCAAAGCACTAGAGAATATCAGTCTCAACAGCAATCTTCTGCTCAACAAGGAGAGCAAGGTGCGGGTAAATCATCACCGCAAAATCAAGTGTGATTTAGGTTGGTTAGCAGCATCAAAGCAAATTCTTTCCATTCTGCTAGTTGCATTTCAAGTTGAGTGCATCGAGCATCTAATTCTTGTTCTTTGATAGTAAATTCTTTAACTCTAGGCTTCTTTTCACCAGTAATATTTAGCTCTGCCTTAATAGTCTTTACTGCTAGCTGTATATGCGAAGGTTCTATTTTAGAAAATTCAGTTGGTTTGTACTTCTTGGCATCCTTGCGCCATCCTTGACTAGGTATTGCACTTACCCCAGCCAATTCACAAGCTAAAAGAAATGCTTTTAATTGAAGCTGAAAAGCTTGTTCGTTCTTGTATGTGCCATATAGTTTTTTAAAACCGCTGCTATCTTTGCTGCTACTTGCTCCAGATTTAGACTTATAGACATTGGCAAAAAATAACGGCTTAAGCGTATAGTAAGAAAACGTTCCAAGAGCTACTCCTAAATCACGCTCTACACGAGCTGCTCGGAATTCTGCGTCTACAGAGCTGTATTTATAGTTGATTCGTGTTTCAATTAATTCTGAAAAGCTTTTTGGTGCTGGTAAATCATCTTTTTGAAATTCTTCAGGATATTTGCTTAATCTTTCTTCTAGCCATAATAAATTACGCCTTACTCTTCCTTTTCTGTAACGAGTTTCATTTTCAATTAACTCTAAATTTCTTGTTGTCTCTTTAATAACTTGCTCAATCTTAAAGCGCTCTTGTGCATACTGCAATTGATTGGCGCTAATTTTTTTAGCTGTTGTAGCTTGCTGTTTTAACTCTTCAATTGCCTTAGATCCTATATCTGGCAAATCAATATCAACGGCGCTTAACCTTAAAACAGTAACATCTCCATCTTTAATAGGAGATACTGGTATCTTAACAGCACCGATTTTGTGCCTTTGAATATTAAACCGTGTTGTCATTCTTTTTCTGCCATGAGTAACTAGAAGGTTCTGAGTCTTCTGCCGAAGGTCTTTGAATACCTAGTAATTTGTCTATAAACCAATGAATCTCTTTTTCTGCTCCTACTATTTTAGCAATGTCAACTAACATAAAAAGCTTAATTTCTTTGTAAATCTTTCCTGATTCCAAGTTAGATAGCAAGCTCTGGCTAACGTTAGCAATCTCACCCAGCTGCTTTTGCGTCAAGCCACAGTTTTCTCGTTTAACTTTAATTGTTTTGCCAATCTCGATGATTGCTTGACGCCTTAGCTGCCAGTAGCTAAAGTTCGAGCTTTTTTTCTGATTATCTGATGACATCTGCTACTAGCCTAATAGCCTTGACTTTCGTAAAACAAATACTTTTCTTTGTAATATCACAAAGGGATCTATTATTTATTAAACCAAATAGTTTTAAGATATTTTTATCAAATAGTCTTAAGTACTTGTGCTAACTCTTTTCACCAGAAACTTTTTCAGCCTATTTGTTTAAGAAGGTTAAAGCCAAGCTAGTGACGACAGAAGAAAGCTACCAAACAAAATTCTTGCTTGATTACTGTGACATTGATCTGGAGTACACCGGAGAAGTTTCACGACAAGGGTTAATAGATACTTTGGGGAATTCTTTGAGTCAAGATTCGGCAAAAGAGCTTTTTCCTTTACCCAATGGCAAAACAGAGTACAGTGAACTAGAAAAGTTTCCTACCTTCTGGGGAAGCTTTTGCCGTGTAGGAAATCAGGTTTATCTAGATCGGGACGGCTCAGTATGTATTCAAAATAGACCCGAAGATGAAGTAATTAAGAGCCTGAACTCGTTTAGAAACAAACCTGTTACCATAGGTCATCCTGGTTTAGTTTTTCCTGAAAATGCGATAAAAGATAAATTAGCGAGAGGATTAACTCATGAAGATGTAGACTATCACCGGGGTATTGGCAGAATTAGAATCACGTTGATTGATAAAGAAGCAATTGACGCAATTAACAAAGATTACAAGCAATTGTCTGCTGCCTATATCGCCAAAGTATATAAAGTTCAAGGCGACTGGTTTGGCGAGCCATTCAATCGACAGCAGCGAGATATTCGGGGAAACTCAATAGGTTTAGTTAAAAAAGGGAGAGCAGGCAATTTTGCTAAGATCCATGCTTTTGATTCTATTGATGATGATGGCGCTATTCAAGTAGGAAACTCTAAGTACCCCATTGCTATTCAACTTTATAGGCAAGATTCTCAATCAACTAACTTAGATAATTCAACTATTCCACTAACAACTATGACTACCTCTACACATCAAGAAAAATCAACTAAGTTGACTGTTAATGGAGTGCCGCTAGAAGCCAGCGAAACTGTTGCGCTAGCTGTTAATAACAAGTTTCAGAAAGATGAAAGTCTGATTAGTTCTTTGGAATCAGAGAATAAGCAGCTAAAAGCTGACAAGAGTAAGTGGGAATCAGAGTTACAGCAAAAAGCGCAGCGTATAACCGAGCTTGAGACAGAAAACACTTCTCTCAAGCAACAAATTTCAGGCGTACAGGTCAAGCTTGATGCAGCGCTAAATCCCGATCCAGTAGCTTTTCAACTTGCTGTAGACAAGCGAGTTAATCTGCAAGTTAGCGCATCTAAAATATTAGGAGAAAACACCAAGTTTGCTGGCTTATCAGATAGGCAAATACAAGAACTGGTTATCGCTAAGATACACGGCAATGAACTTAAGCCAACTGAATCAACCCCTGATGCTGGGGTTGATTATGCATTTCAATTAGCCGTTGCTAGCTGGAAACCCGAAGTAGTTCAATCCCATAAAAATCAGCCTCAGGTTACTGAAACTAAAGATTCTGCACCTTCTAGCAATTCTTCAAGCAACAACTCTTCAGCGGCAAGACAAATAACCCAAGACAACTTCAATGTGTCACGACCAACAGACAAGTTTATCAAGGTTGGTTATATCGAAGATGATGACGAAGAGCTTTATAAAAAGCAAGTTGAACAATTTCAGGCAAACGCTAAAGCTCCTCTGGGTTCAAGTCGATTAAATCATTAATACAAGCAAGTTGAACAATGCCTAGACTATTCACATATCAAAACGAAGGTCGGTTAAACAACCATCCCCTAGGATGGAATTATTACGACGGCGCTTTACGTAGTCCATTTATTGCTGGTCAAGTTTCTGATTTCGAGAAAGGCACAACAGATACAGCTACATGCGATGATGCGCTAGGCTTTGGCTTGGTTGTTGTTGATGCTAATGCAGGAGTTGGCGGCTTAGGAGTTAACAGCAATAATTACGGCACAGCATTCAGGATAGAGCTACCTTCACCTACCAACACCCGATTTGCTGGAGTCACTCGACACGAACATATTGATCCAGCGCTAGGAGGAGTGCGAATTAACCCTCCTCGCACTTCAGCGGTTCCTACTCCCCTACCTCCAGGTGCGCCAAATCCGCCTGTAACTCCTCCTCCAGTATGGCAACCCGGAGCTGTTCAGCCACCACCAAACGCTGGCATTATCATTGACCCCTGGCAAGTTGGGTTCCCTGCAAAATATCCTGTTCCTTTATTGAAAGAAGGACGAATTGCTGTACAAATTGACAGCGACATGAGAGGAGTTACGCCAACAGCTCCAGTATTTGTGCGTGTTACTGATGCTGCTAATGGCATCGAGAAGCGGGGACAATGCCGACTTGATAATCGAGATGGATCGGTTCAGTGGCTAATTGGCGCTAGATGGACAGGTAGGATCATTCCTGGTCGATTAGCTGAATTGTCTATTTCGCTTCCATAGTTTTGTTTTGAATTCTTTTGAAAAGAAATGCCGGACAATAGTTACTCTGTTTATGTAAGTGAGCAATTAAGAGCGGTTCGTAGAAATGTAATCTCTTACCCTTTACCTGAATTTCCTCTGGCAAACGGATTAATTATTCCATATGCTACGGGTGGTAATGCAATTCCCAGAGGCGCGTCCAGCTACTTGTATTATTTGCGAACATTTGTCGGTGAAGCTAAAATCATCGCCAATCCAGCAGACGACCTACCGACAGTAGATCTCTACACGTTTCCCATGACAGGCATTGTGCATGACATTGGAGATAGCTACCGTTACTCCGATAAAGATTTAGAACATGCTCAATTCGCTGGAGTAGATTTGACAGCCGCCAAAGGTCTAGCCGCTAAAGAGGCAGCATTTGTCAAGCTTGAGAAAGTTGGGTATTTGGGGGACTCTGCTTACAACTTAAGAGGATTGCTCAATCACGAAAATATTCCAATTGCAAGCTTGCTAAACGATGGTGTCAATGGCTCAACTCGTTGGCGAGATAAGACGCCTTATCAAGTTCTGCGTGACTTGCGAGACATGAGCGCTGCTGTTGCTATTGAATCTCAAATGAGGGAAAGTGCTGATACGCTACTAATTCCCCCTATTCAGGATTTCTATTTAGGCCAGACGTTTACATCACCCACAAACCCTCAGACTACACTCAAAGAAGCCTTCTTCAAAACTCAAGGTGCTGATGGTATTCAGAACATTCAGCAAGTTCCCTGGCTTGAAGGCGCATTCAATGGTCAAGACGTAGCCATTGTTTACAAAAGACGTGAAGACAAGATTAAACTTCATGTACCAATTCCTTTTTACGCTAAAGCGCCTCAAGAGGCTGGGTTTGGTTGGCGTGTACCTTGTCGGTTAACAACGGGTGGAGTCGAGTTAACTTTCCCTATGTCCGCTCGGATATTTGTTGGTATTTAGCAAGTTGGTTAAAAATCGATTGAATAATACTTAAATAATAAATGGCAAAAAACCCGTCTAAAATAATTACAGTTTTTCTCAATCAGTACCGACCTCTCTCTATTCCCTATCAGCTTCCCCACGAGGAACCAGAAGGGTTGTCAGAAGACGAACGAAGGCGCAATATTCTCAACAGACCTACAAGCTGGATACGTTTAATTGGTGGAGGAACTACTCAAATAGACACTGATGTCTGGGATGTTATCAAACAACATCCGCTGGCTGAAGAATTGTATCTGATGGGGTTGTTATATGAAATACCTACTCCAGATATGGATAGACTTCATCAACTTGACAAAGATATTGTAGGTGGTGATTTAGTGCGTGGTTTGTATGAACCACAACCTATAATGCCAGCAAAATACCTCAACACTACAAATATCAACAGCAATACAAATATGTGGAAGCCTACCGCACATCCACATACCCCAGTTAACTTATTTAACAGCTCTCAACTTGAGCAATTGGCTATGACAAAAGCAGCTCAAGCAAAGTTTAACGACGTTGAAACAGCGGGTGGTAATGCTCATCTTAATGTTGATTTAGCTAGAGGAGAATAAGTATTATGTTGTTGACATACCAAGACATAGCACAAGTTTTTAAACAATTCCGAACAGAAGACGAATTAGAGCAATCTGCTATTAACTTGGTATGTGAACTAGCGTCATACGAGATAGATGATTATGCTTGGGGTCAAACAGCTAAAGCGGGGTTGCTTTACTTAATTGCTTGTAAGTTATCTTGTGGTGCCATAGAAGAAGCAAAAGCATCAATGGCAAATTCTGCTGCACAATTACTTAAGCAACAACAGGCTTCATCTCAAGACACTTCCAAGATAAACAACCTGGAAAATTGGCATAACCTACCAATTTCTTCAATTGCAATTAACGATGAAATGACAATTACGTTTACTAAGCAAGAAGCACTGGGTGAAACTGCTATTAGCGAAATTATGAAAACTGTTACTAGTCCAGGAACGACTTCGCCAGAATCTAGTAACTTTTATTGTCAACAATACAAAGAGCTTAGAAGCCTAGTCATAGGCTCACCGTTATATTCTGGAGAATAGCAACATGTATACATTGGGTGGACAACGAGTAAAACAGCCAGGTGGAGAAGCTCTATTAACTGGATTTGGCTGGTTGCCAGAGCCATTAGATAAAGTAGGAATTGATGTATTTGCTTTGTTAATAGCTAGAGATGAATCTCTAGCTGATAGATACGAAGGCAGCATTAGCCAGAAAACTTCTTTTTTGATGCGAGTTCAAGCTAAGTCAGGAACGACTATCAACTGGGTTTGGTTTAAGGGTGAAACAAAAACTACTGTTACGGGAACAAGCAAAGTATCAGATAATTCTACTATTTTAGAAATTCCATTTAGTGCAGATACTTTCTCAAACCCTGTTTTTGCGGGAGGGGGAGCTGGACTTTACAGAATTTTAGTTAATGATAAAACATTTAGTAATTTTATTTCATTTAAAGACTAATGAGTGGACAAGGGATGTTAAATAGAATATGGCGACCTCCAGCTAGCTTGCCAGGTTCAACACCAAGTCAACCGTTAAACGGATGGGACATAAAACCATCACCCTATGATTATTTAGACTTGCAAAACTATGGCGAAAAAGTATTATGGTCAGTTGCTATTTCGCCTCAACCAGGAATGGCGCCAACGGAAGTAAATAACTCTATTATTACACTCATGTATTCTTGGCATGAGTTTTATCCCGATCAAGCCAACCCGTCTGCATCGCAAATATTTACAGACGATATCTATTTGCTTGGGTTTGATCAAAAGAATGAGCCTGCATTAAATGCTAAACCAACGGTTACGTTTCCATTGTTTGGAAACATGACTCAGTTGTTAGGTGACTCTAGTATTTTGCCTAGCAAAAAAGGGGGATGGTGGTTTGGTTATTCTAAAAGCTCCAGGCAATGGATACCCGCTGATGACAGGTATTCCTTTTGTAATTGGTGGTGTTATTTCGTACCATCAAATATTTTCAGGCTTGTTTAACAGTTTGGTAAAGTAATGTGTCTGGAACTAGCTATGTAGCCAGCTATAAAATTCAGCAAATTGCTCAAGGAAGCACTCAGTCTACTCAAGAGCAGTTGGCTCAAGTTGCTGGCGAACTAGCTAAACAAATAGAAGGACTTGTTCTTTTACAACAAACAATCCAAGAGCAGTTTGTACTGAATTTTTCTTATCCAGTACACAAAATACATCAATCTATACCTAATCCGGAAACAGAAACATTTGAATTCTGGCATCCATTTGGAAGCATTCAGCTCATAGATCCCAAGCTAATTAGAGTTAGCTTTGAGAACTATCAACAAGTGCCTATTGAATTAGTCTATGAATGGGGATGGCATGATGTAGGTCAAAGGCAAGGAAAAATAATAATTCATATGTCACCACCTGACCGATTCTTTGGGTTGTTAGAAGTAAATAGTTTTTTTTTGACTCAATACAGTAGTCAAGACATTCAACAAGACACGCAGGGTAACACACTAAATTACCAAATTCCTCAAACTATGGCATCTAGTACAACTAACTTATCTGGCGACTTAACTGATGAAGATGAGGTTCCAATAGAAAATACTGAATCTAAAAGCGAAACTCCAGCACCAATACCAGAAGCTCCAACTGAACCCCTTGAACCTTCTCCACCCACTTTGCCAAAACCAGAACCTCAATTCCCCCCTGAAGAGCCACCGGAGCAACCACCACCATCACTGCCACTACCACCAGAAAATCCAGCTCCAGTGCCACCAACCCCACCCCACGCAACGCAATTTTCACCTAATGCTATCTTGCGGTTTATTGATGGCACCCACGCAGAAGACCCCAGAGTTTCAGGTTCTCAAGTATCTGCTGATGTAATGATTCCCACAAACGACTTGTGGATTCAGGTAGAAGCAATTGCCAATGCATCAGGTGCAATGCTCTATGTTGATTTAATCATCGAGGGATCGTCTAGAGCCAGATTAAATTATCCCAAAACACTAGCTGAGCAAGGTAAACAATTGCAAGTGTCTTTCAAGTCGCAGCTTTTTCCTCCCCAGGTTTTTCCGTTAGAGAGCGGCAGCTTGATAATCAACTAAGTTGATTATTGCAAAGTCAAGTGGCGCGTACTTGATACTTTATGCTGCCTTTAATTAAGTTGTTTGTTGCTGATTAGTAAAAGGAAAAAAGAATGCCAGGACAAGCGCCATTTACAGCAAGAACTCCGGCTGATACTACAAGAGCAATTAAGCCGATTCACTACAATACCAACTTCAATGGTAAGCAGGGAACAAATCTCTCTAAAGCATATGACATGCGGGGAATTCTGCGACCCATTGATTTGGAAGTTGCTGGCGATATCTTTTATTCGTACATCGACAGTCAGGATGTTGATTTACGAAACCAGCTAATGGACGAAATGAATCGGCGGTTTCGAGGCTTACAGTATAAGCCAAGTGCCGATATTGCAATCCGCGATGCTGCCGTAACTCCAGCGCAATTAGTTGCAGGTGCTACATTTCAAGGCTTTGCGCTAGTTCCAGGTAGCCGAGTGTTATTGGCTACAGGTGCAGGAGATAGTTTTATCTATGAGGTACAAGCAGCAGGTGCAGCCGTAATAGCTCCTGACAGCACTATTCCTAATCTTGAGCCATCTTCTTCGGTTCGGATTCAAGAAGGTGACTTTGCTGAAAGAATGTTCATCTTAGAAAATAACACTGCGCCTGCGCCAGGAGATGTGCTTAATTGGCAACCTGAGGCTATTCCCATTTTGACCAATGCTGGTGCTGGCATTGGCTATGACGCAACAACCAACAGTTACTACATCAGGAATGATGATGGTTCGGTTACGATTGACCCTGATGGTGTACACATAAGCGCACAATACACCAATGACATGATCGATCGCATCAATGCTGCGGTCGCACCATTGATAACACGTCTTGATGCGCTTGAAAATCTCACTCAGCAACACACAACTCAAATCGCTGGCTTGACCAGTGAAGTTGCTCAACTACGGCAGCGCATGGCGGCTGCTGAAGGTCGATTAACTGACGCTGAAGGCAGGCTAACTACAGCAGAAGGTGATATTCGCACCTTAGAGCTACTAGATTGGACAGTGCCATTCCCAGGTGATGCCGCTGGTGCAACACAGTCAGATGCCGAGACTACGCTGGTTACCATTGACCTAACCAAAGCTCGTTGGTTCCAGCAATTAGGGTTAACCCTGGATATACTCAACTCGTTTGTGTATGTTGCCAATACGGGTGGTGGAGTGCGTCAAATTGAACCCGCCAACGGTTTGATTATTTCAGCAGATGGACGCACAGGATATCTAGAATTTTCTCCTCGTGCTGACGCTGGTACAATTCTGCTCCACAGAATGCAAGATGCTCGTGTGTTTGCCGGAGGATCTGTCGCAACACCACCTCCTGCACCAGCCGCAGCTACTCCTACTGGTGGTAGTGGAACTCCACTTGCTTACCCTAATAGTGACTTAGAGCTACGCACCAATGATAATTGGTTTGGTGGTGGTAACAACAGGCGTGTCATTCCGTTAGCGGATGCTAGCAATGGTTATGCTTACGAAATCAATGGAGGCTACTCTAGCATATTCATTCGAGCTGCTAATGCCACTCCTGCTCCTGTTGCTGGTAACACGTATATAGCTCGTTTACGTGTACGATCTTCAGCTCTGCCATCAAACCACATTGTTTATGTCAATGACTTTGGTGGCGCAAGACAGCAAGCTGTAATTGATTCCACAGAGTGGAGAGAGTATCAGTTTACAGTTACATACCAAAATGGTACCTTTGAAATTGGCGTAGAGAATCCCGAAGGTCGAGAGACGCCAGTCTATCTTGACTGGATTCGTGTATTTCCCGCCTAATTTTAACTAGCTGAAGCTTTGATAGTCTTTTAATAGTTTCTCTCGATAAGCAATCATCCTATCAAACAAAATGCCAGGATGATTGCTTATCGTTGCCTTAACCATATTCTGACTCTTAGTCTTTTCGTACCAAAATTGAACAGTGTCCTGAATTATTCCTAGATTGTCGTTCTTAAGAACTCCAGCCAATACCATACCATCTAAAACGTATTTCAAGCTAGCTGGTAAGTTCTCACATGGATCAAAAGCAAAAGTCTTAACCGAAAAAGTAAAATAAACCCACACTCTACCTTCAAACGCAATAGAGTTTTGTTTACTGCATTCATTCATCACATATTTTGTCCATTTCTTCTTAAGAGACGCACTCTGCCACTTACTTCCACGAGCTGCATCAATTTGCTCATTTAAAGTTGGCGGAAGGATAAAAGTAAGCTCTTGTATCTTAATGTCCATAATTCAATTTAACGAAAGTCAAGTTTTTGTTGTTTGTTAATCTTACCAAAAAAGATTCCCTTTGACTTCAAACTTTCAAAGGGAATCTGCTCAACTTGCACAAATTGCAAGTTAGTTATCAAGCCTCGGCAAATTGCTCATCAAACACTTCAGGTAAGCCATCTAAGATTTCTTGCCGTGTTTTTGCCTTGTCGCGCCTGTTGGTCACAGTAATATTAAAAGCAGCAGCAATTTCCATTAAGTCAATAATGCTACCAGCTTCCTGCGCTCTTCTCCTAATCTCAGTCAAAGGCAACTCTTGTAATTCGACTAGCTTAGAATCTAGCGCAGCAGATTCAGACCCATTTTGCCTCAAAGACTCAAGCTGCGATTTAAGGCTAGTTATTTCTAGTCTTAACTTTTGATTCTCTTCTCTCTCTATCTGAAGTAGATGGCGTAATCGCCTGTTTTCTTCAACCAGTCCATCGCTTTGGGTTTCAAGCTGATTTTCCTGAACTTGAATCTGATGCTCATTGAGTTCGCTTGGAATTTCAGATACAGACGTAACTTGAATGTAGTCAACGTCTAATACTTCTAGTTCTGGCGATGAAGAAGGAGCCATTCCCTTTTCTTGCTCAGAACGATTGTTGTTTTTGATGATGTCTTCCGCTAAAGACAATCTTTGTTCTTTTGACAAACCTGCATCTTGATCAAGTAGCGCACGGTGAGCCGTTCTTAGCTGAAATTCTTGAACCTCAAATCCTTTGCGTATTAGAGCGTAAGCAACATCTGCGATCTCCGGCAAGCATCGCTTGCCACCCAGCCACATCCAAACCTGTGAAGATACTTGTGGATACTTTAGTATAAATTCTTCTGGGGGAATTTTCTCTGAACCTGCACCCAAGGCTATAGCGAACTGCATCTGTTTCCAGTGTGCAAACCGCTGTTGCCATTCTTTCAAACGGTCTTTGGGTACTTTCTTACTTACCCAAACGTCAAAATAGCCTTCTGGTAATGATTCTTCAATTAATGTCAGTATTTTACCAATTTGAAAATCAAGGACTGCTTTAGTTGTTCCTAGCATCAAAGAAACAACTAAGTCTTTGTCTAGCGTAGCTTCCCACGCCATCAGTCTTCTTATGGTGCCATCGTCAACACCTAATTCAGCTTTAAGCTGTTCTTGAAGCTCACCAATTGCTGATCCTGATACACCCTGAAGCTCTTTTTGTATAGATGTGGTAATGCTGTCTTGGGGAACTTGTGTCAACAAACTTGTTAGCGCTAATGGATTATTGTCTACAACCTGACTTTCAATTTGCAACATGGTATTTCTGATGAAATTAAGTTAGTTAAAGATTATCCCTTGTCTACTGCCAGAATAGAAACAAGGGATAAGAATTAATCCTGTGGCTATTTTCTGACTACCTTTCGCCGTTAAGCTCTGCACGTCGAGCATTGATTTCATCGGCTATTGCAACTAAATCTTCTGGAGTTAAATGCGCGATTTGAGCTTTCAAGGAACTGACATCACTAACTTGAGGCACTTGCTTACCTCTTGTCCGTCGAGTTATCTCTCCAGACTTAAGCGCTGAAAAATAATCTTTGACTTTCAATTCAAATTCGTCAGGCGACAAATCTGTAAGTTTGAAGAATTTTCCTATCTCTTGATAAAGTGACAACTTATCGGCTTTCAAGATTTCCAAGATCTCAGATGCTGCCTTCTCGAACGCTTGATCGTTGATGACCAATTCTTCAAGTTCCTTTTCTTTCCCAAGCTTGGTACGCAATTTTGCAAATGCTGACCGAAATACAGATGGACTTGCGTTGGCTTCACGCAGCTTATCTGCAAGCTTTAGCCTTGAGCTTGTGCCATCATCCGACCCAGATTCACTGTCTTCTTGGCTTTCTTGCTGTGTCTCCAGTTCTAGTTCTTGCAGCGGTGCATTAAAAACAGCCAACCCAGGAGTGTTGCCATTAGATAAATCTACAGACTGATTTACTGCATCAATCATTTCAACCTCAGTCATTTTGCTTCTCTATTGCTTATCAGCTAGTATTGATGTGCGATCTAATTTTAGCGGTTATTGGGAAAGTTGATCATGCAAGAAGAAAAAACATCTGAGTTAAGAGCAAAACTAGATAGCACTACTGTTTCTCCTGAAGACATTTATGCAGAATTAGCTCATTCTACTAGCTCTGCAAGGGTGGCAGATGAAAAGCTTCGGCTGTCTATGGCAAGAAAAGAAATGCCTTGGGTTAGACAGTGGCGAACAAAAAATGGCAGTGAAAACTACCCAATAGTTCAAGACTGGTTTATCAAGCTCTATATTAAATGGTTTGGCAAAGAGCTTGACCCTAAAAGTCCCAGAATTCATGCTATTCGCATCTTACAACAGTCAAACTGGGAACTGACGCATGAGATTTATCTAAAATGTAAAGAGCTTGAAGATAAAGAGCAACACCGAAAACAAGTAGAACAAGAAATCGCTAAAACAGTAAATCATGCTAGATACTTGAGTGATAATCAAGATATAGCTAGACGTGCCATATCCCTTCAAGCACCCGGTCTTAGATCTAAACTAAATTTATTTATTAGTAGCTTGAATAAAATGCCGCCATCTATGTGGCAAAAAATTCCTGAGCTTATGGCAATTAAGATACAAGGGTTTTATCCCTGTGCAGAATTAGCTATCTTGCCTAATGGCAAACCAACAATGACGGTACTAGATACTGAATCTCAGCTCACAAAAATAAGAGAAATGATTTCTCTTAAAGCCATTGACCAGGCTAAACTTTACATTAAGCGATTTAATGAATTCAACTTGACTTTCACCGTGCAATTGTGCGAAACAGAAGATGGTTGGGTTTTAGAAGTAAATCAAGATAAGTCTAGCTCAATCAACTAACTAGCTAACTATAATAATCAACCAAGTTGCCAAGCCATGCAATCTTTTCTTTCGGTAGCAGAATTCAACCAAGAGTTAGATGACGAAGATGCTCTTATTGCCTGTTCTTTGGTTAGTGGAGAAAACTTACTGAAGATTCAGGAATGGATTCTGTCTCCTGATGCTTTCACCAAATTAAGCAATCGGGAAATTTACAAAGCGCTTATTTACTTGTACACGAACAAGCAGCAAGTTAATCTTATCACGATAAGAATGCATCTTGAAGGTGTGGGACTGCTAGAAAACATTGAACGAAATGGAAGAAAGCTCGCAGATTATCTCAATTCAGGCGTTGCGTTTAGCCAGGAAAACATTTTGTCATGGTGCAAAAGTGTTCATGACAAATGGATCAAACGAGAACTAGAAAATGCAGCGCTAAATATTATAGACAGTTGCAAGCTACCCTATATAAGCGCTAAAGAAATCCTGGAGCTAGCAGAAAAACTTGTTTCTAAAACTCGACAAGATTATGAGCGACCTCAAATAACCGAAGGTGGATATATAGATGAGTTGGCGGGACAAGTCTATGTTGACGCTACTACAGGCGAAGGAAAAGGAACGTCAACCGGATTTACTGATCTAGACGAACGAATTAATGGGTTAATTCGTGGAGGCTTAATTAGTATTCCAGGGTTTACCGGAACAGGAAAAACCCATTTCTTATGTGAGTTAGCTTATAATTTGTCAGTGCTTGATGACCAACCCTGTATGTTTCTTACAGGAGAAATGAGCTGCAAGCAAATAGCGGCTCGACTACTATCAAGAACTACCGCTGGAATTAAAGTCGGCAAAAATGACAAAGAGGTAGGCGTAACTAGTGAGCGTATTACTATCGGTGGCGAAGAGCTTGATGATAATGACTGGATGCTTCTAAGTAGTGCCTTGGGTGACTTAACGCACAAGCGACTTTATATTGATTGGTTACCCGGCAATGTAGACAGAATTCCTGGAATGTTGAAGACATTTAGAAGTCAACAGCAAGATGGTCAACTAGGTGCTTTGTTTATTGATTACTTTCAGTTAATGGGTTGCAGAGATGTTGGCGAAGAGTTCGGTAAGATTACTGCTAACAGAGTCAGTGAATTAACTTATATTAGTAGAAGACTCAAACAAATAGCACAAGAGTTTAATATCCCGGTAATTGTTGCATCTCAGGTACGTCGCGATGTTGAGCAACGAAAAAACAAGCGACCAGACTTAAGTGACGTTTCTTGGTCTGGTAGCCTGATGCAAGACAGTGATGTTGCAATGTTCCTATACCGAGATGAGCTTTATGATGAAGACACTCCAGACAAAGGCATACTAGAAGTAATTGTCAAAAAGATCCGTGCAAGCGGCAAACTAGGTACTGTAAAGTTTTTCTTTGATCCGCAGTTTTCAAGGCTGAGGCAAACAGAGTATTCTTTCTAGTTATTTATTCCGCTTGCAACAGCCTCTTCCAGTGAGATATAAAACACAATCTCACACTTACATCTTCTGCCACATCTACATCTATCACCCGGCATAGGTATTTGCTCAATAGGCTGAATACCTTGAGCTACTATCTCGATGCAATCTTGGCAGTGCCGATCATTGATAGTATTTCCCAGAAACCTTTGAGCCAAAGTTCTCCCTGACTCTCTGGCTATATCTTTTTTACCTTGTTGATAAATAGTATTTCCAGCACCAGCAGTATTATCTAAGACACTTGACAATTGAGGCATAGTTAATTGACCCTGTCTAATCGCTTCGCTGGCACGCCTAATTCTGTCTGTCTCTTGTGTTAAAACACCCTCAATGGCGGCTAAATCGGCTCCAGAGATGTTATCAAATCCACCATTACCCAAAGCATAGTTTTGGATGTACAAGCTCTTTAAGGCTCTTCCAGTAGCCTCCTGAAATGTCTCAAGAGTAATCCTGTTATTAAGCAAAGCACTCTCATATCCCGCTAGTTCTAGCCTTGCTAGCTTAATTCTGCTATCAAGTAACGCTTTAACAACAGAGTTAGCTACCTTCCCACCTGTATCTACATAACGATAAGAGTTACTTTTTGGGTCAAAGTAAAACTCAGGACTAGTATTGGCATCAGTCAAGTAAGTAGAATAATCATCCTGATTAATTTGCATGTAACTAGAAAGCAACCTTGCAAACCTTCCCGCAGACTGAATCCATTCTTTTTTGGCTGCCTCTACATCAGCCTGAACTATCTTGCGTATATTGTTAAAACTGAAGGAAAGATTACTTGATTGTATCGAAATACTTTCACTCATATTTATTTGCTACTAACTTGTTCGTGACTTGACTTTTATCAAAACAGACATAGAATTAAGTTGTAATTAATTCAACCAAGCGTAAAATCATGAACAACGAACATATGGCACCAATGAACCCAGTAAACACAGAATACAAGATAGTTACCTCAGAAACCTTGACTTCACTATTGTCTGCACTAATCAAGGCAAAGAAACAGTTTAAGCCAGTCAAAAAAACTAAAAAGAATCCGTTCTTTAAAAGCGAGTATGCGCCGCTTGATGAAGTGTTAAAAGCCACTGAAGAAGCGTTGTTGGATGAAGGGTTGGTAGTAATCCCGTTGGTTCACGTAATTAACAATAAACTCTACTTAGTTACTACGTTATTCCATAAATCAGGAGAATTTATCTCATCATATTATCCATTGCCAACTACACATACACATAAAATCAAGGACAAGCGAAGAGAAAAAATAGTAAATGACTATGGAGAAGAAAAAGAAATACTGGTTGACTACGTTGTTAGTCAAGAAACTGTTCCTATTGAAAGTGAACCCCAAGAACTTGCTAGCGCCAACACATATGCACGCCGAAATGCGTATATGACATTACTCAATATTACAGCCGCTAATGAAGATGATGACGGCAATGCAGCAAGTAATCGACGCCACGAAAGTAACAGCTCTTCTCAATCGGGATTATCAACGACCCAGCAAAAACCCCGTGAAACTGCTACCAGAGCTAAATCTCCTCAAAAGCTAACTCAAAGTCAACCTGTCAATCAAGTTAACAAAAAGCCTGCAACAGCTACATCGATGCAAGAATACAAGGAAAGGCAGCAAGAAATAAACCCACTTTACTCAGGTTATTTAAAGATTGCCTCGCTGTGCAATATCAATGCAGCCGAAAACTCAGAAGCAAGGCAAAAGATTGAAAGTGACCCCGGCAATTTTTCGGATGAAATTGAGCAATTGGCTCGATTGTGGTTTACTAACAAATACAATGACTCATTAGAGTTTAACGCTAATGAGTTTTGGGATTATGTAAAAGAAGCTTCAGGTAGTGATCCCGATTTAGATACTTTTGTGAAAATATTTCAAGACTGGCAAACAAATACTGAAAGCACAATGCCAAGCGATGTCTTCTAGCTTCAGTTAGCAATACTCTCTTGACATTAAACAAGTTGAACAATAAACTAGACTATTACCTTGTAGTCTAGTTTATTGTTTTTTGGGTTACTAAACAATGAAAAGTCTAGTCAATGATAACTTAATCCCTATTGGAGCATTAAAACAAAAAAATGCCTTACTGTGTATTGATACAAGTAAAAATAAATCTGGATTTAAAACATGGGTTAGAGACAATCTATCTCACATTCAGCAATTGGCTGTTGAGAGCAGTAAAGAGCAAGCAAAATTCCAGGCTTTTATTGACTACTTTACCGAAGCGGGTTGGAGAAAGCCTATATTTAAGCAAATAACTCAAACCAGCACCAGCAGCCTTAATGGCGGTAAAAATAAGCTTACTAAAGGTAGAACGGAAGGAAAAAAGTATAAGGTTAGAGTAGATGGTGAATTAAAAGATCTAGAACTAAAAGATATAGCATCTATTACAAAGATAAATCCAGCTACATTGCGTTATCGGGTTGAAGAGTTGCAATTACCTTTATCTGAAGCATTGGTGCTTTCTGTGGGAGGCAGAGCATTTAATGCTAGATCAGCTCCCTTGGTAAGAGCATTTATCAAGTTACTTGAATCAAGCGAGTTTAATGATGTAGTTAAATGTGTAGCGCTGAGTTCAGATGAAGAGTATATACTTCGCCATCGCTTTGCTGTCAAGCCTAAAAAAAGCCTTAGAGAAATAGGAGAAGAGTATGAAGTTAGCAGAGAGCGAATCAGACAAAAGGAAGTCATTGCACTGCAAAAAGTTAATGATGTCTATCAATTGGTGCCAATCGATCTATGATGGTGCTAATTGTCTTACCCTAGAGTCAGCTAATGCCAATCAACTTCAATGTAGTCTATGGCTTTAAGTTTGTTATTCATGGCATAGACTCTGGCAAAGCTTATGATTTTACTGATTGTATTACAGAGGCGCTAACAATTAAGCGACCTCGTGCAGAGCCAAATCAACCTATGGGGTGGTCTGGTTCTGCAACCTTAGGGGAACCATTAACCCAAACATTCAAACCTGCTAGCTTGAATAACTATGATGAACCTGATCCGTGGAAAATAGGAAATATTGTCAAGCTTTATTTTTATGATCGGCTATTTGCAACTTGTTATTTAACAGAGTATTTCTATAACCGCAAAGAAGGAAAAGGTGAGCTTTCTTTTGAAGGAAGCATTGGTTACTGGAGCTATTCTCTACCACAGAAAGATTACAAAACATTGGGGTTTAGACCCTGTACCAGCACTTCTATTCCTGAAATAACAAGTCGATTTGTCGGCTATGCTAATCAGCAAGGCATGAGCTTAGATGTATCAGGCGGATTAGGCTCAGCCATAGCTGTACCTCCTAATTTTCAAGGTAATGCCATTAGTCAATTGCAACCATATTATGGTGAACGCAAGCGATGGTTGTGCGAATTGCCAGATGGCAAAATTATAGACGTTGAGTATCCAGACAACCCATCAGAAACCAACTTGATTCTAAGGCTAGCGACTGGCGAAGTTACTGACTACGAACCCCAGAAAGTATCTAGCGCCGATATACCCAAGCGCAAGCTCACTGGTACAGCCTCAGTTGAGAAGTATCAGAAATGCGCTAAACAAGACAGCAAGCCAACTGTACAAGAAGAATGGGATTATATTGATGCCGAGAGCGGTGCTAAGGTCTGGGTTTTGCACAACAGGACAACTACATATCCGGCTCAACATGACTTAAACAAAACTACGCAAAAAACCGAGATCAAGCAAGCCAAAGGAGTTGTCTCACCCGAAAAAAACAAAGGAGAAAGCAGTGTTGTTACAACGCAGGTTATGACTAAGATAGATTATTATGACGATCAAGGTAGATTAATTGAACAAGTAATAGCAACAGATAAAGTGCTGTGTGTTGCACTACCAGAACAGTTTGCTGGTGATTTCACTTTATTCAATAATGCTGAAAAAATAAAAGAAGAATGGAAAGAATTTAATCCTGCCAGTGGATTTACGGGTAGACCAGATGGAGTGATGAGATATCATGCCAAAACAATAACCGCATTATTTGCATTAGGTACAAACGCAGAAAAACTTAAAGGTGCTGGCAATCCTCGTGTTGCTTTCCCTGGAATAAGATATATTTTGGCAACTAAAGAGCGAATTATTGAAACGTGGGATCAGCCTGGAGTTAATTCTGGAACAGACACAACACGAGGTAGTGATACTTGTAACTGTAGCGAATATTCTTACAAGAAAGAAGTTAGGCAGCGAGAGAATTACTCTGTGTCAGCAACACAAAAAGGATTCACTGAAGATGTAGCTTACTGGCAAGTTACAGGGTTAAATTTAAAGATTCCTCAGTCTGATAGCAAAGACAATGATACCCCACCTGCTTTTACAACTAAACAAGCAGAATGTCCAACTTGCAATACCAGTTTTTCTGAAGAAATATATTTCAACTCTGATGCTATTTCTGGTAACTACAAAAGAGAAGATACGGTATCAGCTAGTACATTACAAAGTAGAGGTGAACTTCAAGCCTATCTAGCTTTTGTGGGAGTACTACAACATCAACGATACAGATCTATGCAAATAGCTCTGCCTTTGCCAATCGAATATACAAGCAACCCATTGCCATTTAGACTAGTGGGGATTGGTAAGAGAATTTATGTTATTGACTCTGAGAGTATTAGCCTGGGTGAAGATGGTATTGAAATGATGTTCATTGGCAATAATGCTGGCGGGTTACAGCAAGAAATACAAATGCGCGACTATCAGGCTATCACCTATTATTCTGATCTTACTGATGAAAAATCTCAAGAAACCAGAGAGGCTGGTCTTGAGCCAGTAATTGCATCGATGCCAAGCTTTGAATTTATACTAAACCAAGAGGTATAAATTAATGCCAATTCCCTTGTTTGTGATTGGCGCTAAATGCAAATACATGTTTAGCGCTTTAAACTTACCGCCAGAGTTAAAAATTGAAAGTAACTTGATAACTGGCAAAGTCAGCACACCAGGAGAATGGATTGTAACATTAACGGCTTTTCCATCTAACTTGAAATATCCAGTATTACAAACAACATTTACTGTTGTTGTCACTGAAAAGATTACACGTACCGTTAGCCAAGATGTTGTTTTTTATCAAGGCATTGAAGGAGTTATTAGATCACTAACTTATGTTGAAGATTTAGATTTAACACCTATAAACGGAACAATTAAAATTAATCATGAAGCAGCTATTATTGTACAAGTGCCACTAGTTAGAGTTAGTGGCACTGTAGATCTGCAATTAGTAACAGATGTAATTGGAACTATTCGAGTTGCCGATAATTGGAATACTGTCCCTAGTTCATCGCCAATTATTTCGACTATTGCTAAAAGCAGTTCATTTGGCAATGCAATAAACTCGCTAAAGCTGTATGAAACAAATACGCTATCTGCTTCATCAGGCACAGTTCTAGCATCTTCTCAGTCTCTTATTTCTACTCAGGTTCAGAATCAATCTTTTGCTATTACATCAACCAACTTAAAAGAAATAATCAGTAGCAATACTCGTAACAGATCAGATGCAGTATTCCGAGCAATGGGAGAAATAACCCAATCTAAAGTACTAAATCAGTCAACGGCAAATCTCTTCCCGTTACAATTAATAGAAACTAAAACACGCAATGGCAGTACCGTAAATTTGAATAGATAATTCATATCAGCTTGCAACAAGTTAAAATACAAAAACTTCAGCTCAGCTAGTTAATTAAAACAATGCCAGATTTACTTTATCCCGTTGATGCGCAAACTCGTAATCTAGACTTGCTTTATGGAACAAACATATTTAATGTTGCTCTGATAGATGCAGCACTAAGTCAAATAACAGTACCTCAAGCAAGTGTTAACGTTTCTGCTAATACATTTGTTATAGCTAATGATTTTCCTGCTAATATGCGGGTTAGACTATCTGCTGCCGCTGGTGGAGTTTTACCAGAGCCATTCAATAGTAATCCAGCAGATACAATTTATTTTGTATTTTCGCCATCAACCACTCAGTTTTCTTTGAGTCTAACTAAAACTACGCCATCGGCAGCAGGATCGGCTATAGATATTACTACTCAAGGCACTGGAGGAGTTGTTGTAACAGAACAACCACTTGGTAAAGATGATGGAGACATGGGGGTTTGGATTCGACATGAACTAGCAAACTACCAAGGATCAAGTAGACAACCAGTAACATTCGGCGCTAGCTCTTATAATGCAATCGAAAACTTTACTGCTAGTGTACCTAGAATTGTAAGCTGGTATCCAACGAATGCAGATCTAAACAACATAAGGTATTTAGCTTTTATTAAAAATGGAAATGCTATAGCTAAAAATGTAGCAGGAAGTATAGATAGCTTTATAGATCTAGTTACACCTCAAATATTCAGGCGCAACACATTAGACGGAAGCTATCAAGTTAGAATCAGGTATACATTTTAATGGCAACAGCGAGAGAACTTAATCAAATATCCCAGCTTCAGAATTTGGGTAGTTACATGAAGTTAACCCAAAAGAAAACAAGTTGTCAGCCTACAATGCAAGGAAAAAGAGATCCAGCAACAGGCAAAGAATTTAGTGTTTTTTCTAATGGTGGCAGTGGACAAGTTATTAACTTAAGTAATGCCGGAGGCGTGCCGTATGGTGCAACACTACCATCAGCGACTAACTGCGGAGGATCTGTATACACAGAGTCTAAAAACAAATGAGTCATATCGTTCCCGGAAATCTAGCTCGAAGCATTATTAGCTTTGTTGATGGTATTGGCTGGAATCGTCACTATCAACTTCATATAGATGGCGAGCTAATCATTCAGCCAGTGCTTGATATCAATGGACAACAAATGACTGACTCAAAAGGTCAACTAAGATATAGCAATCCTAAGATTCAGCAACTCTCTATTGATGACAGCCTCAGAGAATTTCCTAACTTTCAAGATAAAACCACTCTTTACAAGGTAAGAATTATTCAACACGAGAATTACAACAAGCTTATTGATCCTCAACGCGACTGGGAGCTGTCTTTTGATGACGGTGAAACTTTTTATCCATTTGAAGTCATGAAAATCCAAACTAGTCCAATGGAAGACTTCTCGTGGATTGTTATATTAGGCAACTGAAGGCTTAAGCAACTTGCTTGCTTAAGTGCTTTAAATCAACAGCTTGACTTTTATCAAAATATTTAACATACTTAGTTTGTCAATTAAGTATGTTAGGTGTTAATTATGCAAATGTTTTACAAGATCTGCAAGAAATGACCGCTTTTTAGTTTTTATAGCCTATATACCCAGTTTTTTGTCTTTCTTTTGCCATCCCCACGATTCCATGCTAATTTGTTCATTCTCAGACATTAGCTCTTTTGTGTTATAGGCTCCAAAATAAATAATATTCTGAGCCACTCTTATTTTTACAAAGGGATCGTATTTTAATATTATTGAAATACCCCAAAGCACCTCTAGTGTTTTTTGGTTGTAAGCAGTAGGTATCTTGACATTGCTTTCTTCACTCTCTCTATTTTTCATGCTGGATGGCTGCAATAGCTAAGATTAAATTTTGCATTGCCATGCGGTAGCTATTTTTGTACAAACAGATATACATGCTTTACAAGTAACACTATTTGGATCAGTGTTACTTGTAAGCATAACGCTCTTAAAAGGCAAGCGAGTATCAACTTTGCACGGATAACCTACAAAATGAATTTTGTTGCCAGCTTTTTCTTCTTGCTTGCATTCTTGTTTTTGAATCATAGTTTGTATACCCAACCTTTGTCCTTCTTTCAAACTACTCTCACTTTTAATGTTTTTAGTTGTAAGCAGTAGACACTTAATGTTATCTTCCGCAATTCCACTCATGTTTTTTATTCGGGATCATTCAATTCAATGTCGGGTGCGGTATCACTGTTAATACTACTATCAACATTATCCACAGTAATAGTCTTCTGTATTGTATGGGTTACCGCCATATCCGGAGTATTTCCAGATTGACTCTGCTCTAAAGTTGATATGCGTTGAGCGTTAATCTGAGGTAATGAGTCTTCACCTCTAAGCCAGCCTAATAAGCCGCCAATAGCAGTAAGCAGCAAAGTAGACATATAGGTTTGAAATACATCGATTAGCAAGTTAGGTTCATGCCTAACCCACCAACCTACAAATAACGTAAGGATCAAACCAAATATCTCAAGCAGTATTAAAGCAACAACAGCAACATTCGCCGTGTTAAGCCGTATTAATCTAGTAGGTTGTTTATTGCGCTCACGCCTCATCATTTTTGTCGCTAGACTGAAACTGTTTTCTCTTGCTTAAAGTATCCAAAATCTCTGCTGCTTCATGTTCTTGTTTCCAGCGATCAAAAGCACCCGGTAAATTACCTAAATCAATAGGATTTACAGTAGCGCTTGGTAAATTAGTAATTGAATTAAAACTAGTAACTTCCCGATCTTGCCGATCAACACCTTGAGTAAGTCGGGTTAGAAACTCTTCATATTCTAAAATCTTTCTACGAATAGGCAAATCAAAACCAGATTTAATTGCAAATTCCATTAATTGCCTACAGTTAGCAATTGCTGATTCTAAGGGATTATTTTCCATTTCAGTAGAACCTATAAATTCTTTAATACTCACTTCAGAAGAGCGAACAAGCCACAAGTTTTTATCACCTATAGGTCTAAACAGACTTACCTGATACCACCCTGGCGACGCTTCACAGTAATCGTGTAGAAGCATTTGACCAGATACTTCTACACATTCAGAATACTCAATCTGTCCATCTTGATCAATGTCAGCACAAAATAAAGCTTTGTCTATAACTGTTAATAACAGCACTACTTTTTCTTGACCTCACTAGCATCAATAAACGTTGCAGTCCATCTTCTGTTGGGTGAACCTGAAATGCGCTTGTCTGATTTAAGTAAGTTGATAAACTTCATATGTCCGTTCCAATCTGGAGCAGTTGGACACCCAGCACTAGCTTTACCAACTTTAACTAACCCATATCCCCAATGATGATTAATAGCAAACTCACTGCCTACGTATTCTTTATCTCCTATTCTACTAAAATCTTTATTCAAGTCTCTTGTAATGATAATTTTTCCAACTTGCTGAAGCGCTGGATGGCGTTTCGTTGTTCCATGACTTCCTAGCACCCAAGCATCTCGCTGTTGAATCAATTTAATATAAGCACCACCCAATCTGTTTAGTGGATTCTTAACATAATACACACCAGGACAGGTATTAGCACGAGCATTCAATCTAATAAAAGGCTTTCCGTCAATTATCTCTACAATCAATCTTCGAGAAAACCAAGCATCTGGTGTTTTAGCAATTAAGTTGCCATATTCGTCAGCACCTTCAACATAGATGATATTGCAAAAGCCTTTACCTACGTCAAGTAAATCGCCTCTTTCTAAGCAAGCTTTAACAATTTGACTTACCCAACCATTACCTAAAGATAAACCAGATAAACGAGTTGAAGATGTTACCTTAATGTTGCTTTGTTCTGCCAGAAGAGATGTTGAACCTGTGAGTGATATGGGTGATAAAGATTCAACTAAAACATGCTCTTTGAACAGCCTCCACCAGCCTAACCGCTTGTTAATTTGGCTCGCAGTATTTGGAGGTAGCCTAGTTGCCTCCAAGTCAATCATTACTCTTATATGATTGTCATCGTCTTGGTATGTAGTACAAACAATCTCATCACCCTCTAACAGCAATACTTTTTCACTTGCAGGCAAACTGTCAGCACTACCTACCTTGTATTTCAACCATGTTTGCTTGGCGGTTACTCGTATAACAAACCTAGCAGTTGCACTACCACTAATTAACGAAAGCTGCTGTGAGTTGTGCAAGTTAGTTAGATGTTCAACAAAAGGAGTCAAGAATAATTCAGCTTCAGCAATGCGTCGTGCTTTTAAACCTTCTTCAACAGCACTTCCCTTGTTTCGATACAAAATAAACGTACTAATTACTCTATTTCTGCTCCAATCTTTTTCGTCAAGCAATCTTGTAATAGTAGCAAAGTTATTAAAATTGCCATAAAAGTCCGCTCCTAAGTTCCAAGCAAATGACAACAATGCTCCTTGTTGATTAGGGTTGAGCTGATTCCAAACTGGAATTTTTTGTAATGATGGTAAATAATCACGCTCAATTAACTCTATCAATAATTCATTGGCATCCTCCTTGGAAATATAATCTCCCATTCTCCAGTTAGAACCATCTCTCCGTTTAGTAAAACCCCATCCAATTGTTATTGGCTCTCTTCCTGTTATAGGATCGGGATAAGCATAGTGCCTAAAGCCTTCAGTAGACTTAATTAAATCAACACCCGATACTGGTACTTTTCCAGTCTTTCCGCAGTAATAATTCATCTTCAAGTAACTTAACTCACCCTTAAATGATATGACAAAAACTGAACTCAAGTTAACCTACAGAGAAACTACTTGGTACGATTTTGATAAGCGGATGCGTACCCAGATAAATAATATATTTAACAGCAATGCTCAAGAAGCCATTGATAAGATGAAGGCTTTATCGCCAAGAGGTGTTAGCGATCCACAGGATTCACTAGCTGAAAATTGGGTACTTCAGCAAGCAAGACGACAATTAATCTCTAGTGATGTTGCTGTTAGTATCAAGAACAAATCAGACAATGCCTACGCTAAAATCTTTGGTAGACCAGCCGGAGGGATGCCACCCGAAGATCCACTAGAGCGCTGGGTTAAAAGCAAGTTATTTGCAAACAAGCAAGTAACAAAAGGTGAGCTTAAACGTACTACCTATGCAATCAGGCGACACATTGGATTGCATGGCACAAACAGATGGCGCAATGATGATAACCCACTAGGATTAAATAAAGACTTGACCGTTAAAAGCACAAGTCCCATTGCTGAAATGGAGCAAAACATTATCAAAGAACTTAACGAGCTGAGATTACAATGATTACTTCATCTCAGGTTGCTATTCAACCACGTCAACGCACGCCAAGCGGCAATGGCAATGGTAAATCTGGCAAACCCCCTCGCTCATGGCTTGCTGCGGTTTTGTGTGGATTGATTAACTACTTAGAAACAAATACCCCGGTAACATGGACTGACATTACAGCAAGCGAAGCTAATTCTATTAGGCTTGGTGCTATTGATTGGAAATACTATGATTCTCGAATTACTCCTAATATGGGTGCCAAAGGAGGAGTAAGGATACTTAAAACTAATGGATTAGATTTCGATAAAGAGTTAAACAATTTAAACTGGCGCGAAAAGTTAATTACAGTTCAAATAAGAATACTAGTTGCAGACACTCAACCACTAGAGCTTGAGTGCTTATTATGTGACTGGGAAGAATACATAGATAACGTAATAGATTTACTTAAGCCAGTTGGCATCACAGGTGTTTACAGAGATGTCGAACTGCACAGCGCATTAATGGGAATACAAAACTCTCCTCGTGGTAATACTTTTGCTTCAGATGAAACACCCGGAGCGCAAGGTAGTGGCAGCAAGCAGTATACTGGGATATTCTTTGGAGAATATGTTGTTCCCTACGAAAAAGACATACACAATAATACTCCTCCTGTTTTTTGGTAGCAAGAGGAGTATTAAACAAACAACTAGCAAAAGTCAAGTTGCGCTATTGTTGATCTAGCTCCCTCTTTATTTCATCGTTAGACTTTTGCAGCTTTTCTTTAAAATCAGAAGGAACGCTAGGATCTGCTAGCAAAGCGTCAATCAGTTCAGTTGCCAGTTCTTTTACATTCTCAAGATAAGCTTTTAGCTCATCGTCTAGATTAGGTACTGTTAAAGCTTCTTCAATTCCTTTAACACACCTTTCAAATAACTTGATTAGTTCTGAGTAATCCGGCTGATTTAGTTGATTACACACAAACTAGTCTTCCATTCCTAACTTTTGCTTGATTAGGTTAATGTTACCTGACACTCTGGTGATCTGAGTAGTATTACCAGCTTTTTGCCAGTTTTCTAGTTCACCCTCTAAGCGCTTAAGCTCACTCAACAATTCTTGTCGCTCTTCACCTCCAGTAATATCATCATAAACTTCGCCAAGCAGCAATTTACCTAAATTCATGATGTACTCTCCAATCAACTAACTAAACAACACAATGAAAAACTCAATGAAAGTCAAGCCTAGCTCTAGAAAACCTGGATTGACTCTATGATTTTCTTCAAAAGAGGATCAGAAGAAACATACTCGCAAGTTGTAATCTCAAGCAATATTTTAGCTATTGCAGCTTTGTCTTTCTTTAAAAAAGCCTCATGCAGTTCTTTCATCTTTGCTGCAACTTCTTGCTTTGCTGATGTAGTAGCACTGGACTCAATGCGCTCTATCAAGGTCTGCATTTCTACTTCAGAAGAAAGATTCATGTTTAACCTCAACTTGACTTTTATTTGACTCTTTTAATCTAAACCTGCTTTTAGAAAAAGTCAAGGTAAGTATTAATTCAAATTGCTCTATCGTAATAACTTGATAATTTGACAAAAAGCTAATAATAGCAGTTAAACGTTAAACGTGATTCTACAGTAAAAGGAAACCTTTTATTCTTGCAACATGCTTAACGGAGCCGGACTCATCGGCATCAGAACAATCTCTCCTAACCCTGATGCTGGCAAGATCATGTATTCACCTAGAGCGGCAGCATTTAAGATCGGTCGAGAACAAACCGAAGAAGATGCTAATGCTTTTCCACACGGGAACTGCGATATCTTACAAATTGTCGATACGGCAGTTACTCAAATCAAATACAATATGTCGCTGACAATCGAGAGCTTCGATAGTAACGACATATCTTATTTAATGGATGAGCAGATTTCCAGCAGCCGAGCAGTTGTTCTGCCAGAAATGTGGAATGGTGTTATTCCAGCAGGATTAGCAATTGCTGTGCCGGGACTAGTAGCCAACCAAGCCATTAGTGTCACCATCTTAGATAGCAAACAACAAGTTAGACAGCTCAAGCAAGTTCCAGGCGCACCAACAGCAGGAGAATATTCGGTAGCTGCTGGCTCAGTAGCGTTTAATGCATCGCAAGCAAATCAGCCTGTCAATATCATGTATGACAAGCTAATAGATGAAACACGAGGCATTGGACTAGAGACAACCTATCTTAACTGGGGTAAGGTTGCCTTTAAGGGTGTTGTCTGTGGCCCCCGATTCCCCAAGCCAATGAAAGTGTTTGTACCAGGTATGATTCGCACGGGTAACTGGGACTTGTCTATCGGTGGTCAAAAAACCAGCGTCGAGTTAACTTTCCGCTTGCAGGTTACTCCACCCTATAGATCGCCTGTCATTTTCTACGATCTATAATACTTGCTGTCTACAATCAGCTAAACTTAATATCAACAATACTATTCTTGCTATTAGGTTTTGCAGAACAATAACCATAACTACCTAGAGGGAGGACTTCAGTACATTGTCTTCAAACCTCTAGGTATTTGCTTAGAAGACTTACAAGGCAATCCCTTGATGGTACGTGGTTGCTCACTAGATGACGCCAAGCAACTATCAGCCATCATGGATATTCTCTGGCGAGAAGCAAACTCATTTTCATTGCAGCAGCCAGATATTACACCGCATGAAGTTTACCACAAGTCAAGTTTATTCAAACACTTATCTCAGTACGCAATTAGTTTGTGTGGTATATCTAGCTCACAAGTCGATTTGAACATGTTGATATGCTTACTTTTTCCTTTCGAGTTTTCATATAAGCAAGCTAACGAATCAGGAGAAGTTCAAGTTAAACGCGAACTTGTAGACGGCATTCTAATGCAGTTGAACTTCCCTCGTTCAACAAGTCCTACATTGAAACACTTGCCTAGTAAACCGGGAAAGAAAAGTAAGCAAGCAAACTGGAATGACATGTTTGCTAGTGTATGGCTAAGCTCTAAAAATCTAGACCATACCATCCAAGCAACTCGCATTCTTCCCTGGAACGAATTGTCTGAAGCAATGTTGAGCCGCAACGAAACAATCTCCGAGGCTTTAGCAACTCCTGAAGAGCGGGAAGCCAAAGAGGTTAAACAGGCATTTCAGGAGTTAATGCAGAGCGATGAGAAATTAGCTAGAGAATTTGGTCAGTTCAATAACAACACTCCCATCAAGTTACTTGATTTTGATGATCAAAGCGCTAGCCAAGACAATAATGAAATCATTAAGCAGGGGTTGCAAAAAGAGATAGCTGTTGACGCTCAAAACAAAGCTACTCAAGCAGCGTTAGGTTTACCTTCTGGTGATTTCTTCTCTTTGGTAGACGATGAAGACTTCGGCTTAACAGATGATGGTGAGTTAGGTCAAGGATTTAGAGAAATACAGCCTGGAGATATCTAGTTTAGCTGTATCATAAGTAAAACGCTTAAATACAATTAGCAAGTTGGTTATATGCCATCCACTCAGTTTGTCACTATTCTTAATCAGCCGTTTGAAGTAAAACCAGCATCAGACTTTTACTTTGATAAAGTAACAGCCGTAATTGCCAACTATGGCAGAGATGTTAGCGTCAAAATGCTTAATGAATGCGCAGAAGCAGTAAAAACAGCTATTATCCCTTCAGTTGGAGGGAGCATTATCTCATACAATCCAATAACAGGAACTTACTATTGGTGTATCAGTGAAGATGAAATCAGTGAAGTCTTGCTACAAATCTACGAAGCTAGGCTAAACATTCAGCTTGAGTTATTAATTGAGAAAAGAGACAAAGAGCAAGATGCTCAAGATGTGTCTGAGGCTCAAAAAGCTAGAAACCAGCTAATGGTCGATGAAGCAAAAGAAAAACTAGCTAGCTTTCAAGAAGCCAGAGGCAAAGACGCAAGCGAAACAACAGAAAGAGTAACAGGCAGAGAAGGAGAAAATCAACAGCTAGCTAGTCAACCAGATGCTAATCAAGTCGATTCTATTTCATTAGAAT